AAATTCTCGGCAATGATGGAGATGGGTCATGCAAACTCGTAAAGCACTGAAGAGCTTGAGCAACGGCCAGATTCAGTACGATCGCGTCGCTCCGAATGGGCCTTTGGCCCAAAACGCATCTTGGCTGCTGGAACGCCATGCAGCTCAGGAGCGGGAAACCGCTACTGCTCAAGAGCGACATCAGCTCGCTTCTTCGCTTCCGATTCTCGAAGCAGCAAAGCAGAAGTTGTTGCAAATCATCGGTGAGCGCGTGCTTCCAGACGACACACCTATTGCTATGCGCTTTGATGTGTTCAATGCTGTCAAACAGGCAGCAAAGAAAGATCAACAGGATATCGGTCTGAGGCGCTTCGCGACCCATCTCGAACGTCTCTGGCATGAAGAACCTCTGGGCACTATCTCTGCCGGAGCCCTGACCAGACTCCGCGATCACTATCAGTCACAAAGCCCGCGATCATTTGTTGGCAAGGTAGTGGATGCAGTGGTGCCGAAGGTGGCATTCAACAATCTGCCAGTCGCAAAGCTTGCGAGAATCGCCGCCGAGATCGATTCTCAGGAGGACTACGACACCGCCATCATTCGTCATGGTCTCCATCGTGATGACATCCATTGTATCAGGGCACGTACGTTCATTCGTGAGCTGGTTGCTCGCAAGACCGCTGCCTCTGATGCAGGACAACAGATGATTCAGGACGATACCAGCATTGGTACTGCTCGTCGAGCACACGTTGGTGTTGCAGCTGAGCGTGTTATGAATCGTCTGCAACGAGAAGCACAAGAAGCTCCTCCTGATGTGGAAGCTGACGCGGATGTTGAATCCGCCAGCGATTCAGAGAAGGCAGGGCTGGGAATCGATGGGACTGGCGTGCTGCCAATGCAGGCTTGCTTGCAAGAGCAAGAAGCAATGTTCAGATGGGCAGCAGAAACCGGAAACGGCATTCCCAAGGAAGCCGTCGCTCCTCCAGGATGGGAACCCACCGTCAAAGAGCTGAAGAAGGAAAAGGACATCGACAATCCATGGGCTCTTGCGTGGTGGATGAAGGGCAAGGGATATAAGCCTGGTGGTGACAAGGAATCTGCTGAAGAATGTGCCGCCAGCGAGTGTCCGTCCGAGAAGACAGCCCAAACACCGTATGGTCAGCCATGGTCTGCGGAAAACATGCTCGAGCTTGCCAATGATGTCATGTCTGAGATGAACAATCCTCAGGTCATGCAGTTGGCAAACAAGGTCGTGCAGAGCTTTGCCAATTCACAACAAATGCAGATGCCACAGGCTGGCTCCAAGCAGTATGGTGAGCTTCTTGCCTATGGTCTGCAGGCCGATCCAGGAGCCGCAAACAAGCTCAAGAAGATCATGTACAAGAGCATGATGCAGGAAACGGACGAAGAGATGATGCAGTCTCCTCAACAAGCTCCCTCTCCTGTTCCAGAGATGGCACAGCAAGAACCGTCGTTGGTTCCTGCAACAGCCAGCAGAACCGCTGCCAAAAGCAAGGGCAAGGGGAAGGGCAAATCCCAACCTGAGTTCGAGCCAGAGATCAATCAACAGCAGCCTGCAGCTGTGAATCACAAGCCAGGTGACGGCTTAAAGGTTCTGAAGGCATTTGTGCTCAAGGCCGATCATCCGTTGGTCGATGATGGACAGGATCATTACCCTGTCTTTTCTGAGATGGCAGCGAAGATCACGCTCGAGAAGCTGGCCGAACAAACTCAGACTCCACCATGGTGGCTCGGATCTTTGGACGAGCTGAAGCACACTGTCGAAGCTGCTATCAAGCAAGCTGGTGATATGCCGCCTGAGTTCTTGGAGAACATCAAGAAAAAGAAGGAAGAAGGTGGCGAGAAGAAGGAAGAGAAGGAAGCTTCAACCGATCCATTCGAGCGTGCCGCTGAGCGTGGTTTTTCAGCGGAAACAGTAGAACAGAAGCTTGTTGATGGGCAACCTGTGAAATTCAGAGATTTCTCGTTGCACATTGCCAGCACAGAACAGGGCAACATCATTCAACTCGATACCAAGCAGGGGTACAAGCAGTATCAACTGTTTGATATGGACTCTGCCATTTCCGAGTTCATGTACCTCATCGGCACAGAAAAGGTTGCTGGAACGCCAGCTCCGATGTTCTACGTTCGTGAAGGTGTGCGGCTTCCGTGTCCTGGTTGCGGGAACATCAACAGCTTCGAGATGCCCAAAGTCGCAACGGACCTTGGCTGCAATGACTGTCAGTGTGTCCTGCCAGCCAGTGTGATCGAGGCTGCATTTAAATCCGGTGCTGCACGAGAAGAAACAACTCTCGTTGCGTTCACACCACTTCCACTGCAAGAAGAGTTTGGTGAGAAATTCGCCAAGGCAGCAGAAATGCTGGGTGCTGACTCGATGGGGGCAGAAGGCTGCAGAGCTGAAGCCTATGCCATCTCACCAGACGATGAGAAGATGGCTGGTATCTGGGACTTCATGGTTGAGGCTGGATTCCAACCCATCGCTCAGGATATGGGTGCACCTCCAGCAGCTCCCAGCGGAGACATGATGGGACAGGGCGAGCCTCCGTTGGATTTGGCAGAGCTACCTGGTGAGATGCCACCAGCAGAAGAAGGCCCGATGCCTCCCGCTGCTGATGTGCCTGACATTGGTGAGCCAGGTGAAGAAATCGGATACGCGGATCATCAGATGATCCAAGCTGCCATGATGCACTACCAAGCGCAAGGCAACAGCGTAACCGAGGCTGTCACTCAGTTCATGAAAGATTACGGTGATGGCTATGATCCAGAAACCGTGATGCAGGTAGCTGCTACGGTTTTCGGTATTGGCCTCGATCAAATCAAGATCGGTATGGTCAAGGGTGCTGGAGATCTTCCAAGCACCAATGTCAACATGCAGCAGCCTGATGCGGTTTCTGTTGGAACAGGCAGCGGCGTTCTTGGTCCCGATTCCGAGACCAAGGGAGACATCAAGACCCCTGGCAAGCCGAAGACACAGGTGAAGCCGCAAGGAACATTTGCTGACACCAGCACTGAAGCAGACTCTGACAACAAAGATCCTGGTGATTTCGGTGCTGGGAAGCCGAAGGCTCAACATCCAGCCACGGATCAACAGGGTGTTTCTCTCCCAGAGACAGGTCTCGGTTCCGATTCTGAAACCGAGATGGGTAAGTTGATGAAGGATTTTGACTCGAGAAGCAAGGCTGCTCCACAGTCCATGCAATCGAAATAAGGGGTTGCCACATGCCGGTCATCAATGATGACAGATTTATCCGGCAAACCCTGGGGAATCAGGACGCCGGAAATGTATTCAATCAGAAGAAGTTCAACCCGGCTGACCTGACTGGCATCGCCAACAAGGACTCCTGGAGTATCAAAAGGACTCTTGGTAGTCTGGTTGACAACCCTTCGTCAGAAGATGACAAGTATCCGTCTGGTACGTTGGTGGAGTTTCGCGCACCTGATGGAACTGAATATCGTGGTCGTGTGGCTTCAAAGAGCGGTCGCGATTACATCGTTGAGATCTCTGCTGGAGAATCGTATCTTGTTCCTGAGGGAAAACTAGCTGCGGTAACTCCTGAGTCAGACAAGATCAAGGAAGCAATGCGTCGGCACACAATGCCGACAATCGAATTGGTGAGCAAACCAGCAATCGAGATGATGAATCGTTGCTGTGCTCGCGTTGCATACAAAGAACGTCGTCCAACAGACGATGATCTGATCAAATGGGCTGCGGATCATTATCCAGATTGGCGTCTGGTTGATGCAGTAGATGGTGAGAATAGAGAAATCGGTCTCATCTTCGAAATCGTAGCCATGGAAGACGACAAGCCACAGGGTGGCGACCAATTGAATCGTGGTCGGCCTCTTTCTGGTGAACCAGTAGAAGGCACTGGTGTTGTTGCTGTTCAAGATGAGGTACCTAAAGATTATCGTGATTTTGCAGAACACCAATTTATTCAGAATATGTCTGGCGGTGAATCTGAGGTAGGTACCGATCCTGGTGAGTATCTGGACAATCCAGATGCTTTGCCAGAAGGCACTCATCATATTGTAAAAACACCTGACAAATCTGGTGAAGAATACAAGGATCAACTTCCTGGTGGTCTCGCTGACGACAAAACTCCAGACGATTTTTGTCCCTTTGCATTAGAAGAGGGAATAAATGTCGAAATGGAGCATACCGATGATCCATCGCTTGCGCGTGAGATCGCGATGGACCATCTCACCGAAGACCAAAAATACTATCAGAAATTGAAGAAGATGGAGGCCAGCATAGTCACTTTTGATGATATTGGCCCTACTGTCTTTGGCATGCCATACGAGGCACAAGTTGGCGATCCTGGTAGCGGTGATGAGTATAGAGATCTCGTGCGTGCAGCGCGGTGGGTCCTTGCTCGTTTCAATGATAGCAATCCTGATTTTTACGCTGTCCCACAGAAGAGTGTGGAGATGGCTGGCGATCCAGAGAATCGAGTGGTTCGAGTTCCTTTCATCCTTCAGGCAAAGGATGAGAATGATGACTTGAGCCACATGTATATCTCAAGAAGCGGTCAGTTGTTCAACGAGTCCAATAAGGGACCAGACATGCAACCTGTACATGGATTTGTGCAGGTCGATGACCAGGGCAATCTGCCTATGGTCATGTTGAACACACCGATTGGTCCTGAGTCTGTGCAAGAGTACGGATTCAATTTCTCAGCTGATCGTGAAATCGCGAAGCTTGCTGACTACGATGCCTGTTTGATGGCAGCCGATGATGTTCTCAGTGAATTTGGTGGTTACAGTGCTGAAGCACAAGCAGCATACGATGCTCGTTTGGTGAAGCTTGCCGTTGATCCAAAGGCCAAAGAATATTGGTCTGGTTATTTCAAAGACTACGGCAAGATGTTCACGCGGGATATCCCACGCAAGACACACAAGAAAAAGACCGCTCAAGTAGACCAGATGACCAAGGACTACTGGACTAACTACTTTGGTAGCGGTGTTTACAATGACAAGTGGTATGGTGAGGCCCTTGTGCGCGATATTCCACGTCGTACACATGATGGCACAGGCCCATCACCACAAGAATCAGCTCCTAAAAAGGAGGAGCCAGCAGAGGAGCCAGAAAAGAAGGAAGCTTCCAACAAAGAAGCTGAGCGATACAAGAAAATCGCGTCTGATTACGCTGGCTATATCAAAGAAGAGGGTGGCAAATATTGCGTCAAAAGCAAAGGCAACCCGAAGTGGTCCGGTGGTTGCTATGATAGCAAAGAGAAGGCAAAAGAACGTCTTGGTCAGGTTGAGATGTTCAAACACATGTCTATCAAGACATGTATAGATAGAGGAATTCCTGCCGACATTGATTTCATCGATGATATGACAATCGCTGGTGTCATTCTGGATGATATTGTCCACAAACGCGCCGATGCTGGTATCGAAGCAGATGGCGACGTTGAAGCGTTGTTTGGTTTTGGAAAGCAGCAACCAGCGAAGGCCAGCCCAGCAGAACTCAAGAACATCCTGAATGTGGCACAATGGGCCTTGTCTGCGGCCGAGGAAGATCCACAGGTCTATTCGGCTGTGCATTCATTGATATTTGACTTTTTGCGAAAGAATCCCAACTTCTTGGTAGATAAGGTCAAGGAAAAGACACTTACACCACGTGGTCAGGGTTACGCTTTGGTTTATGCTCTTAGAGAGTCACCAAGGGCTCTCAAGCAGATGAAGAAAATCATAAACCAATATCAAAAGCGGTGGCAAAGTCAAAAATTCAAGGGACTCGAGCAAGAGACAAAGGATTGGCGCAAGAAGCAAAAAGAGCTTCGCAACAAAGGAAAGCCAAAACCAGAGCGTGGTGAGGGTCCTACTGAAGGTGGGCCAGAAGAGATAGAGCTTCAGCAGGGTGATTTCGAGGTTGTAAGCGAAGAGCCTACTCCACCAAAAGCACCTGCTGCGCCGCCAGTGGTACAAGCTCCGCCGCCACCAGCACCTGCGAAGTCCAAGCCGAAGACAAAGCCACAACCCAAGCCGAAGGCAAAGCCAAAGGCTACTCCTCCTCCGCCACCAGCAGAGGAAATGCAGGAGCAACTGCAGGTTGAGCTTCCACCACAACAACAGAAGAAGCAACCGATTGATATCCGTCAACTACAACAAAAGAAGAAGCCTCAGCAGCAGGTAGATACATCACAAGTCCCAATTGGGACTTCGACTTTGCCACAGGGCTTTCAGATGGAGTATGCATCCATGAGAAGACAATCTGATGCAGCGCCAGGACCAGTTACTCACAACGCTCCGGGCAAAGACGACAAGAAGGATTACGATCACAAGGATCATCGTACGCAGCCATCGCGGTTGAGAACACGTTTCAAGATCACGCGTATGTATTCGACTACTTCGTCGTCGGACAACGGATACATCTACATGGATGTGTCTTGGGATCCGGATGTCATGGTTGACATGAGTGATCAAAACATTCAACAATCATTGATTTCGTACGTGAAGGGACTCGAGAGCACCAAGGAATTCCATGACTTTGGTGTAATGGGTCGCGTCCGAATCATGGAATTTGACAAAGATGCCGGTGTGGCTCAGATCAAGGTGCGCTGCAGTGAGACCCGTGGCGTGCCGACACTTGGCTATAACGGCGATGTGGATGAACCCATTCCACTGTCTGGAATCCGCTAAGGAGGCATCAAATGAAGTACATGTTGGTCAATGTCGGGCCTGGGGGTTTGCAGGTTAATCTGCATTCTCCAAATCCGTCGTACAACAGGAAGAATCTTCATCGTCCTGGTCCTGTGGTTGCTCTGAGCATTCCACGTGGTCAGTCTGTGGACATTCTTCCTCATTTTGGCGGCTCCGTCGAAAAGGCTCACGAGTCTGTGAAGTTCAGTCGTGATTCTCTCCGGTTGCTCAAGCCCAATTTGTTGCATACCTATGTGTGCGATGACGACGGCAAGCCAGTGGACATGGAGAAGCTCTTCGGTATCGAAAGGGCTGTTACAGAGGAGGACAAGAAGTCTCCTCCTGTTCCGAAGCCACGTGAGGATGTAACCAGCCCGGACATGGGCCAGGGCGCAGTGTTGGCAGCAGTGGACCAGCATGAGGCAGAGGCAGCTGGCGAAGCCAATCCATCACCGGCTGAAGAGCCACCGGCTGAAGAGCCACCGGCTGAAGAGCCACCGGCTGAAGAGCCAGTTGAAGAGACCGACACTGGCCTTCTCAACGATGAAGGTAAGGAAGCAACGCCAGATAATCTCACCGAGATCAAAGGTGTTGGTGAAGCCGTGGAGCAGAAGCTCTATGAGTCTGGTTTCACTACCTATGCCAGCATTGCAGAGGCGGATCTGGACAAGCTGTCTGAGGTCGTTGGGTCGAAGGCAAAAGACATTCAGAAGCAGGCCAAAAAGCTGGTGAAGTAACATGGCGAAGGACCCTGATAGCGTTCAGGCTCCTCGTTTCGAACCACAATGCAAATTGTGTCAGTGGTCGAAGGGAGTAGCCGATAGTCGTGAATACGACTTGTACAAGTTTGTGCGTGACCAGGCTATGCAGGGGACACCATACGGTACTATCTCCAGCAATACTAAAGAGTACATTGCGAAGTTGGGGCTATCAGACCAATTTAAGCCTCCTATGAAGAAGTCTGTATGGCGACACTTTGAAAGCCATGCCCCACTGCAAACTTTGGCCGAGATCCATGCGGCCAGAGAAGAATGGGTTCCAAAAATTGGAAATCCTCTTGTAGACGAGAGGATTCTCGCTGGAATCAACAAAGAAAATTTTGATGAGTATGACGAGCTTTGTAAGCTCTATGCTCATTTCAGCGAGATTCGCAACAAAATTTACGAATATGATTCTTCGCTGAAAGTTGGTGTCCCCAACGGAGGCGAGGCGTGGTCTCAAAACAAGATTCAGACTTACGTATCGATGATCAACACGCAGAAGTCTATCTTGGCTGAAATATCCAAGATGCGGCAAGGCGACAAGTTGATTGCTGTAGCTGCAAAATTCATTATTGAAGCGTTCACGAAAAACCTTATCGGTAAACTCAAGAGTGAGTTTGATGCATTTGCATCAATCATGAGAAGGCAAAACGTGAGCGATGAAGTTGTAGAAGCATTCGAGGGCATCGCTACCCAAAGAGTTGCGATGCTATTCGTGGAAGAGGCTGGTGCGGCAATGGACCTCACCAAGAAAGAGTTCAAACTGCCCAACTAGTAACATGAGTCATGAACGAGCAACCTACTTTTTCAAAAGGCGATAAAGTTCGCCTGGGCGATGGACGAGAAGGGAAGGTTGTAGGCAGAAAAGAACGTGCTGGCTTTCACGGATATATTGTAGAAATTACCTCATCCATTGACGAAAATCAAGTGGGGCAGACCGTGGCCGCTACATCCCAAAATATGCAAAAAGTATCACAAATGGTGCCGGTTCCTGTACCCGTTCAATCAGAAAATCCACAAAACAATCCAGCTGTTACACCTCCCGTGGAAGATGTATCTCCATCAGATGACGAGGCCAAACAGAACGAAATGCGTAAAAAGGAATTAGATTTTACCAGAAAACAAGTGCAGACCCTACAACAAAAGATCAATGATCTTCAAACATTGGTGGCTCAAAAGAATCCAAATGAACCTGCTGGCGATCAGTTTGAAGAATTGGAGCGTATAGATCAAGCTGATGAAGAAAATCTGCAGGAACAGACAGACAAAAATCTTGCTCAACAGGAAATGGAGCAAACCCGCTCACTCCAAGATCAGCAGATGCGTACCCAGCAACAAATGATGATGAACATGCAGCCTATGAAAGGATTATCTGCATCTCGTTGGGTACGTCCAGAACGTGCAAACGCAAAAGTGGCTTTTGGGAAGACAGAGCTTTATTGTGACGTAGCAGCCACTCCACAGCAACAAGCCAGTGGTCTTCAAGCATATGACTATCTGCCTGACGACAGGGGGTTGTGGTTTCCATTTACGGCTAAAAGATCTGCAACCTTTCATATGGGAGATGTGAGATTTCCCATTGATATCCTGTTTGTTGACAACAGCAAGGTTGTAAAAATAATTGCTAATGTTCAGCCACGACAAATGGGATCCTGGTCTGCAATCTGCACTGATGTTATCGAGGTAAATGCAGGGTGGTGTGAAGATAACAAGGTGACTGTGGGCAGCTGTTTATCTACACCGCTGACAGGTAAAAAACGAGCGCTGAGCGAAATCGAAAGAGATATTAACAGATCGTGGTCTGCGCCACAAAAGGCTAGAATCAATTCTGAAAAAGAGGGTGTTGCCACTTCATATGACACTCTTCGAACTATAACTACAGCCGAGGAAGAACAACCAAATGAATGGGAACAGCGAATGCTCGCTACTTTCCCATTTTTGAAGTCTGCACAGGAACATCGTCAACCAGATAGCACAGACAAGAGACAACCTGGGGAAATTGACAATCGTAATCCAGAGTCCAGGTTTCGTCATAACACCTTGCCTGACACTGAGAACCCGTTTGGTGATGGCGACCCAGGACACGTAGATCCATTTGACACAGCAAATGCTCCAGGACCTGGAGGTTCTGCTGATGGTGGTGGAAATTACGGAAAACATTGGAAACGTCAGATTGGTTATGATCCAAAGTATATCAATGAAGACTGGCCGGTTGCTGTACGACCATCTGCATCGATAGCCCAAGTAACAATCAAGTCCCCTAGCCCAGATAATGAGTTGGCTGGGGTAGATTTGGTGAAGCTTGCAAATGGGTCATTGACGCTGTATGACAACTATAGTCCCGAGTGGAATGAGTACGATAGTGGTGAGGAATATGAAGGTGATCCCGGCTATGCTAAAATAGCAATTGTGAATGATGAAACTATCTCGAAGTGGATTGACTCTCTTGGATTTGATCCCAAGGATGAATCCAAGTTGCGAAAGACGATGTTCACAGACGAGTACAAAACTATGCTGGGAGACACATTGGTGACTGCTGGCAGGATTACGGATTACGAGATCTTTGACAGCGATTTATTGCTGTATAAGTAGGGAGAAGAAAATGGGTCTGTTTGAAGATGCAAAGAAGGGGCTTCGAGCCAAAAGAGAAGCAACCAAAGCCCAGATCCGTGGTGCATTGCACGGTACTTCGCCTCGCACGGCAGACCTGATGTTTGATCTGAGTCGAGGAGAGAAGGGCACAAAACTCGATTCTACACGTCGTGCACATGTGAAGGCTATCGAGTTGGTATCATCCCTACTCGGCAGTTTTGCTTTACCAGTCAGACCAAAGCTTCAGTATCAAGGAATGGTCCGTGATTCTGTTGATCAGCATGGTGTGATTGAAGATGGCGTGATCAAGGTAGGGGTGACATTGGGCACGTTGATGGGTCATAGGGCTCACATTGATGTGCCGGTCATCGTGAGAAACAAGCAGCTTGTTGAGCCAGCCGTGTTCTTTTATGACAATGCTCCCTATGTCATGTGTGGACCGGCTCTCGATGACCTGGTGAAACGTGGTTCTTTACAGAAAGAGACCAGCATTCGTCCGATGTTTTCTCCACCTTTGGAAGGTGTGCCATCTCAGGGCGAAGGTGCGCGTGAGCCCATCACCAACCACGAACACATGTTCAGTCCTGGTGCTCGAAATCCCTACAACTTCCGCCGTCAATATGAGAAAACAGCCGAGAATCACGCATCAAAGGATAACACGGATGATCCGAAATTTAATGCATGGATCGCCATGGACAAGAAGGCAGGAGAGCCACGCAAGCGCACCAACATTGATGTTCCGGCTGAACGCCCTGAGCTTTGGGATCATGATGTCCAGGATGAGATTCTAGACCCAGCAGAACGTTGCCGTGACAAGCTCTTTGGAATCGGTGCTGATGTTGTTCTCATAGAGGACATTCAAGCTCGAGAACGTGGTGGCGGTCATTTGATCGTGCCGAGTGGAGAGCGTGGCAAGGTTCTCAAGGACTCGTGTGGTGAAGGCAAGATGCTGCAGGTGAATTTCCCTGCGATGTGTCTTTCTACCATGGTGCCGAAACGATTCTTGCGTAGCGGCGCAAAGCTCATCAAAGCAGCTCAGATGAACAATCCACAGTTCGTTGATGAGACATACCTTGTCAACGTTGGTGGTGAATTCATGATTGGAGCAAGCGGTAGTTTGGAGGTTCCAGATCCATATGAAGAGGGTGAAACCAACTATCTTGATGGCATGGCCTACATGTATATGGATGGTGGGTGGCATCCGTGGAGCAAGGACGCCGGTAGCGAAGCAGTAGCTCAGAAGCTGAATGAAGAGGGGTGGTCAGCTTTTTTGAAGACCGATGCTCTTCCCGTTGATGACGTGGAATACGTCTCATGGTCCAAACGTGCAGCTACCGTTGAGCAAGTTCAAAACGAAGTGAAGGCCATGTTGCGTGAGGGTTATCAAGACGTTGATATCAAAGAAGCTATCAGCCGTCGATACCCAGAGCATGCTGCCGAGGCTTTGGTTACCCTCAAGTAGTAACTTACCCCCATTTGGGGAGTCCCGCATTTCGCGGGTATAGGAGAGAAAAATGTCAGAGGAGAAGAAGGATTTGTACATGTACCAGGACAGAGGTGGACGCTTCTATCTTGGTATTGTACAAGAGGAGTCAGTCGAAAATCGCACTGTCGTATTGAAAAAGGTATTGACCATTCAAGAGCGTGTGCTGCCCACTCAAACCCAAGAGCAACAACAAATCATGCTGAATCTTGCTCCAATCATGCACACGTTTACCATAGACACATGGGAGTTTCAATGGATTGGCAGACATAGGGTTGTCGATCCTCAATTGGTGAACACGCACGAGAAGTTCTGGACTCAAATCAGAGCCGCTCGTTCTGGCATTTCTGCAGCTTCTTCGGTGCCTCCTGGGTTGGCGAACGCAATGGCACCTGGAGTAGCAAGGGCAGTACAAGGTTGAGTGTGTTTGACGGAGGCGGATCAGCGGACATCAAATCTTCTATAGGGGCCATAGTATCTTCTGTACTTATTGATCAACAGCAGGAGAAACACGACCCCGAAAAAGATTATCTGGCTATTCCTGCCCCAAACATTATTGAATTTGTTCACTCCCCTCAGTACCTGAATATTCCGTCTGTTTTCAAACACAAGCGGCAGTATCAGGTGCTGAGGGATTTGTTTCAGTATCGCTGTCCGATCTGTAACCCAATAAGTCCAGATGCTATCGACTGTTGGGATAAAGGCAGAGAATATCTAGAATCAGAAAATCTTCTTGTATGGTCGCCAAAGTACAATGATGATATTTGCCCAAAGTGTGGAACAACCAGAACAGAATTTTTACAAGATGGTTTGCTAGCACGCTACAATCAGTTGCATGGTATTGTTGGCATGCGGTCAGGAAAGACCGCGACTGTTGGCATGATTGGAGCGTACGTAGAACATCGCCTTATTAATATCGCGTTGAATCAACCAGGATGTAAACTTGCTAATTATTTTGGTGTTTTGCCGAAGCAGCCATTCGAAGTAACTTTTATTGCGTCCACGGAAGTACAGTCAAACGATACGATTTGGGCTTATTATAAGAGCTTTCGTATTGAATCACCCTGGTTTAGAAGGTATGTCAAATGGGTGAAACGAGAACAACGAAATCAAGATACTCCAGAGGGGATGGAGAAGTGGGTATATAAAGAGACCATTCGTGAAATTGAAAATGGTCATATGTATGTAAAGTTCAATTCAAAGAACTCTAACTCTGGTGGTCTCGCCGGTCGTACTCGTATTGCGTCATTCGTAGATGAGCTTTGTCGTTTCAAACAGACAGAATCTTCTCTTGGTGCTGATGAAGCTTACCGCGTTATGGAGAACTCTCTTCGTACTGTACGATCTGCTGTGAACAACCATGGGCTCGTTAATTGGTTAGGTTTGATTGCCTCTATCTCTTCTCCAATTTCGGTAGAAGATAAAGGTATGGACCTTTTATATAAGTCCACCAACATCAAAAAGATGTATTCATTTCATTACGCTACTTGGGAATTCAATCCTGAAGAGAAGCGTGAATATTACGACGAGGCGTATGAAAAAGATCCTGTGGGCACGGAACGTGATTTTGGCGCACGGCCTCCTCTAGCTGCAAATCCATTGGTCACTGATCCTGAAAAATTTGAAGAGCGAGTGATTGATATAGAGCTTGCTCCTACAGCCGTTATAGAGGTAATGCCCTTTATTGATAAGACTGGTCAAAGATATCATAAGGCCATGATGACAGACTGTGCCCTACGTAGGGACGCATCACGATTTGTAGTATTTGATGCTGGGCAAAATTTTGACTCTTTTGCTGGAGCGTGTGGTCATCTTGAGATTAAGCAGCTAGAAGACTTGTCAATGGAATACATCACCGTAGTAGATTGGGTGATGCGTATTCTTCCAAGCGAGGATATGGAAGTATGGTTTGATGCATGTGTAGATATCATAAAAACTCAAAAACAGCGTCAAAAGATCGCAAAGGTAGAGTTTGACCGTTGGAACAGTGTTACACTTATTCAGCAAATTCGCAACACGGGCGTGATGGCTGAACAGAAGTCTATCAAGCCGGAACATTTTGTAAACTTTGTAGCAGACAGCATGATGGGTAGAGTTCGTCTTCTTCCGAAAGAACAAGAAGATGACGAGCTTGATCCACCATTCAAATCGCCTGCTGCCGTTGGTATCTATGAGTTGGAACGTCTTGAGCGTTCTATTGACGACAAAAAAGTATACAACCCACAAAAAGGTAAGCGCAGAGGCTGGAATTCTGACGACGTTGCGGTCGTATTAGTACATCTTCACCATTTGTGTCAGGATTCCCAAATCATGCCTACTGGTGCTAAATTGCGATCTCGCGAAGCTCGTCTGAAGCGTGAAGAAATTGGTGGCCAGCAATTTCAAATGGGACAGATGGGTAGATTATTCAGCCCTACTAAAGCTGGTATAGGGGGCATGAGAAGATGGTAGCAGGTAAACTGAAGAGACTGTATCCAAATCGATTGGAACTTTGTGAACTTCGTCGCAGTCTTGACAAGCTTGCTGCTGTTAATGTAGTAGACAAAGAAACTGAAGGTGATGTCGGCGGGCAGGAGGGTGTTCAAGAACATTATACCAGAGAATTTCCTGCTGGAGAAATTCAAGACGAAACCAATACTGGTCCAGAGTTCGATCAATTCAAAAGGCCAAGACAAGCTGAGATTGGGGAGGAACTTACACAATTAACAACCGAAAGAGAAAAAGGTAAAGTACAGCAAAAAGACACTCAGCACGGCCGATGGGACGAGTCTTACTCTGATGAGAACAGTTTCGAAGACGCCGATCTGAAGTTAGGCGAAAATCAAAATGATGATGATGTTGACCCACTTGAGCAGCCAACCTACGAGCCATACGCCCAAGGAACCGGGCCGCTCAACCCAAGATACGAAGATGCCGGAGAGAAATACGACATCGTTCTACATAGTTCCAGGGTTGCGGAAGAAGAAATCGATCCCAATAAAGGACCGAAACAAATCTGGATAGCTGTAGATCTGGATGGTACCATTCTCGACACTCCACCAGGCGATGTGTACGAGGAAGATGGTAAGAATCTATTCGGAGCACCAAAACCTGGTGTTCGCGAAGCTATGTATGAGATGATTGATGGCGGTGCACGAGTATCTGTGTATACAGCTAGGATGTATTTTGCCAAAACCAAAGAACAAGAGGATTCTCTTCTCTTTGACATAGAGAACATTCTTGTAGAAAATGACATCCCATTCACAGACGTGTATGTTGGGAAGAAACCACCAGCCCACATGTACATCGATGATCGTAATATCGTGTTCGATGACGATTGGGATGCTGTACTCGACACCGTACGTGACAAACTCGAGAAAAAGGCAAATGATCCAGTAAAGGACACCGTAAACTTCCAAGGTATCGACATCGATGTCGAGTGGCCTAATGGCTCCATCCGTTCGTATGAAGGAGCTGATACATACGTTACCCACATGAAGGCCGACTACGGTTATGCCCGAGGAGTGGAGGGTAACGATGGCGAAGAACTCGACATCTACTTGGCTGATAGAGAAAGTGCTTCGCCTGTGGCATTCATTATTGAGCAGCTCACCGAAGAAGGGGAGTACGACGAGGACAAAATCGTCCTCGGAGTTGAGTCTGCGGGAGAAGCTGCCGATATTTATCTTAAGCATATGCCTAGCTATATGCTTGGCGATATTCGTGAGGTGCCCGTAGAACGACTTCGCAATGCATTGTATGGTGAACCAGAAGATCGACGCGGACAAGAAGATCAGACGCCTTCTGAAGAAAAGAAGGCTATGATCTTGAAAGTAGCTGGATATTCAGAAATTGCGATGGAAGCCATCGAAAAGGCGAATATCACACCACTTGCAAAGCTTATTCTACAACATGTGGAGCCAAATGCAGAATACGTTGATATGATAGATCAACTTGTTCGAGCAATGTTGAGAGACAAAAAACTCAAAGAACAAATTGAACAGCTTCTTGGAAGACGACCGGAGCTTGGTTATCCAGATTACAACCCAGAAGAAGTTGAAGAAACTTTAGGTGATGAAACCATCAAAGCTATCTCCTATAAGGTAGCTACCAAGACGTGGTTTCCTGAAGATGACATTTTTGAAAACGAGTACACAGATGGCACAGAAGATCGAGAAAACAGAGATATTCCCAGACCAGAAGAAAAGGAAGAAGCCACATACCGAAATGCATTGAACGAAAAAGATCGTTGTGATTGACTAAATAAAAGGCGGACTTGAGATGATAATCAAAGGAAGTACATATGGCGATGCCAGAAAACAAGCCGCCCAAGAAATGCCTCATGGGCTTACACCGAATACCATAGAACAACTTCGTGATCGGTTTGAGCAATTTGTTCCTGGTATGTCAGGCACGCATGGAACAGCTTCAAGGCAATTCTTTGCTGGATTGTTGCCAGAGGGGGCAGAGTTGTCCCCAATGCAAAAACAAGCCAATTGCCCTACTGGTGTGACGTTCCCTGGATTTCGTGGTGGCGGTGGCGGCACGATGATTACGCCGCAGCGTCCTTATCAACCAGAATTCGAGTCTCCAGATCGTCAGCAGTATCCGGTTCATCGTATTCTTGCTAATCGTTATTGGCGGCTTTTCTATAAGCTTGATCCAGTCATCGGTAACTGTCTCGATATGTATTCGACCATGCCATGGTCGGATTTTCAGTTATCTGGTGAAGGCGTAACTGGCGAAATCAAAGAAGCCTTCGAAACCATGTGTCGTGAGACACAGGTACTCAGAATTCTTGAGTACATGGTCAAAGAATTCATGGTTATCGGTGAGTGTGTACCCCATTGTTTCTTTGATGATGTGAAGGGAATCTGGACATATATTGCTCTTCATAATCCAGATCAGCTAGAAGTTATTGACGCTCCATTCATCAAGATGGAGCCTATCGTTGAATTCATTCCTGACGATAGATTGCGTGCTGTTCTGACTTCGAGTAATCATTTGTTGCGTCAGGTGCGCGAGCAGATGCCGCCAGAGTTGATTTCAAGACTCATTGCTCGTCAAAATATTCCACTCAGTCCAATCAACATGACCTTTATTCCACGTCGTATGCATCCATATGACACGCGTGGAACATCCATTATTAGTCGCATGTGGCGGATTTTGATGTATGAAGACGCGATTTACAATGCAAGTATTGCAACAGCTCGACGCCATGCGGGTCCTATTAAGGTTGCCAAACTTGGTAATCCACAGACTGGTTGGATTCCCTCTCAAGAGCACGAAAAACGGCTTTTGCAATTATTGGCTCAAGCTGAGTTGGACGTCAACGCATGGCTCGTCTATCACTATGGTATTCAATTCGAAATGGTCGGTACTACCGATCGTATTATGAATATCAGCCAACATCATGAAGTGATTGAGCGCATCAAGCTCATCGCAATGGGCATCAGCAAAAGCTTCCTTCATGGTGAAGTAACATACGCGTCGTCTATCACCGGATTGTCTGTGTTCTTGCAAAGAATGAAGTCAATCCGCAATTTCTTTGTGAACACATGGTTGATACCAAAATTCTTTCTGCCAATTGCCAAGATCAATGGTTGGATCAAACGGGACAAGAAAGAACTCAATTTCCGTTATCGTGTAAAACGTTCCAATCGGGAATTAGAGCTGGAAAATCGATGGATTGTTCCGAAGCTGGAATGGGAAAAACGGCTCGATCACAATATCGACAGCGAGCTTGTTACAGCTATGAGTACCTTGGAGCAGATGGGAATTCGTTTCTCCAAGACGACAAAGTATGCGGCTGTTGGGAGAAAATTCGAAGAAGAAGTCAACAAGATCAAGGAAGAGCAACATTACGAGCAGGAACTCAATCAGTATATTTCACCAGACCAGCTGGCTGGTGGCCCAGGTGCTCCAGCTGGTGGCGGAAAATTACCGCCAATGCCGGGTGGGCCTAAGCCTACTGGTGCTCCTGGTGGTGCGCCTCCAGGTGGGCTTCCTACTCCTGGCGGTGGTGGTACAACACCCAATGCTCCTATGGGTGGTGGTGCAGCTGCTGCAGATAAAGAAGGCGACGGTGGTGGCACTGGACCATCTGGGAAGAGAGATCCAGCCACAAAAGATACAGGTTCCGTGTTGTGGGATCACAAAGGACGATTCGGAAATTGGGGTGCCTCTGAAATTACCGAGCTTTGCAACCTCATTAGAGAAGGACACACTGATTCTCCGCTTTGGGCAGATATGGATGGCCCAGAATTCAGAAGGGCAGTAAATTCTGGAGATCCTTGGCAGCTCCTCGAGATTATTGAAGAGCATTTGGAAGCAGAAGGCTATCCATCAGCTGATGCAAGACAATTACGTAAAATCTTGGACTCTGAGGGAATTCTCAGAGACATGGCGAGTGGTGAGATAGTGAGATTGAAGGAGGTAGAAAACAATCTCAGCGATGGTATGGGGTCCATCAATGATGAAGAAGCAATGGATAGATTATCCCATATGTTGGATGGTCAAGAGCCAGAGGTGGTAAGGACTGGCGACCCAAGATCACTCGTCGTTGGACATGGTAATGATGACAGAGCTTGGAGCGGCGATGTCAGTGGTATAATGCCAGGAGAGCAGTCATGAAGGTAAGATATAGAAATCTACAAGCCGCTCCAGTTTCTCTTCCTGGTCCACTTCCACGTCTGGGCATCAATGGTGATGTGACAGTAGACATCACACCAGAACAATACGACATATATCGTGAAGAGATTCAGGATCTTGTTAATAGCAAAGTCATTGATGAAGAATTTGTTAGTTTAGTTGGTTCTCTGCCAGGTGATTACACCTTGGATCAGGCAGAGGGCAAGATTCGATATCGTGGAACATCTATCGCTCCTGGAGCTGGCAGTGTTATTGGTCCTGGTGGTGGTGCCACGGCAGATAACCTGGCAGCATTTGATGGACCTAGTGGTCTCATCATCAAGGATAGCGGCGCTGCTACATCAAGTGTTCCATCACCAGATCAAAAAGATGCATTGGCTGGTACCAGTGGTGTACCATCTGACACCAATCGATATGTAACCAATGCTGATCCAAGAAATACAAATGCTCGTGTTCCTACTGGAGCTGCTGGTGGAGATCTTGGGGGCACATATCCAAATCCAAATGTTGTTGCCGTTCATGAAAGTGGGGGACAAAGACTACCTATTGGTTCCGTGAACGATGGACAGGTGTTAATACGTGCTGGCACTAATTTAGTCGGCACCAATGTGGTTGGACCATTTGAAGATGATCCACCTTTGAATGTTAATAAAAGTGTAGCATCTGCTGGAACATTCGCACAGGCATCTCGTGGTGATCACAAGCATGATGTAGATACTGGTATACCTGGTGCCATATCAATAGGCGATACCGCTGCTGAGGGGACATCTACCTCTCTTGCTCGTTCTGATCACAGGCATGAATTTGCCCTTCCAACACCTGGGGCTCCGTTAAATGTAAATAAGAGTCCAGCTTCTGCTGGAACATCGACGACACCAGCAAGAGCAGACCACAAACATGATGTTGATACCGCTGTTCCTGTAAATGTTACTAAATCAGCAAATTCTGAAGGTATAGCCACCTCTCTTGCTCGTTCCGATCACAAGCATGATGTAACCACAGCAGTTGCATCAACATTATCTGCTAATACGACTAATCAAGAAGGAACAGCCGCTTCTCTCGCTCGTTCTGATCATACTCATGCAATCACCAAAGGCACACCGCTTGATTTGAGTGCTGGTGCGACTGCTGCTGAGGGCACAGCCGCTGGCATGGCTAGATCAGATCACGTACATGGTGTACCAGTTGCTACACCAGTAAATGTAACCAAAGCAGCCAATGCTCCTGGTACAGCAACAACATTTTCTAGATCCGATCACAAGCATGATGTATCTACTGGTACTCCAGGGACCACTCAGATAGCTGCAGTAGCAGCCGAGGGTACGGCCACTACCCTTGCAAGATCAGATCATATTCATGCGATGGGTACACCAGCTGCTCCCGTTAATGTAACAAAGGCAGCTGCAGCTGCTGGCACATCAACAACACCAGCTCGAGAGGATCACAAACACGACATCTCAACTGCGGTAGCATCTACCGTTGGTACAAACACAGTAAATGCCGAAGGTACGGCAACGACTCTGGCTCGTTCTGATCACTCCCATGAAGTGAATGTTCCTGGTAATGAGGCATCAGCTACAGCCACTACCACAACTACATCAACGACTGATACTCTTATGGCTGGTATGAGTATCACACCTGGTGCTGGTGAATATGAAGTAGAGTTCAGCACCACGTTAGAAAACAATACAAATGGTACCACAACGTACTTGTCTGTTTATGTTGCTGGGGTACAAGTAGCTCATACTGAAAGATTCTTCAACAGAATTAATCTTGATGTATATATTCCAACAAGCACTAATTGTCGTGTCACCGTTGCTGATGGTCAAGCTATTGAAATTCGTTGGCGCGTAACTGGTGGTACAGGGTCTGCTACCCAAAGAACCCTTAATCTTACGAGGGTAGGATAATGCCAGAATTCACTTATGATGTTGGCACCTTCAATGGTGGCGTCGATATTGTGAAGTTCACAGAAGAATTGAAAGCTGCCGATTTTATTGTTCTTAGCGCTGGATGTTCTGACAATAATCAAACCTGCACTGTCATCGTGGACAAAGACGATAAGCCTACCATTGATACTATTGTGGCCGCACACGTTGGTCCGGATAGCTTGGAAGCGCATAAGGAACAGAAATTTAAGATCATTGATGCACGGACATATGAGCTTATCGAGAACGGCTTCCAGTATGCTAATAAGATATTCAGCCTTAGTCAACATGCACAAGCAAAAATGATGGGTATTCACCAAGTACGTGACGATCCGATGCTTACGTATCCTGTAAGATGGAACACTAAAGATGATAATGACTATTATGATATTACCGATTTAAATGACTTACATTTATTTTATATGACTGCTGTTGGAACATATAAAGGTCATGTGGATAGCGGCACAGCTTTAAAGGATCAGGTAAGAAATGCTACTTCAAAGGCCGAAGTAGACGCAATAGTAGATCCTCGATAGTAAATTGTACGTTCGTACATTTCTTCTGACAAACCTTAAATATTACTAGCAAAGCCTTACATCGGAATATTGTCCGGTAAGGGCTCGAATATGTTTAAAAAGACAGGCAGAACAACAACTTTGGGTGTGGTAGAACCCACCAAGGAAAAAGGGAAGAAGGCTGAATCAAAGCCCAAAGATAATCCTCCTCCGAAAACACAACAGGACGACAAATCGAAATGAAGAAAAAGGGCTTTGTGAAAATCGCCTCGGTGGAGACTCTTGCTGTTGCGGTGACTGAGGGTGAATCTTTCACACGCACAGCCGCCTATGAAGGAGAGAGCCGAAGTGAGTTTCTCAGTGGTCGTAAGTCCATCGACTTGGCAGAGAAGCTCGCAATGTTGGCTGATGAGTATGATATCTCTCCCAATCCAGGCGATTACATCTTCGAAGCCATTCGTGGTAACACATCCAATGTTCCGAACGAGAACAAAGACGCATTTCACAAGCACGAGTTGTTGAGATTTGATCATCGTCTCGGCAAGCAGGTATATCGTACCTACGAAAACAAGCCTCATCACATCAATCATCGTGCTGACAATCCGAAAAACGCAAGAGGCTTTATCGTTGACGCACACTACAACGATTCTTCAGCGCCTCTTGATGAGTGCCCAAATTGTCACAATAAGACAGCATCAGAAGACGGCCGCGATCCGGAGACAGGTATTCATTGCCGCAAGTGCGGTGAGGTCGTCAAAGACGAATTCGTTGAGTTGCTCATCGCCATTGATACTCAAAAAGATCCAGCATTTGCCAATGGCGTCAAAAATGCTATTCTCAAGAATGGATCAATGGGTTGCTCCTGTATTCGCACCAGATGCAATGTGTGCGGCAAGGTAGCCTACACGCGTAGCGAGTTCTGCAACCACATCGCACGCAACAAGGGTAAAGAATACGATGACAGCGAGCCGGATTTCAATCCGATCGCATTTATTATCAGTCACGACAGCAAAGACAAAACGGCCGCAAAACCACGAAGAGTTGCGAAGGCATTTGAGTGGTGTGAGGGTGTGGTATTCGACGAATATAGTCGAGTGCATGATCCGGCCGATGTCAAAGCTGAGCAGTATGAGATTCTCCAGCTTTCTGCCAAGGTTGCGCAGCTAGAGAAGGACGATCAGCTTCGCAATGAGTCTGAGATTCTGATGCTTCAGGCGAAGGTTAGGCAGCTGGAGCAGTCTATCGAGGAGAAATTTGCCAGCCTCCAGAAGACTGCGCAGGTGGCACCGCCTCCTCCAGCTGCACCAGGCGAAGAACCCGCAGCCCCAGCAGTTCCTCCACGAGCGCCTGAGATGCCAGGTGAAGAGGAACCTGGTGTTACGGTCAATATTAATGTTGGTGAAGGTGGTGGGGTAGAGATCGAGTCTGGAGAACCTTTGGAAGAGGCTCCAGCTCTTGGTACCCCCATCGAAGAACTTACTCCGGAAGAAATGGGCCTCACGCCTGCAGGTCCGGGGCAGCAACTTACTCCTGAAGCTATGGGAGTTGCTCCTCCGCCGAAGCGTGGCTCGAATAACGGAAAAACCAAAGATTCAGGAGGTCCATCGATGCTTCGCTTTGCTGGTTCATACAAGCATCTGCAGGCAGAAATCACGGAAGCTGGCAATGTTCGTATCTTCGACAAAGAAGGTACGTTGTTTGTCGTAAAACCCTCCAGGGTTCCGAACGACAGCAAGGTTGCTGGCAAGGAAAAGCAAGAGCTGGCCAAGGATGTGCTCACCATGATTGCCGAGCACGGTATGGGTGGGACCATTCGCCGCACTAATGCCATCGTTGGTCCTCGCCTCGCTCAGGTCCTCGAGTATTACATGGACGACATGTTGAACAAGGACCGCATCAACACCAATTCCGTGGTGGAACAAGCAGATCAAGACACTCAAGAGGCACGTCCTGGTGCTCCAGCCAGTGCCACGGGTGCCGGTGAAGAGACCGATGCACAGGAGAGACACGAAACCAAGGACTACAAGGGTGTTGATGTTCTCGAAGGTCGAGAGACCGATCTCGAAGACGAGCAGCATGATCGCAATCCGAGCGATCTGTCTGTCACCGAGATGCACGACACGGACCAACGTGACGAGCGTGAGGAATTCAACATGAACAAGAGCACGCTCGATGATGTCACGCTCGATCACAAAGAGAAGCATGCTGCGAAGGGCAAGTTCCCAGAGAACCTGAAGGACAAGAAGAAGGACGACAAGGACGACAAGAAGGCCGAGATCGATACGGCCGATGCTCGCAAGCATGCTATTCGACTCGAGGCTCTGTATAACAAGCGGTTGGAGGCCAAGATCGCTGAGATTGAGAAGGAGAAGAAGCAATTCTTCGATACCTTCACCGATCGCTTTGTGCGGGCCATGAAGATTGTCGCTCGTCGTCAATCTTTGAATCTCGAGCATTCTCCGATCAAAGAGGCGATGACTGAAGCTTTGCTCAATCCACGTCCACTTGGTGGTGGATATGAGTACGAGCCGATGGACGATGCCTTGGCGGTCAATCTGGTCGAAGCTTCGATCAACGAGCCGTTGGTTGAAGGCACAGACAAACCAGCATGGGAAGCATACATCGACGGTCTCATTGAGAGAACCGGCGAGGTGATGAAGATGAGCGATGAGTCGCTCATGCAGATCGAAGCAGACCTCAAGAACATGATTGCGATCGTACCGCCGACTCAACCAGTTCCGTCTGCACGCATTGCTTCTCGTGAAAACGATGAGCTTCGTCAACGAGCTGCGGCAGGCAATCTGCAGCTGACATCAAGCGACTCAGAGCCCTCGGTCCACGGCTCGCCGCGAGACAACAAGCGCGATGCGATTCGAAAGGCTGTTGGGACAACAAAGGTTGCTTCAAGCCGCAGTAGCTTGGGAGCGTGAACTTTAACGGGGGCTATGCCGCCCCATTTTTAACTGCAACTAGGAGGTAAAAACAATGGGTGCAGTGGGACTTGATAGCCCTCGTCTGGGATCATTCCAGTCGGACATTTTCCCACGTGGGCTGGACCTCGGTCGGTGCGTCATTCTGCAGGACACAGGCATCTGGAAGGCTGCAGAAGCCGCAAGTTTTGAACAAGGGATGTTGGTTTCACAAGACGATGCTGGTGAAATCATCACGTGCGTCAGCAAGCCCGTTCTTGGCGTGGCCAAGTGGAACAAGGCGCTGTCTCTGAAGGCCGCTCAGGTCGATGAGGCAATCTCGTTCCCAGCCGCCGATGCAACGTTCAACCTGAAGCATGCCAACGTCAGCAACCTCCAGATCCGTGACATGCCGAATCTGGCAGGCACCGCCTACACGGTGACGACGGACTACACGGTTTCGGCCGTGAACGGTACCGTCACACAAGTGGGCACTGGCGGCATCCCGGTTGCGACCACGGTGTGGGTCACCTACACCTGGGAGTTGAGTTCCAGGGACCTCGAGTTCCAGGGACAAAACTTCTTCAACCGCAACGATGACGTGACCATCGCGGATAGCCGCATCACAGTCATCACGGATGCGACCATCCTCTTCACATCGCAATACGACACCTCGCGTGCGTACACGATGACTGGCGTTGGAAAGAACCTGTACTGCGGTGGGGCAACTCCCGCTTTGGCAGGTCTCTTCACCAACGACGCTGGTGAGGGTGATTTCGTGGGTCATGTCATCCAAGTTCCGTCTGCCGACGATCCGTTCCTCGGTGTCCGGATGGGTGGCGATCCTGTCGTTGTGACCTGATAGGCAATCCGGCAGCGGCGAGCCCTTAACCGGGTTCGCCGCTCGTTGCCTTTGAGAGCTTTGAGACTTTTCACAAGGAGATTCCAACAATGAAGGTGCAGAATCCATACCGACGTATTGCTGCAGCCGGAGCGGCGGCGCGTCCGCAGGTCCCGGTTCCGGCTCAACCAACGCCAGAGCAGCGGCGTATGATGGCCAACTCGGTCACACCGCAGGCCGTCCAGCAGCATCAGGTGGACCAGGAACGTGTGGCCGCACACAGCCGCCAACATTTCACTGATCGTCAGCAAGAGCAGGTCTGGGACCAAGACGGTCAGTTCAACCCGACCGCCTACGCTGGCGACGTGACCCGCGACGGCATTCGTCAGGCAGTCGGCAACACCAAGCTGTCGGAGCGCATGTTCGACAAGACCGGTCAGGTCAACGCGTACGATGACAAGGACGCGTTGCAACAGATCGCCTACTTGTTGAACACCGTCACGAAGAAGGCGTCCCCAGGCACCTTCTATCGTGAGGCGTCCAACCAGATGCCCGCCGAGGATCGCCGCAAGGTTCTCGCATCCGCGATGCAAGATCCGACCGGTGAAGGCTTCGCCATCGTCGGCCAGGAGCTGTTGCTCCCGATCAAGGACATCATCGACTACGAGGGGTGGGCTCGCAAGGTCTACCGCGTACGGCCACTCGCCCAGGGCGAGCTGTTCCGTATCGCGAAGGACGTTCGTTCCACCGCGTGGGTGGTTGGTCAGGATGGTCAGTCCATCGAGTCTCGGCTCTATGGTCGTTTCATCCAGCCTTCCGAGTTCAAGGTCACGGCCTTCCCGACCGTGGATATCGAGGACATCTACCAGATGAACTACGATGTCCTCGATCGTGCTCAGGACACTGCCCGTCAGGAGATCGAGCTGGAAGAGGACAAGCGTGGTCTCTCGCTGCTTGACCGCGCAGCCGTCACCGTGAACGCCGAGACGATCTTCGCGACTCTCGGTATCTCGGCTTTCGAGGACGTTCGCTACCAGGTTGAGCGTCACCGCTTGATGGTGGAGAAATTCCTCATCAACCGTGCCGAGCTTTCCGATGTTGTCAAAACGATGTCCACCAACGTGGATCCGGTCACCGAGCGTGAGTTGATCCTCGCGGGGTACATCGGCAACATCCTCAATGCTCAGATCATCACGGCAGCTGGTACCGGTGTCGAAGAGGTCGTGCCTGCGGGTACGTTCTATGCGGTCACCGGTTCTGAGTACCTCGGTGAGATGGGCGTCCGCGTCGAGCTGTTCTCCGAGCCGTTCAACATGTTCTCGCACCGTCGCCTGGTCAAGGGCTGGGCTTTCGGTCAGATCATCGGCTTCGGTATCCCGAACGCCCGTGCGGTTGCGAAGGGCCACAAGTAGTACGGCCTGAGGTAGTTCACACCCGGCAGAGTGGTTCCACCGCTGCTCTGCCGGGTTTTACCTCTGCTTCGGCAGAGAGGCTGCCCTTCGGGGTGGTACAAACTGTCTCCTCGTCCGGAATAAGCCGGGCGAGCAGGACAAGGTGGGTGAAAGACCCGTGTTGCTTCGGCGACACAAACAAAGAGGAACGGCCTGTGTATGGCGAAGCGGCCTTCCGCAGAAGTAATGGTGTTAGACTCCGAGAAGCGATTCTTGGAGTATGCCAGGCCAGCACTGGCGCGGAAGTATATCAAGGAAGGCAAAGCCCGAGTCTTCTCCAAAGACCCGTTTGCCATCCAGCTTCTCCATCCAAAGTCCGCAGCCTCGATCAGGAGAAAGAACATGGCAGTCAGAAACTTCACAGAGTATTTCAGAGAGGAGCGGGACGTTTACGTGCAGAACATCTCGAATGCTCAACTTTCGCTCGAGTTCAACATGGGCGAGGGTCGCGTCGAGGGGTTCACCATTCCATCCATCAGGGATCCCATCAACCTGACACAGCACATTCCGTTCATCGCAATCAAGAATTCGATGGACTTTCGGAAGTTGCTGAGTCGCAGACCTCCGGTTCTCAACCTTCTCTCTCAAGAGGAGTATGAGGCGTACTACGCCAAACGAGCAAAGGCTCGTGGCATGGTGACGGCAGACGGAGATCCTGATGTGGACGCTGCGATCGACATGGCTGAAGAAAAGCGTCGTCGCACATCGGACAAGACGTTGAGAGAAAACGTCACCGATGAAAAACCAGCGCCCATTCACGAGGTCATCGAAAAGGGAACAGGCCCTGGTGGTGCCGCTCGCTTTGGCGAGCGTCAGCGCGTTGCTCCGAGCGAGTTGGTGTCAGAGGATGAGGTCATCAGTCCTCGTGTACTCCATCTCTGCAATCAGGTGAAGGCGGAGTTGGAAGAGAACCAGCGCATGCCTGCGACTGATCTTCTCGAAGCTCTGCAGGAAATTCCGAATCTCAAGATTGATGACTACGAGCACATCCGAGCCCACGGGTACTACAAGACCGTGAAGAAGTGGGCAAAGATGGAAATGGGACGCCTCGTCCAAGAGCAGGAAGAGGCCGAAGAACAAGCTGCTGAAGCAGCAGGATGAGGTGAGCTATGGCCCTGACTGAGTATCTATGCAACATCAAGACGTTTCGACTTGCCAATGGAGAATCAGCCACGGCCACGCTCGAGTCCGGTACACCATACCGGCACTACCAAGTCTGGGCACACGTGGCGGGCGCTGGCACCATCAATGTCAGCGCTCAGCCACGTTTTGCCGGAGTAAATGATGGTGGCGCTGCTGCCATTGCTGCTCCTGGTATGACCAAGGTGTTTCAAGTTCCTCAAGAAGAGTTTAGGCCACCGACTCGTGGCATGCACAAAGAAAAAGGGGCAGTATTTGAGCCATTTGCTGCAAAATCAGATGTCTTGATCACCAATAATGGCGCAAACCCGGTGAATGTCACGGTGTATCAGATGGCTGCAGCCGATCCAGGAGGTGCGTGATGCCAGAAGAGAAGACCGAAAGCAAGTTGACAGCAGTTGCTGATGCCACCAAACACCAGGCTTGGAAGTGGCTTGGCGCTTTGATCATGACGACCAAGACCAACGCTGAAGGCGAAAAGCATCTCGCCGTATCGCTGACGAAGCTACAGAAGTTGGTATCAATCATCATGGGTGTGGTACTATTCGTGGTGATGATCATTCTGTGGGTAGTCAAGCCTGAGGCAGTGGCAGAAACGGCTACGGTCACAGACCCAATTCCAAATTCCATGCTTTATACTCTGTGGGGCCTATTGGGTCTTCAGGGTGTGAATATGGCTGCAGGTGCCTACTACGGCAGGGGTCAAAAAGAAGAAGAGGGTCAGTGAAGAAGTACGTCAGATGGGTAGTCTTCGGCTTGATAGCAGTAGGGCTCATTGTCCTATTGGTGCTGGTCGGAGCCAACGAAAAGCTTCGTAAAAGGGTGACGGCCCTACTTTTGGAGAGACTCGTACAGAACAAAGTCAAGGATTTGCAGGATAAGGCAGCCACTGCCAAGGCTCAAGCTGAGGCCGGTAAGATAAAGGCCGAGGAGGCTGAGAAGATTGCCAAGGAAACTGGCGAGGCGATCTCGAAGCAAAAGGGCGATCTCCAAAAGAAATACGAGAGCCAAGGGATGGATGCCGATGAAATTTCTGATCGTTTTAATCATCTCGACATTTAGTGTTCCTGCCCTTGGACAGAAGCTGAATCGAGAAGAAATCCGCAAGCAACTTCAGGGCATTCAGTCCGTTCCACTCAAACATCAAGGTCAGGAAGGCGTTTGGTTTCCAAAAGAAGACGCCGAGCTTCTGCTTGACTTGGTGTCTACCAAGTTGAAGTTATCTCTCGATATTATCGACAATCAGGACGTGCAGATTAAAGCTCTGCAGTCTGCGGTTGATGCATATAAACTTTCGAATCAATCATATCTCGATCTTTCCAATCTCAATAGGAGCATGTTTGACACAGCGATGAAGCATCTTCCGGATCTCAATCCGCCAGAGCTGTCATGGTATGAGAGTCCCAAAGCGACTTTCATTTATGGTTTAATGGTGGGTGGGGCTGTAGTATTCGGCACTACTTATTTAGCAACACAAGCTCTGGAGAAGTAAGATGGCAAATTCATTAGAAGACGCAAAAAAGCTAGTCGAAAGAATCGGCATAAATATCAGAAGCAACCCAGACATTTCTGATGCTGACAAGAAACACCTGTCAGAACTCATAGATCTTACCATTGAAAAGATAAATGAGGGCAAAAATGGACAAGCTGATTAAGATAGTCAAATGGTCCATTATTGCGATCATTGTGGCTATTGTTTTGTTTGATGTTGTGATTGAACTTTTGGGATACAGCATCAGTGCGGCCATGCGTGATTGGGAATCCCTGGATGGATTGTGGTTTGCTCCATATGTTGGAGCTACCATTCTCGGACACTGGTGGATACATTTTTGGAAGAGTACCAATCGGTGGATAGAATGGGTACCGTATAGGCATCTTGTCTTGGTTGGTATAGGGGTGCTAACAATAGTCCTGAATGTGACTATTTCAACGGAAGTGTTGTATTTACCCTGGTATGTAACAATACCAGGAGGGCTAGCCACAGGAGCTTTGCTATGGCCTCAGCTATCAAGAAGAAAGCAAGAAGGGGAAACCGCAAAAAACCAGTGAAACCGGAGAAAAAGCTGGTGAAAATTCCGCAACTCGATCAGCAAGAGCGCATAGAGTTGCAGAACATCATGCTTCGGTTGGCACTGGAGGGAGAGAAGATCAAGAATTTCGAGAACGAGATTAAGGTGGCTAAGGGAGAGATGTTGAAACAAGAAGGTCACCTGAAGATCTGGAAGGGAAGATTCGACGCGAAGTTGAGACAATGCGGCGTTACCATAGAGCAGGTGGATATTGACGCTGAGACTGGAAGCGTGTCTATTTTAGGCGCTCCAGAGATGGCAGGTGAACAAGATGCTCCAAGTAGTGGCTGACACAAAGAAGCACCTATACGAATCAACTGTTGAGATTCTGCTGTCTATCATCAATGAGACTACAGGGGCTCCTGTGACCGCTCAGTCTCCGACTGTAGAAATACGTCGTGTGTCTGATGGTTACTTTTTCGATGGGGCTGCCTTTATTGATACCTTGGGAGTTCCCACACCACTCGCGATGTCTGAAATTGGCGCAGTTGCCGCTCCTGGTCTTTATGGTTATTCGTTGGTTGATCCGGGACCAGAACCAACAGCTTCCCCACAGCCTGTGAGAGATAAATATCAACTTCGGTTTGCAAATGCTGGGGCACCACCAATCGGTGGATCACTCTGGGATGTGAGAGAATTTGCCAAAGAGCTTCGCGATTTTAACACGCAGGGTTCGTAATGGCGGTTACAAGAGCAAACGCTGTTGCTGGTGAGCAATTAGAGCTTACCATCACATTCCGAGAGGACAATACAGGCCAGCTGTTTGATCCGTATTCGTTCGAACAGGTGGATATTCTGTATGCTGATGGGCAAACCATCATTGAGACCATTCAAAGCACGTCTATCGTCAGAATTGGTCTAGGTCAGTATCAAGTCACCACACAAGTCATTGCCGAATCCGGCATGATTCAGGATAGATGGCTATATCGTCTTCAAGACGGCGGTGCTATTAAGACATCTACCGAAGTCACGAATGTATCTCCTTCTCCAACTGCATCCACCGCAACTGAAAGCTCTGATGCGCTTCCACGCCACAGTGCTGTCATTCTTCGTCCTATTCTGCTTACCATTGAGTTCCGTGACGATCAGACAGGGGATTTGTTTGATCCAGCAGAAGTTCGTCAAGTTGATATCCTCGAGGACAATGGTTCAACTCTCATTGAGAGTATTACATCAATCACAAGAATTGGTGTAGGTAAATATCGAGTTCAAGCCAGCGCAATCTCTACACCGCGTACCATCTTGGATAAGTGGTATTTTACCAATCAAACAGGAAATCCAGAAGAGTACCACATCCAAGATACGCAGGTTTATGATCAATCAGCTCTTGGTGAATCATCAATTTCATGTGACAATGCCTCGGCCAGTGTGTCCGAGATGTTGTACAGCGATGTCGCTCCAACCGATGCAGAGTTGGTGCTGCTGAATTCCATAGAGAAGGTTGGAATTACCTTCAAAGATGAGAATGGACAAGCAGTAAATCCATCCAAAGTTTCAATGGAATTAACTTGCCTCAACGGCTCATTGCTTTTGGCAGACACCTATCTGCCAATCGTTGATAGAGATCCAAATCCGCCGCGTATTATTAACCCATCTGCTGGACGATTTGAATTCCCTCTTGGATTGGATAACCTCAGCACAGACGCAACCAAGAAAAACAAAACCAAGACAAGAGCTGATTACCTCCTCACATGGCGTGCAAGCGCTGTTGCTGGTGTGAAATCATCTCTTACCATAGGTCCTGGAGTGAATCCAAACAGCAGTGTCTTGTGGACTGCTGTGGTTGAAGGAACTCCAGGCGATTTCATAACCGTAGAATACGTTGATCCAGGCACACCAAATTCTCCTTTGTCTATCACAAGAGATGGCGCTGCAATCGTTGTCTCTTTGAGGACCAATGCTGCCGCAACGATTATTACTACGGCGCAAGATATCGTTGATGCTGCGACGGATGAAGAGGATGTCTCGGAAATCATCACGGCAGAAATCCCGACAGGAGATACTGGACTTGGTGTGGTTGATCCCATTGCTGCTACTAATCTTAGTGGCGGCATTGATGCGTCTGATGAGTTGATTGTTTGTCAAAACATCAAAGTCATAACGCATCGCATCTGTGCTTTGTTACAGAAGCTGCGGCTTCAGATTGACAAAGCTCTCAAACTGGTGAAAGACGATCCGGAGAGTCCATGTTTTCTTGGGTATACCAATGGACAATTGGCTACCTATCTTGAACATGGGCTTCACATCATCAATGCGTATCAACCATCCGGCGTATTCACATTAGATAATTATCCATTTAGTGCCTATGAGTTCACCCTTATAGAAGCTTCGCTCATGGCGGGTGTTATGAGTCAAGAGCTATTTGCGGTGGACACTGATGTTCCAAATTGGAGCGACCAGGGCAATGCTTTTGTTATTCAACATCAGCCACAACTCGCACAATACTTGAATTGGTTGAGTCAACGTTTGGATAAGATGATCCCGATGTTGAAACTCAACTTTGTTAGTTCTGGTAGTTTACACATCGAAGCAGGGCCGAACTTCAGGCTGGCAGCACTTATTGACGCTGCTCCGTCTGGGTCATTGTTCCGTAACGTATTCTTCAAGGCGTAAAGATGCCAGTTATTGAGATCATAAATAGGACCGATTTTCCAGTGTCAACCACAATTGGCTCTGTGCGAGCTGGAAGGGGCAGATTTATTCGTGTTCCTGTTGACTTGGTAACAAAGAAAATCGTAACGGAGTTGGAAGCGTTTTGTTCCAAACGTCATATTGACTATAATGTTTTGCAAGATCCCGATATTCGTGACGATGTAGAGCAAGGCGCTATTGGTTTTCCAACTGCTGTTGATGACATTCTGTATTTTGTTGATGAAATTCAAGGAACAGACAGAAATCTCGGGACAACAGGAAACGCACCATTCAAGACGCTTCAGGCAGCTTTCGACAAACTACCGAAAAACATCAACGATTTCGTCGTATACATCTTCCTTGGTCCAGGCAATTATTCTGGTGTGATCAAGGGAATCACCACTGCAAATAACGATGTGTTTCCAATTGTAGATCCTTTGAGCGAAGCATATTCGTTCTTATTTGATGCCACACGAAATGGTGTGGTTAGAATCATAGGCTCCACAGAAGGCGATGATGAGGGTGCTGTAACAGCAGCTACTTTCAATTCTTTGCAAGACACATCCAAGAGTTTTGTTCCAGACGAGCACTTGGGCAAAGCTCTTCGCATGTTGAACGGTCCAGCAGAGGGCGAGATCGTACTCATTAAGGGAAATACTGGCGACACACTTGAATTGGACTTCTTCTTTAATGTCCCAGAGCCCGGTGATGAATACGAAATTATGAGCCGCGTGTCAAGCGTGGACCTAGAAGTAAATCATTGTGATGGTTTAGTATTAGTGGATCGATGTGATCTCACTGATCTGGTCATTACTGAATCGAAAAAAGTTGGGCTGACGAATTGCAAAGGCCCAATCAAAGGAAGAAATAGTCAGATCAATGCTGTCTATCACTTCATGAATCAATTGGATGAGGTGAATCTTTATTCATCTCTGTGTGACATTGGTTTTGGTAGCTACATCGTCGGCGTTGAGCGACAAGAAGTAGAATTTTTCTCGATATATTCATTACTTGATGTAAAGCTTCGCCAATGTGGTGTTGCTGGTACTTTCATAGGAACGCAAGATTATAGGTATGGCTACTGTATTCTTGGCAGGCATGCGTCACAGGTGAACTTGTGGGAATGTGATGCTGATGATTGTGTGGCATCGCTTGTCGCCTTGGTAAGTTCTCATGGGTGGATTGGTCAGACTATTGCTGGGCTGATCGTCCCACTTCCAGACCATATTGTTGAAGGATATCTCAATAGCACATACAACGATGCTGGTGGTAATGTATTTAGTTCAATAGATGACAATATCTTCTTGGACACCGGTAGCGTTGCTGTTGATTCAGGTGGTGGTGGTACTGGTGGTGGTGGTGTAAAAATCTTTCCCGATGAAGCCACTCTTCTCGCTGCATCAGAAGATGACGGGACAATTGCATTTGCTGAGCTGGAAGGCAGCTATTGGCTACGATCTTTCCTGACTTGGTTTGAGCATTTCACTCCTCCACAACCGCCTGGCCTATTGTCCAGTCAATTATTGGTCTTGGCAGGAACAACTCAATACAGCGCAAAAATCCCGTCTGGGTTATCGGCTGCGTGGAGTACCCTGGTTCCTGGTACAACAATATTGAACTACATCATTGATCCAACTTACACACTGACCTCTCCAGATCCAGCAGATAGATTTGTAGCTGGCACGGTGGTTGGTGGTCAAGCATCGGCTGGGATTCTCAGCTTGATAGAAGGCGGTATTGTAGCTGAGTCTTACGACATCGGTGTGAATGGTGTTGGCACAATTGGCAGAATCTCAATTACAGCTCTGGTAGCTCACAACGCGGTATTTCAAAGAGCCAACGCTCAATTCAGTATTGCTCTTACTGCTGAAGGTAGAAGTCACATCGCGATGCAGCATTCAGAGTCTGGTGTGTCAGCAGAGACAGAGCTGTTTTATGATGACACACATCCAGCTCCATCATTTGCTTCAGCACCAACTGGTGTGGTAAACGCCAAGGTATCAAAATGGCTGTCTGGTATTGAAGCGTGGGGAATTGGAACCACCATTGATATTGCATATACCGCAGCTGCTGGTATTTTCGAAAAGGCATATCATCCAACCCAAGTCGGCAGGGTGATTGTTCCTGGACATACGACATCGTACGACAATCCAGCAACTGTTCCGGCCGTAACCGATCAATTTGTGGTGTCCAGAACCATCACGTTGGATGTTTCTAACCAATATTCTTTGGCACCAACGTTAGGAGTCACATTACAAAAACCTGACACGTCTTCGACATCAACGGCTTCGGCTCTTGGTGCTCCAATCAATACTTATGGTACAGTATCTACAGGTAAAGATGACCAGTTGCTCGACGAAGCTAGACGTATTGTCCTCGATTCAGGAACTACTTCAGGAACGGCAACGCCTTTTGATTCAGCTATCTCGCTTGTCAACGGAAACGCCCAGCAAAGGCATAATGGAATACTGCAGTACCCAGATTCGACAGACTATCCTGGATTTACGGGTGACCAAGAATATCAAAGATTCATTGACAAAGTTGGAGCGTCCGTAGGTCTGTTGACCTTAGCTGGAATCTCGTATACGGATATCGATCCCTATGGGACAGGCGATTTGAATGTTCTGCTCGAGCTTGCTGTAGAAGGCAAGTTCTTTGACCTTGGGCGTTCTATTGGTGATGATAACGGAACCGGGTTTGGTGACAGCAGAGCAAACTCAAAGGGAGCGAGAAACGATAGCACTTCCACTGGATCTACGGTTGGCTGGAGTTTCGGCACAGATTCGACAGCATTCAACAATGATGAATATCGCCTCATCATTATCTTCAGAAACAACACTCATTCTATTTCAAGGATAACTGAGGTATGAAGGTACTACTGAGAAATTTGAATACGACCCCTCTGCCTCTTGATTTTACTGGCTACGATGTGGTCCCTCTTGCGACCTCTGTGTTGCCAGGAAAATCACAGATGGTGGAAACAACATTGCCACTTCTCGAGTTCAGAAAGATTCCTGATGTGGCCACAGCTCTGGGTGCTGGCTATTTGACTGTTAGCATGCGTGGTGGGTCAAAGGTACTGAACTGATGAGTTGTAAGGTCCCAGGTGCCCCAAGTGCTGTTGGTTATTGGGGCAAATACCTGAGAAGATCGAGGCATTGCTTGCAGACAAGCTGCGAAGTCGTGGGAAGAGTGCATATCTGTGGACTCAAGTTACAGAAGACACACCCAACTCATTAGAATGCTCGTGTGTCAAAGACACCACAGAAAGACCAGATATCACGTGCAGCAGTTGTTATGGTACCAAGCTAATTCCTGGATACATCAAATTCCTTCATGAGACATTATATTTTGCTTCCATCTCTCCAGGAAACACACTGGTAAATGTTGTTCTTACAACAGACATCAAACCACATCGAGTCGAGCTAGCTGACAACCAACTATCAGGTTCAGTTACATCAGCTCGCCTTCAATTTTCAAATCCTCTTGGTTTGGATTGGGAATTCGATGTTGTTGCACCAAACATCTTTGAGACCAATTTGGTCACCGTGTCATTCTCTGTGAACGGTATTGATTTCTATCCTATCGAAGAAATCAACGATGCTGGAAAGAAACCAATAGGTTTGGGTGGTATTTATCTGCGTGTGTCCTTGAGTAGAGCAACTATTGCAGATCGTAGTCCATCATTCGAGATTATTCGTATTAGACACGCAAACAAAGAAAAGCCATATATCTTGATTCTTAGGCCGAATGTGACTGAAATTCCAGCTTTGATGCAATATGGTGGTCGTGTTGAGAATGTTGGTGAACGTTTCTGGACGCTGCCACTCAATTATTTTTGCTCAAACATTCCAGCGAATACACAGTTGGCAAGAATTCGAGAAAACTCTTTCTACGAACGTGTGACCGGCTTGAATGCTGGCATTAGATTTGTAACTACAAAATTGATGTTTAATGAAGAATTTGGTGGAGAAAGTGGGTATTTCACACAACAATCATTCGAGCCAAGAAGAACACAGCCCGAAGAAGTATACAATGCGTTGGTATTTTAATGCCTGGTATGCAGCTAACAATAAGCGGAAAAGCGCTAACGGCATTCAGCCAAGATCAGAAAAGATTGATCTATGAAGAGTTGTCAAAGAAGTTAGCTCAATCAGCACAAGAATTCATACTTCGAGGTTTCAATAGATCTGTTGAATTGGCTGCGATGGTTGGAGAGCGTTCAGATGCTGAAGCTATCAAAGCTATCACTCGTGGTCTTAAAGTGGAGGTCCTAAATGTGGATCCACTTAGGCTCGAGGCCAAGTTTCAAGACGACTATGCACATTGGTATGGGGGACAGGATCTTCCTGACGATGTTGCAGAAACCTTGCAGAAGATAATCGATACAGCAATTCAAGACTGGTTAGGATCTCCAGAAGCTGGTAAAGTAGTAGAGGAGGTTCTACTTGGTAACTAGACTACAAGACGCTTGGGCTGCGTCACCAGACAATTCATACACCAGCTTGGATGTGACGTTTGGTAGTGCCCCAACAGATGGCAGTGCCTTGTTTATGGCTGTTGGATCTGAGGGAGCTGAAGTAACAACTATCAATCAAACGGGCGCTACATGGGTAAAAGCTAACGGTGTTACTATTTTTGGTAGTTCTTTGGATTTGTGGGTGGCACAAAATGTGGTAGGTGCCGATATTACTGCTACCATAGTGTTGGATGGAAGTGCACATGTGGCTGGTATCTTGGTTGAGTATTCTGGCCTAGTTCAAACAGGAGCAATTATCGATCAGGTTGGTAGTCCACAGGCAGGCACGTCAAGTGTACATGTAAGCACAGATTCTCCTATTTCTCAACCAAGTGAGTTACTCATAGCTACTATAGCTTGTACTGGTGGCTCATTACAAGAAAATCCAACCAATGGATTTACTGAAGTAAATCAAATTTTACAAGCTGGATTTAGAAGATTGGGGTTTTATAATCGTGTGGCTTCTGCGGTTGCATATTATGATACCACACTTCAGATAAGTCCTGCAAATATCTCATTGGGTTTCATGACCACATTCTTTGCCGAAGGTGGTGCACCACCATCGTCCAAGGCATTTTTAGCAGCGGCTCTGCCGAAGAAGATGGGGTAAGCTATGATTTATGCAAATCAACCAAAACTTTTATCAGCAAGAGTTCATCATAAGACTACAGGCAATCCTGTTGACAGTGGATCTCTCAATATCGTCATTCGTTTGGAGTCTCAAGACACAGACAATGGCAAATATTGGAACGGGTCGGCATGGGTTAGCACCGCTACCGCCATATCTTCAACCCACTTGGCTGGTGGATTGTGGGGATATATTCTTGTCGCAGCTGCGACAGCAGGTAAAATAGGTGGGTTTATTCATTACTTCTTTACTTCGGATTTGACCGATGCTGGAAATGATATTGCAGTAAATGGGGGTGGTGAACATCCAATCGTAAATGATGTTCCTGCTGCTGTGTCCGATGTGAAGATTTACGAAAGTGAGCCAAGAAGTGTCTAGAGGCGGAACCATAGGACAGACAGTCCGTCTTCGGATTGAGTTTACGGAAAGTGGAATCAACCCATCTTCCATTCAATTATTTAATCCATATCAGATTCTGAGTGTTATCGTTTATTCGGTGCCGACTGGTGGCACTCCTGTGGCTGTGCTTATACCAACTCAGGTTTCCACTGGCGTATATGAAGCTGAATGGACGCCTCCTCTATCTCTGACACAAGGTACTTACTACGATGAGTGGACATGGACCGCAATAGCTGGTATGACTGCTGGTACGAGGACCCAACGATACAGTTTTTCGTTGGTCTCGCCGCCTGCATCTGTGGCATCTACTTCACTCATTGTGGACAACCTGGAGAAACGACCAGAACCCACAATTCCAGATGACGGTACCGATCCTCCTCGTTTTGGCCAAATCATCGAAACCACCAAGGATGCGTTTGTAACAGAGCTGAAGAAGTTCTTTGATAGAAATCGCATCACCAATAGTAGATTGCGTGAAATACCAACCATCAAAAAATTCGATTTCTCTTTCAAGAGAAGTGAAAGCTCATATGAGACAGCAGTAAAAATCATTCGAAAGATGCCTGACATAAATGAAAATTTGCCGTTGGTGGCAGTGCTCGCCGCCACAGGTAGAAATCTGCCTATGGGCATCGGTGGTCAGTTTGTCGCACCTGTTTCCGCAAGAACCTTTGTACAAGGTTCTCAAATTGAGCCATTCAATTTGGAAGATAACCAGACACTTATCTATCAAACCATTACACCTCAAAAAGAGAGGCTCACTTCTGTAGTGCTCTTCAGAGATCATCGCTTCTCAAATATCGCTGCAGCTACTGCTCAAGAAGTAGTAGATGAGATCAATTTCCAGGCTCTGTATGCAAGGGCGTCTGTTGGTGAGGGTGGCAGAATTAATCTTGCATATGGTGGTCCGGTATCCGGACCTCAGGGCAACAGTGTGAGCGGTGACATTGAAATAGGTGATGAAGAGAGCGATCCTGGTACAGCCGCAGCTGCCCTAGGATTCTCCCCCGGACAAAAATCAGAATATTCAGCTACTACCCCGTTCAATAGATATCATCAAGCTATGTCTTTGGACATAGCTATAGAGGTAGTGTCCGAGGATGAAAACATAAGAACAGAGTTGGCGGATCTCGTCTGGTCATTTTTCACGTTCTATATGGATGAAAGAGATTATATGTTCTTGGGTAGAACTATTTTCGACCCTAGTATTCCCAACGAGACGTATCAGGTGATTATTAAACCGGATCCGTCTATGGCAGGAGAAAGTGAAGTACCTCGGCCAGGTGGAGATGAAAGGGATAAGCTCTACGTGAACCGCTTGAACGTTCCAGTAACAACTCTTTGGTACACCGACAGAGCCGTTGTGTCCAGCGGGGGTACTCCATTCTATCTTGACGCAGACGGTGTTCAGTACGACGGTACCATACCAGAGAAGAATTAGTCGGAGGCAGCTAAAATGGCCCTTAATGTCTCAGGTTATACAGATCCCGGCGTTCTCATTGGTGAAGTGATTGTACCTGCCGGTATCTCAGTTGCCACCGTACCAGACATTCTTTCCATCGTGGCGACTGGAAATCGAAAGAAGCGATCCATCAATGAGAGCGTGCAGCGTGGCAAGGTGAGCGAAGAAGCTCTCACCCTGGCAGGAACGATTCCCCACGAAGCAACGCTTGTGAATTTTGGTGATCGCAGAATCTCGAACACCACCGTTCGCAGAACCCTGAACGGTCAGGTCATCAATCTTCCAGATAGTGCTGTCAGCTATCTTGCAGCAAGCCTTCTCGGTTCTGATGCTGGGCCATTCGATCTCACAACCAACAACGCAATCGGATTGAAGCTTGATGGTGGTCAAGAAGTCACCATGACCTTCACCGATGGCGCTACTGCCGTCACAATCACCGGGTCTTTGATCGAAGTCACCACACCATTGACCACTGCTGGTGCTGCAGCTACGATTGATGAAGTTGCGGCTGGCATCAATGCTGGTCTCGCTGCGGCGTCTTCCCTTGGGTATGGTGCTGCCTATGCGACGGTTGCTTCCAACGGAACCACTGGAATCCAACTCGATAGTCCGCTTTCAACTCCAGTGTCTGATATTCAAATCCTCGAGCCATTTGCAAATGATGCAACAGCTGCTCTTGGTTTCACCATTCCCGCACGTGCGGTAACCATCCTCGAAGTCGATGACGCCTTCTACGATAGCAATGCTTCGTACGAAGTGGACTACGTGGCTTTGGACACTGACATCGACAGTTTTGAAAATACAGCAACATCCATCGTACGTGTTGGCTATTTTGCCGGTGTCCGAAGCTTCACAGAGCCAGTGGATTATTTGTTGGCATCAGGAAACATCGATTGGTCTCCTGACTCTGCCGCAACATTCACTGGCGCGATCACAGAGACCTTTGATCTGTCAACCAATGACAGTTTGAGACTGGCATTCGATGGCAAGGCAGCGGTGAATATCGACCTGAATGGTCTTGCCTCTCCGCCTCCAGGCTATGCTGATCCAGCCGTGCCAGCTGCAGCTACGGCTGCAGAAATTGCAAACAACATCAATGCCGTTCTTTCTACTATGGCTGGCTATGGTCCGAGATATCGGGCTGTGGCCACTGATGTTGGTGGAAAGGTGGCGTTGACCAGTCCATCACAGGGCCGGATTTCTTCTGTGGAAATCGCTGAACCGGCAGCGAATGATGCAACCACGATCATCTTTGGTTTGGCCACAACTCAATTGACATATGTGTTGATGGGCACTGGTCAAAGACCAATGGTTGGCACGTACTATTTTGCCACCTATGAGTACGACCGGCCGTCTGATGAGTACGATGTCCCGAAGCGATTCTTCTCAGAAGATTCGATGATTCAGGATCTGACTCCAGTTTCAGCAGAGAATCGTTTGTCGATGCTCGGTCAGATTGCGTTCGACAACGATGCTCCTTCACTCATCACATGTCAGGTGAACGATCTGAACACTCCCGGATTCCCGACCGTCAACGAGATGAAAGACGGCATCGATGGTCTGGAGCAATCATCGTTGATCACAGACGTAGTGATGGATGATACCCGACTGAATAGTCAGGTCAACCTTCTTACTCACGTTGAGAATCAAAGCTCTGTTACGGAGAAGAACTACCGGTCTGGTTGGTTTGGAATGCCAGTCGGAACAGAAGTTGGCGATAAGGACACACCTGACACTTTCGTGTACCGTGCTGCGGTTACTCTACAGGTGAGTCCAGACAGCCCAGCTCGTGGTCGTTTGTTCTTGGTGGCTCCAACTGGTGTGCAACGTCAAATCACCAACGAAGACGGTACAACCACAACCCTCACGTTGGATTCCAACGCGTTGGGGGTGGCCATCGCAGCCAAGCATACCAGTTTCACATCGCCAGCCATTTCGTTGGCTGGAAAAACGATCATCGGTTTCGATGTTGATACCTTTCCGACTTACCTGAAGGCAGAACGTGCGCAGCTCGCGTCCAATGGAACCTGCGTCGTTACCAACAAGGGTGGTCGGCTCGAGCTTCTGGACCCGGTTTCCACCGAGAACGGTGGCGGGAAGCTTCCGCAATTCATGTACCGCTCGCTGTCGTCACAGAAAGACAATGTGACGAGAGCAGTGGACAAGGCCATCGATCGGAATCTGCGCGGTATCGTTCCAGACGACCTCGCGGATTTCATTTTCGATATCAAGGTGATTGTTGCATCGGTTCTCACATCTTTGATTGAGAGCGGTGCTATTGGTCCATTCAGAGATGCCAACGGGGTCTCACGAGACATCGATCTGTCGAAGGACATCCAGGCAGAACAGAGCAAGGTCGATCCGACCAAGTTCTTCTTCCGGTACTTCTTCTTCCTGCGCTACCCAGCGCTGCGATTCTTTGGTGAGTTCTCTGTGGATAACCCGTTCTTCTAGGATTGGATGTGAGTTGGAGGAGGCGATAAATGCCAACAAACCCGCCGCAAACATTAGTCCGCACCTCACATTCGCTGACTATTAGGGCGAATTCGCAGTCAATTGGCTTGATCAATGGATGGAACCCGACCATCAGTCGGACAATCACTCCAATCTATGAAATCAAGACACGGACCAGTGGCGATCCGCTCGAGAAGGTGCCAGGCAACGTTACGGGACAAACCATCGCTATCCAGCGGTACGACCTGTACAAGGGTCGTATGGAGACAGCGTTTGGAACACCAGATCTCATGATGTTGTCTTTGCAAGACGCACCATTCGATGTCATCGAACGATGGATCTTCCCAGACAGTGCTGCTGTTGGGGGAGGAACAGAGGTCATCCGGTACGAAGGCTGCTGGTTCTCGAACATCGGCCGCAACTATCGGTCTGATGGTGACCGAATTGTCAACGTCAATGCCACACTGGAGTACGTGAAACGCGTATTGGTGCAAGCTTCCTAACAAGGGTTTGAGGGATGGTGCATGGCCAGTATACCCATCACGAGAGTACGCACCTCCCACGCCCTTACCATAAAAGCTAACGGAATCACAGTAGGGCTCATCAACGGTTGGAATCCTGCGCAAGCTAGGACAGTCACACCCATATTTGAAGTTAGTGTTGATGATTCCGGCAATCCAGTTGAAAATATGCCTGGGAACATGACTGGATTGCAAATAGCAATCAGTCGTTTTGATACATATAGCAGAAGGATGGAACAAGCCTTCAACACACCAGATCTTACCATGCTCACAAGGCAGAATCAGCCTTTTGATGTGATGGAGGTTTGGAAGCTTCCTGGGGAGTCAACATTCATTCCTGGTCCTGGAATTTTTCAGAATCTTACTGGTCGTGAAGGGCCAATGTTTGTCAGGACCAACAGCCCATTCACTGAGGAAGAACGATTCCTTTATAGTGGGTGTTGGTTTTCTAATCTTGGCCGGACATTACGAGCCGACGATAATCGTATTGTCAATGTCAATGCCACACTCATCTACACCAAAAAGGTGAAAGTTACTGGTCTGGCTGGTGATACTGTCAACTTAGATTTTAGTTTGAGACTGACTTAGTTATGGGTGGATTTGAGACTTTCATAAAGGACGCAAGTGATTGGCTAACTAGTCAAGACACTGGTGGCTATGCTCCGAATCCGCCGATGACGCAAACAGCGTCATCTCATTCCATCACAATAAGAACAGATCAGGGAATAAAAGTTGCTCGAATTCAATCATGGTCCCCATCCATGGCAAGAGTCGTCGAACAACTTTTTGAAGTTCAGGCCAACAGCACTGGTGAGCCTATTGAGCAGGTTCCTCAAATTCAAAATACCAACAGAATTTCTGTGGACAGGTATGAGATGTACACGGCACACATGGGAGAAGCTTTTGGTGTGCCAGTGATTGGTAGTAGTACATCGCCAGAAGAAACTGGTAGTGTGGATGGGAATGATTTGGTCAGTTTAGTACGTCAAACCAGACCATTCAATGTAAGGGAGGTTTGGAGAGATCCGTTCGGCGTAATCAGAGCCTACATTTATGTTGGTGTCTGGTTTACCGATTGGGGAATCACCATTGCCGCCAACGATGATCGTATCATTAAAGCCAGAGCATCTCTACAATTCACGAGGAGGTTGAGGCTGGCATGAGCCTGTAGTATGATGTAACTTTACCCTTCACTTGAAGGAGGCCATAATGGCTAACGAAGAGAAGAAAGAGAAGGACGAGGGTATCGTTCTTACCAGTCTACCGATAGCAAAGCGACATGCGGCGCTGTTGGACATTCAAAAACAACTTGCTGGTCATGAGCTTGAGGCAACTGCTGAGGTTGCTGGTCACAAGTTTCATATGACCACCATCAATTCCGATGAGGAAATGTGGGCTGATGGTTTCATGCAAACCGATTCCACCCCACAGGCAATCTCCTCATATAGGAAATCAAGATTGGCTGCGGCTATCAAAAGCATTGATGGCGTGCCAGTTGAGGAGTTATTTGATTTTCCGGATGGCATGGACGAGGACACAAAGAAACAATTCACCATGTCTCGGTATGGTCAACGTACCTGGCAGATGAACCAGCTTTATGTGTGGTTGGGTGAATTGGGAATGCCGGTCATCGACGATCTGGCTGCTGAATATCAAAAAATCAGTAGGCAGAGGAAGGAGTCGATTGATGGCCTAAAAAATTCCTCGACGGGGATTCCTGGTGGCGAATCAAAGGATACGTCCTCTCCCGAAAAGGAATCCTCGTCAACAACCCAGATGTAGGAAAGATGACCAACGCTCAGTGGCTGTTTGAATACATGCTGCTGCGGGAGAGCGAACAAGAAAAGGAGAAAGAGGTAGCAGAGATAGCGAACCAAGTATTAAAGGCTCTCAAAAACATCCTTGTTAATTTACTTGGTTTGAACATGCTACCGAAAAAGGACGGTGAGACAGAAGAACGAATTGTCCCACTGTCTCTCATGACAGCAAGAAGGGAAGTGCTTGGCTATATGTTCGAGCAGATGGATGCAGATCAGCAGGTTCAGGCTGCTATGGATGACGATGAATTTGAGGCAATGTCTCAAGCCATCGCAAAGGGGGAAGATTTAGGTGATATGGCTCCTCTGTTTGAAGTAGATGAGGAGTTAGATCAGCAACTGAACGAATGGTTTACACCTGGCAGAGAGCAAGAGCTTCGTAGATTGGGAGTTAAAATTATTGAGGAGCCGTTGAAGGAAACGGCTCATCATAGTGTTGATGGCGCAGAAATTCAGCAGAAAAAGCGTCAGGCTGCACTTGAAAGGCAAGTAGCAAAGCAAGAGGTAGAGCAACAAATTGAAGAGGAGAAAAAGCGTCACAAGTCACGACGGGACGTGAAAGTGACGTTTGATACCGACGATGCCTGATGTAAAAGCCAAAGTAGATCTGGATCTTGGTGATCTCAAAGATAGGTTGGATGAATTCACATCCAGCCTAGAAGATGCCGTAGACCTCATGGATCAGTGGCACGACACTACCATTGAGAAATCAGACTATATGAAGCAGGCGTATGCTGGTATGGTCGAAGGCATCAAGGATATCAATAAAGAGCAAGCAACAGCATCAGAAGAGACTGCAAAGAAAGTCAAATCTATCGGTCAGGCATATGAGGAAGCTGTTGCAAAGATGCGTCGCGAACGTGGTGTTAAGGGAATCATCGGAGAGATGCTCCCTCAACAAGCACAATTTATGGGCATCCAAAATAGCATGGCTAAGCTCAAGGGCTCTATCCTATCTGAGCTTCCATTTGGTGGGTTGATTGGGCTCATGGTTCTGGGCGGTAAGCGCGAAGAAGAAGTCCGGGCCATGGGTACTACTGTTGGCCGTGTTTTTCAACAAGCTGGTCAGGCTGGCCGCGCAGAGATGTCCCTCATTTCACGGGACGTTCGTCGTCTTGGCGTAATGCTTGGCAAGGGGCCAACAGGACTTGCTGGTGAAGCAGCAAGTGCGGCGGCAGCTTTCGCGCAGGCCGGAATAGATATAGAAAGTGTAGTAAAAGGTAAGTTTTCCGAACCAATCAAAGGGTCTCGAGGATCTATTTTAGAAGCCTCGATGGCAATTGATTCTTTGTTCAAACAGGCGTCTGGTACAGCTGCTCGTCAGATGGGGGAATTGGTCAAAGATTTCAATCAAAATGCTCAAGAATCAACTAGGATCATAGCTTCTATTGGTTTGGCTGCAAGAGATTCTGGTACCAGTGTTGCTGCATTTACTGGTTCCATTATGAGATCTGCTCAGGCTCTACGCACACAACGTGTAGATATCGAAGAAGTAGCAGAAGCTCAACTCAGATTCCAAAAATTACTCGAACGTAATATGCCTGGTGTTACTCAGCAGTTTGCGGCTGGATATGCAGAACGTGCTATTGGTCAAGTAACTCAAGGTCTGGCGGGTATGAGTGTCGGCCTTTCTGCTGTTCTGGGCGAAAGGATGACAGCTCGTGGTGTTGGTGGTGGGGGGCCAAAAACTGGCCTTGAGGCATATTATGCTCTACGCGAAGGATTTGGTGGTAGAGGACAGACCACTGAAGAAGGCGGTATGTTTGTGGAGTCTGTACGTGAGCTTCTCAAACTTGCACAAGAGAATGGAAGAACAGTAGAGGAGCAACGATTCTTCCTTGAAAAAATGGGCTTTGGTTTTGAGGGATCTAAAGCCATTGTGGAAGTTGGCAAAGAAGCAGCTAAAACCAACGATATACAAGGCGCAATAAAAAATCATCAAAAAGAATTCAACAGGGCATTTGTTGATCGAGCTGCTGAAACATCATCGTTCCAACGCTCGTTGTTAAAAATTCAAAATGGACTAGCCAAGATTGGTGCTGGTCTTCTCGGCGCAACCATCGCTGGACTGCAATCGATCGTATATGGCATAAAATATTTGTCTATGGGCTTGTTTGGCGATGAGGCTGCCAAAAAAGCTTCAGGCGAGATGATAGCTCAATCAGCAGAAATGAGCACTCGAGCTATCAAGATGATGATGGGCGGTGCCAAAGAAGTTATGGGCGGCGCTAGAATGGGAATTCTCAGCACCCTTATGACAGGTGCTGGTGGTAAGTATGAATCATATGACGAAAAACTAAAAAGAATCAAGCAAAGAGAAGATCAAATCAAGCGTGGAGAAGCATATGAATTCTCTTCTGGTGAGGACACTGGTGTATTTGGATCTGATATTACAGAGACAGTAACCAGAAGTGAGTTAGAAGACATAGGGCGAAGAGGCAAGGCACGCATTGGAGAAAGAAAGACCAGCGCCATTGGTGTGCTATTACGCAACTATAATGACAGCATGATTCTTCGTCAAGAAGGTTTATATACAGAACTCATGCAGCTTTACAAGAAAGAAGAAGGAAAAACCGGCAGGGGAGAAGAGGCTGTATATCAACGTCTACAACAAGATAAAGTTATTGGGGGAATGGTTGGCGACAAGTTGCGTTCTCAGATGTTAAATGTTGAACAACGAGAAGAACAGATGACTGAGGTGAATGTGCCTGGCAAGGGCAAAATCAAAGCCAAAGTTGTCTTCCAGATATTAGGTTGGGAAGGCCAGAAGGGCTTACCAGAGGCACCGTAATGACGCTTATACCTGATTTTACATCTGCCCTCGGTCAAACAATATTTGGTGAGGGCGGAAAATCGTTCACGGACCCAAACCGTGTTCCAATGACATTTACTTCTTTGAAGAGATTGCGTACTGGAGGCATTGATCCATCTGCAAGAATTTCCGGAACCGAAAATACAGCCAGTGCACTTGAATTTTTGTCTACTACCAATCCGTTGTCAGCTCCTGGTGGAGAACTCATCTCAATAGAGATGGCTGTAAATCCCAACAGTATTAACTTTCGTCAGCCAAAACGCATTACCAAGCGAGACACACAAGAAGGTAGTGTATTCTTTCATTTTACAAATTCAAAGGGTGAGAACAACGATATCCTCACTCTGGACTTCAGAGGAAACACTGGAAATCTCGATATCAGAGGCGACGTAACCACCGATCGTGGTTTGTTTTCTACTCAGGGAGGATATAACACCGGAGCCAACAGAAAGTTACTCATTTGGCACAATCTTTGGGCGCTTACCAGGGAAGCGATGTTGTTGGATGATAACACACGCAATGAGTTTTTGATTATGTATGCGTCTGTTGGTATACCAGTTCAAATCTATCTGATTGGTCATTACAGTAATGTACTTGAATTTTCTGAGAATGCAGACAAGCCGTTCACACGCGACTATTCGATGTCGTTCACAGTGCAGGAGGTTGTACCGCCGCTGTCAGAACTCCCAACACAGATTCAAGAATTAACCATTGACACAAGGCGTACAGCTGGGCAGACATGACAACACGTGGACAAGTCAGACACGCCTTCCCGGCGTTTCGGGTTTTTATTTTCGGTGTTGATGTTACCGAAGACGTGTTGGATGTAGATGTTGATTGGAACAAAGGTCGTGCTCCAAACACATGCACTATCACACTCGCAAATCCAGACGATAAATATGTCTACACCACAACTGATCTTACTACTATATTCACAGATGTAACTCAATTGGCCTTTCAAAGAAAGATAAGTAAGTTAGTTGAGGCAGGACAAGACCCAGACAAACTAACGGAAATCTATGTTGATGAACAAGATATCGAAGATGCGATTTTATACAATGTTCAATATATAACACCAGAAATAAAACGAACAGTTGTTGGCAGAAAGATAACAGTAAGAGTACCAAACGTCGCAGCTCCAGAAGTAGATGGTCAGGAATCATCTCTCAATCCGTTGATAGGAGATGCGTTTAGGTATCCATTCCAAGCTGAAGATCCAATATTTCACCCAAACGATCCGATACGTGTCTTTTTCAGAGATCCATATGTACCAACTCGCTGGTATCATATGTTTGCTGGTTTTGTTAGCAATTTCGATGATAATGTCGATGAAAACAATCAAAGAATCTTGACTATTGGCGGAGAAGGCCCCCTCAAGCAATTTAGATACGCTCGTGTTACATTCAACCCAGGTATTATTGACATCAACGCTATCAAGCAAGAAGAACTTGACGTTGTGGTCAGAACATTCTGGAGTTCTGGTCTTGCAAATCTAACGTTGCCTGAACTTCTGTTCTTCATAGTGTTTGGTAACGATCCTGAAAATGACGACAAGTTTTCCCTACGTAGGGATAGCCCCGTTGGTGCTGCTGTGGCGCAGGCCACAATAGGTGGTGTCGGGAACTTCAGCTATAAACGTTCAGCTGTTTTGGAATACGGTCCAACCTCTAGTGGTGGAGTTGAGGACGCGCTCAAGGGTATAAACATAACACCAATTGAGGATCTATCTCAATGGCAATCGCTCATAGATCATGAAGTCAAAATAACAGACATAGAGGAGATGATTATTGAAAATGGTGACAGCACTCCATACATGAATGATGTTGTCAGGTATGGTGATGGTACACCAGATCCAACCTCAGTAATAACCATTATCGGTGAAAATCCACAAGACTTTCCTGTTGATGGTGGTCGTCTTTTACTTTTGTTGCCAGCGTCATTTCATCCTTCTGTGAATAGAGAAGCGACATTAAGGGATATACTCAAAAATCCTGCGATGCAGACAGAATTTTCAAGTAGGCTTCGTATAATCTTTGACTCTATTGAGAGGATAGAATTTGTATTTTATGAATCACCCAAGGGAGATTTGATTTGTGAATTTCCTCTGTATGATTTTGATCCAGACGACTGGTCGCTGGAAGAAAGCGCCAAGCTTGTAACTATAGACAATGGCCGTCTATTCACTTTGGTGAATGAAACAGACACACGTGGGCCATTTGGTAGTAGGTATGTCATCACCAAACGCGACACAATAAACTTTAGCAAGCAAATCACTGACGAAAAAGTCAGAACGCAAATAGTTGGCCATTTCAACATTGCACAAGGTTATGCTGAATTGGGTCTAGCTAAAGAATTTCAGTCTGGGGCTGTCATAACATTGAAACATCTTGTGCCATTGTATGGCCTGAGGCTGGAGCAAACAGATCCTAAAGGTATCATTATCACCAAAGAGGCAGCGCATGCATATGCTCATATAACCCTGAACAAGATGAACGCAGATTCCAGAAATATGGGTATCAACGCACTTCCAAATTTTGGTTTGTGGTTGAACAGACCAATATTTATCACTCAACGCAATTGCATAGGAACCACATCCTCACTAAGACATTCAATTAAGTGGGGAATGGGTGGCAGCGTGGACACACGCATTAATATAGGCTATCTTCGTGGTTGGGATGGATTACTAGATAAAAGCGGTAATCCTGTGTACGCAACGATTGGAGGACTACCAAGCAGACCATTGAACTACAAGTTGTTGTTTAAGCTGGTGGATGCTGATTCTGGAAACAACACAGCTACTCCGAGTGCGGGATAATGGCAGGAAGAGACTCATATCCAGGCGAAGATTCTACTGGTTACATGGGTACCAGAGATGGCGCTCGCTACTTGTCACGCATTGTGCGTGGGAAGTTGGCCTCTATTGATCCACCAAATGGAAAAGGCCAGGTAAACACATTAGAGGTGCATGGCACTAGAAATATAACCGTGCCACCATTGTGGTTTTCTGGTAAGGGAAGGCAATCTGCATGGGGCAGGTATATGCCCTTTGGCGGGGAGAACGTGCATGTTGCTTACAGAAATGATGACTCTCCCATTATCATGGGATACGACATAAATGCCAGTGGGGAAGAATTACCGCAAGAGGGGTGGCAGCAACTCAAGAAATTTGCCGATGATGGGATTGCTGGGTTTGCCGTGTTCAGGGAATTGCGTCCTGGTGAATTTGACTTCAAATCGAGTGGTGACGCATATATCCATGGATCAAATCAAGGAACTCTCTATCTCTCCGGAGGCCAAGCGTTTATTAAGCTCAATAAGCAAGCATATCGGTTAGAATCCAAAGCTTCTGAGTATCACTATTCGTCCGAGACAGCTGAAATGCGGTTTGGCACCGTATTTCGAAAGAAAGTACCAACGGATCAAGATGAAACCCCCGCAAGCAGTGGCATATACAAAGAATTTTTAGTTGATGTTAACTTCCCATTGCCGACCGGTACGCCAAGCGTACAATCTCGAGCCAAGATTCATTTTGGCGACATCTTGGATAGCACAAATATACCAGAACTTGGGCCTTCTGGTTTTCCGCTCAGGGGCAAGATTAGCTTGGGTGATGGCGCAGATGCTCTCGAAGTATTCAGTTTATTGATTGATAATCTTGGGAATGTAAACATAGAGCAGTCTCAGCCAGCAACCTATGTTCAATGGAAGACAGACCAGACAAGTGTTGATATCGATGGCGCGTCTGGGCAATTCTACATTTCTCTAACAGGAGCACCGGAGGTTGCGGTTGCCATCGCGGATCATCTGCAGGCTTTGTGGGGACAACTTCAAACAAAGATGAATACGTTTGATACACATGTTCATCCTACTGGTGTTGGTCCTAGTGGAACACCATCGGTGTTGGTGCAGATGCCGGATTGGGATTCGGCTATTAATTCTACAAAACTCAACATCCCGGACGGATAGTAAAATGCCAATGGCTAGTACCATAACAGAACTTGAAGATCCTCTACTCGGTGAATATGGCACTGAGCAAGAAGCCATTGATGCATGGGCTGCTGCGATGATTGCCTTTTTCCTTGGAATGGATCGATTACCTGGAACAGATAGTATTATTCAGGGTCTTGAAGGGGCCATCAAGACAGCAATGGTTGGATTATCAGATCCTGGTGGAGATCCGCCACCTCCTCCCCCTCAAGGACCGTTAAAGTTACAAGCAGGTTTTGTGCAGGCGTGGGTGGGAATTTCAGCAGCAGCTGCTTCTTTGTATGCTGGAGCAGCTTCTGCAACACCACCACCAGCCGTAGCAACTATTGCGGCTGTGGTTCTGCCTTCTGTATTTCCAACAAACATACTCCCCACTACAACAAGAGCACAGGCTGCTACCGCAACAGCAGCGGCTCTTGGTGGAGCTAACGCAACAGGTGGATTGTGGGTGCTTTCTGTTGGTGGCACAGTACCAATCACGTGAGTGACTTATGGCAGAACTGAATCCATGTGTTAAACAGATACTTTGCTCCTTATCGGATTCTGCGCTGCGAAGTATCCAAGCTCTGATAGATGGTCAAGTTGCTATTCTGGAAGCTCAAATTGTTGTGTTCCAGACGCAGCTTCTTCAGTATGATATTCTGGCTCTGCCGGTTCAAGCGGTCCAACAAGCAGCGAATGCTGTGGTTGAAGAAGTAAAACAATCCGCATATCTGATCCCGTTGAATCAAATCAGTCAATGTGTTGATCTTGGCTTTTTTAATCTAAATCTACAGCAATCGATTGATGTTGCGTTGAGCACAACCAATGATTTATTATTTGAGTTGACTCGACTTCTCAGTTATAGGGATGAATTGAATGCAATCGTGAACGAATTGAACGCGGCAATTGACCAGTTTACAAACATCTCTACAATTATAGATGCTTGTTTGTCCGGAGGTTGATCATGGCCACTACACTGAAAATATCAAATGGTGATGTGGTCGTGAATGCCAGCAATGGTAGACCAAAGTTGATTGGGAATCCTGTCAACGAAGAGGACAAGGCAAAATCGAGGGAGAAGACACTACAAGATTTGAGACGTGGGTTGTCTCTCGAGCGTGTACGTAATGGCACCACAGCTGCACTTCAGAACTTGGTTGGCACTGTGCCTCAATTCGGCAGTGCAACTATTTCTATATTGATTAACAGACAAATAAGAGGTATGTTTTCTTTCATGCTGAAACAGCAGAACAAAAGACCAGCCATCAGGCCAAGAAGCGAACGATTTTATTCTATATCTAGATTGCAAATCATACCAGAAGGTAATAAGACCGATTTTCGTTTTAGGCTTGGTGTTAGAACTGCCGATAAAGGGAACACTGAAATATCGGGAGTAGTGGGGTAAGCGATGCCTGTACCAAAAATTACAGCGGATCAGTTTGCTAACGATCTGAATGTTGGCATACAAGACCGAAACGAGGGTCATGACACTGAAATTGGCCCAATTCCGGACATCGTTGTTCAACCCACCGCATTGGTGCTTGAAAATCAGAATGACAGAATCAGAAATGTATCGCAGCTGATTCTATTAGAAGGACAAGAAGAATTTGATGATATCGATGTCGAAGCATTTGTGTACAATGAGTTTTTGACTCGAAACGAGGGCGGTCGTTCCAGCACTACAGTTATATTTTCTAGAGCAACTGCTCCTCAAATTGATACTACTGTTCAGAAGAACTTTCCGATCGCAACCACGCCAGACGAAGAGACTGGTGAGACTGTTGTGTTTGTAACCACAGAATCAAAAACGATGCCTGTGGCATCGGCTGCCTCTTACTACAACCTCGAAACAGAACGGTATGAGCTTGAAGTGGCTGTACAAGCCACCACTTCCGGGAAGATTGGTGAGGTTGGTCCTGGAAAGATTAATAGACCACTTCGTCCGTTGTCTGGCTTCGATTCGGTGGAAAATAAAAGCAGATCTTCAATCGTCACTGATAGAGAGACCAACGCAGACTTGTTGGAGAGATATTCCATCTCTATTGTGGGATCTCAGCTTGGTGTACAAAATGGCTTGCGTTTATTCATTAAGAGTCGTTTTCAAGACGCTGGTGATGTGTTGGTTGTGTTTGCTGGTGATCCTTTGATTACCAGATCTGGTGAAGACTCTGGCGCAATCGATGTGTTTATTACTGGATCACAGAACCTGACCAGATCTGATGAAGCTGAATTCCTAGGTATTGGTCAGCTTATTGTGCTAGATAATCAACCTGTACAGAATATAGTAAATGTTCCTGGATATACCCTTGGGGTAGATTATGAATTCGTGAAGGATACAACCGGTGTAGCCAACAGTGTTCGTGCAGAGGACGGCATTCGCTTTTTGCCGTCTGGTACCACACCTGCCATCGGAAGCTCAATCAATATCGACTATCAACAAGATGTTCTGGTAGCAAACATCCAAGCAGCATTGGACAGTGCGGACACAAATGTTGGTGGGCAAGACCCGCTTATTAGAACAGGCACACAGGTAGATACAACCTTGACAGCAAGGTTGGTAGTTCTACCTGGGTTCTCCTTTACTACTATCCAGTCAACAGTTGTGGATGCTGTCATTGACTACATCAACAGCCTTGGATTGGGTGAAGCCGTTGAAAAGAGCGACATTCAAGCTGTAGTGCGAAATATATCTGGTGTTGACAACTTTGTCTTCCAGGTACTTGACAGGGTTGGGGGAACAGCAAACGCCGACATTGAAATTGACAAAAACGAATTTGCAAGAATCGCCTCTGGTGATATAACGTTGGTGGCGTAATGTCTGTATTGTTCTCAGCAGTGTCTCCCGGAGATGGAGACATAAACGTTCCTCTGAACGCAGAAGTTGTGTTTAGAATGATCAAGACTGTGGGCTCTCTTGATTTGAGCAGCCTGAATGTCATTCTTGACAATGGTGTCTTGGTAGAGGAGCCAATTATTGGTGGTGTGTTTTCGAATGGTTTCGATGGTGAGTATATTGACAATTCTGGTGCTCAAGATTTATCAGATGTCACTGTTGTGATCATTAGGCCATCCGATGAACCTGAATACCCACAAGGGCAAAGAATCACAGTGGGTGTAAACGTGGACTTGGTATAATGGCTGGCATAATCGATTTTAGATACAGTTCGCTTTCTAGTATTGGTTGGACTAGTTCCGACCAAACTATCAACATCACTACACTGGTATTGGGTCAGAAATATTTCATCGTATGGAATGCTCACGCCTACGGATTTGGTGGTACTGATTTTAGTATTGATTGGAAAGTTGATGGTGCCATAGATCCAAGATTTAAGGGACGATGGCAACATGACGATAGCGCTCACAACTTCTATGGCCAGGGCATATTCACTCCTGTTTCAGATACATATATTGGCATTGTAGGAAGAGAGCATTCTGGTACCAATGCTCAAACAAATTTCGTTAGAGCCATTGCAATTGATCTGGAGTATCTAGCTGAAGGTTACGATTACTTCTTCAATGAAAACTCCACACCAAAGGCTGATCTCAACAACACATATACAGATAATCCTGGTGCTTCGATAACCTTTACGCCTGATGGTACGAGCGACTATGCAGTCTTTGCTTTTGGGGCAATTGACAACCCATCTGGAAGCACAAAGGGCACGTACGGTGGAATGCGTGTCTATGATGTGACCAACGCACAACAGCTCTGTGAAATGCAGAGAGATGTATATAATGGTGCTGCTAACCCGAATCTGTCTTACACAATGAACGGTTTGTGGGTGCTACCAGCACCAGCAGCTACCCCACTCACTATCAGAACAGAGTTTATTGGTGCTAATGCGTGGGATCATAGATATTCGAACATTTTCATTGTTCGTTTGAATACGTTTGGTGGCCATAAGTATGACCAGGCTGTGTTGAACACAGTATATTCAGACACATCGACTCATACCGTAAACGAAATTACAACTCCTTACTTGTATGGTTGGAATGCCATATTTGCTCGTGTTGCATGTGATGCGTTGGATGACGCTCAGCAGTGGAACCTTCAAACATATAGAAGCGGCACTGGTACTATTATCAGTTTTGGTCCTGGAAATAAGTTTGCTCCAGCCACACAAAATCCTGGAATCTCTAGTGTTCCAGACGCCATCATGCATGGTGCAAGACAAGGTTCCAGTTCTAGCACTTTATCTAATCTTTGGTCACAATCTCTAGCACAAGCGGCAACTGTTCGCGAATGTTGTTTGCTTGAGTTCAATAATGAATCATATCTTGAATATGAAGAACCAGCAGTATCTAATCAAGATCCTGCGCCGGGGGAAACAGACGTTGGCATAGGAACACAGATAAAGTTTAGGGTTGCGTCGAATCCCATTGGTGGTGTTGATGTTGCAACTATCGATGTAAGCATCGATCAAGGAAGTGGGTACGAGGCAGCTATTATTGGTGGTATTTTCCAGGCTGGATATAGTGGTCCTGGTTCAGTGGTCGCGCCGATTGGTGATGGCAGTGGTTATGATGTTACCATTGTACCAGAAGATCCTCTTCAAACTAGTCAAGTAATCGCTGTTCGAATAGATGCCGACAATGACCTGCAAGGCACAACGATGCCTCAGGTGAATTACACCTTTGAAACTACACCATACGCATTCATCTATTCTTTCGTACCACAAACTTTCCAATTTATCTTCCCGGCAGTGTATACGGAAGAAGTTGATCTTTCAAGTTTGCCGTCTGATTTTACCATTCAGACATCAGGTACAGGTTCTACACCAACGTTTGGCGTTGGTGGAATGACTACCGTTCCAAACGCTGCTGGTACTAGCTTTATCAGAAAGAATGCTGCCGGTCTTGATTTCGAAACTGGTGTTCTTTTCGATGTTGTGGTGTCTGCTGGAGCGGTTGTTGGGAAGACAAAAGTATTAAGATTATTACGTGGGGAACAAGGAGTGGCATCAGTATCTGTTGATTTTTCCACACATGAAGTGTGGTTAGATGACATTGTGAATTCTCCACCATATGACTTCAGACCCAGCATTAAAGGAGACAGCCTGTTCTTCAGGTTATCCATAAAGGGAACACAAGACAATCTAGTAGCCAGATTATATTCTGGCAAAGAAGACTTTGTGGACCCATATCTATTAAAACAAACAGGTGGCCCATCCTCTGTTGTTCCAGCTGCGGTCGATAGTATTGAATTAGGAAGTATTGTGTCTGGTGACAAAGCCATTGTAATAAAAAGTTGCAAGATGCTGCTGGACGAGAACCCAGACGCATATTATCCATTTCCACAGATTTCTAATATTCTACCAACCTCTGATGAGTTGTCTGGTGGTGAAACATTTAAGGTGGAATTTGCCAGCGATATCGATATCGGTGCTGGTAGTGAATTGTTGTTTGTTGATGATGGTGTAAATGACGAATCAACAGGCGCTGCTGGAATCAATGTTAAAAGTGGAATTCTTACTCTATCAACAACTGGCATTGGGTCTGCTATGGCCAGGATGCTCAGAAGTTATAGTGGAGATCTGCCAAGTGGCGCTGACATATCAATTGATTTTGAGGTGGATGCCAATATAGTATCTAGCCCACCACAAAGTGAAGTAATTCTTGCTGCTATGGAAATGCGAGCAAATGGTGTTGTGCTCGCCATAGAAATGGTAGCAGACATTGTGAACAGGGCCTATTTTAGGGCCTTGCTCACCAACAGTGGGATTCCTACCATCAACAAAAAGCTCATCAATACCCAGAAAAGCCAATTCTCCATCAGAATGCTGAGAGCTGGCAAGCAAATAAAAATCTACATTGATGGTGTGAACCTAATCAACACATCTTTGAAAGATGGTCCTGGAATCCTTCGATTCTACAACAAGACCATTACAGACAGAAGCATTAACACCAAAATATCTAACTTCACAGTTAGGCCAGTCGTAGTCATTGGGGATTCAATTGTGAACGTGTAGGAGCTAACATGGCAGCTGTCGTAATCATAAATAGATTCAATGGGGTGTCGCCTGGCGCGGCATCGAACATTACGGGCATAAATACCCGTGCCAACGCGGAGGATACGCACACCACCGCAGGGACCAACAATCCAGTGGCCATTCCAACCACAGGAACTAAATACTCATTTTGGGTATCTACTCAACTCGAGGTGGTTTCTGGATTGGGCGGCACTCTGGACAATATTCGTTGGTTCATGAGTGGAGCTTTGGACCCTGGCCTTACTTTGAAAGGCTACTCTGCTAGCAGTTATGTTGAAGCTACTGGCAGTGTTGGGGACACCGGAGACGTGTTGAACACCACGAACTATCCATCGCTCGGGGCAACACCAGTTGACTTGACACCCTACACGTCTGGTAGTCCATTCTCCATTTCTGGTTCAACCACCAGCACCGGGCCTGTTGGCGATTTCATGGTTTACCAATTTGGTGTTGGGGCATCGGCAAGTCCGGGCGCAGTTACGCCTATCACCATGACCTGGAGATACGACGAGACTTGATATGTACTGGTGGCTTGCTGAATACGACGACGGCACTGTTGTGAGAAAATACAACGAAGATGGATCCCCTGTGTCTGCTGACATCATTGACAGAGACCGTGTGCGAGTCTTTTTGTTGATGAAAGATAGCGATTGCGTCTTAAAGTTGTTCTTAGACGAAAGACGCAAATTAGTGTATAGGAGAAGAGTGGAAAAGACTGTAGGAGGACCAGAAAAAGCCTGTCATATTGTTGGATGGAGAATGAAAGTTGGTGATGAAATCGTTCAATCCATGTCATATGTATTTGAGGATGGATTTATAGAGGCGGCTGGCGATTTCAAAGAAGATCATCCATGGTTCTATCCTCCAAAGCTCAGGGATTTTGAATTGCCATGACCATAACCTATCACGATTTTGCCAAAAGGCATGATAATAGTGCTGTTCACAGTAATTTGGATGGTCTCAGTGTATCTACTGGTGAAAGAGCAATCATCTGTGTTGGCATTCAAGATTATGTCCCGTATGGAATTACCAGTATCGATGTACATCATGACACCTTAATCAATCAAATGACCATGACGAGAGTGTTTCAACATTCTCGGTCTGTTGCTGGTGGTGGTATATTACACACGCAAGTTTGGGTATCAAGCAAAAACACTGGTTTTGGTGGAAATCAAAATTTTGATATCGACATCTATCCAGGCACTGCAAACAGCAGAATAGTGTCTCTGGGTATGAGCGTTGGTGGTCTTAATACGGATGACCTTAATGTATTTGTAACATCCGCAACCAAGAGCGATACTAATAATGCGTTCGACACAACTGCTATTGGCGCAACGCCTATTCCACCCTCGTTGTTGGTTGCATTTTTCGTATGGAATGAAAGAGACAATGATCCAATAATTGCTCCAACCAATGGGTTTATCTGGCTGGGACAAGAAGATACTGGCGCAAATCCAATAGAGAGCAATGCCTATGGATACTTAGCATATAAAATTACAGACGAACAAGGTCTGAATTGTATAACTGGTGTCGGAAATCCAGCTGATTACACGGCCGTAATGGCTGCCTTTGCTGGTTCTCTTCAATATGAAGACAATCACACAACTGATTCGTTCGTGCGGCTCGTATCAGAGATTGATCATGACACAGACACTTTGCTTCGAAAAACCAGTACAAAGCAGCATACAGCAGACTCGTTGCTGGTTGGGGCTAGTTCTGTATTTCAATCAGTAGATACATATCTAAAGAAAACATCGGAAGCTCAGCACTCTGCTGATATGTTCATTAAGCCACCATCACGTCCACCAATTTTGAGGGACTTGTTAATTCAAAATGTTCCTGGTGGAGCGAATGTTGGTCAGTATCCAGTGAAAATTCTTGGCATTCATGGAAACGCAGAAGCCATAAAAAGATTTACCTATGTGCTGCCACCACAGGAGTTCATAATTGGTAAGAGTCTCACAGCACAGTTAGATATTGTAGACTCAATTGTTAAAAAGAAGTATGAGTCTACAGCCTTGGAAGAAGAACTCGAGCCAGTAGCCGAAATTCCATTGGACAATTTGGAATTCAGTGGCTTTCCATCTTATTTTGAACCATCGGTCTTTCCGTATGAAGAATTTGTGAGTGGTTGGAAAGACTACGCTAAGATGTCAGATGATCCAGTAGAGGAAGGCTTTGAAGAACCACCTGTCTATTGGAACGATCTTACAGGAGATGGTTGGACCAAGAACAGAATCTATCCCGAAGAGAATTTGGACCCAAGCTATCTTGAATACGGAACTGGAGACAACCCAACAACTCCAGTGAAAGATGTTGAAGATTTCTCAGATTGGTATCCACCACATCCAGTGTCGTTGGTTCAATCGGTTGGAGCTTCTCACATTGCTGGTGGATCATCGTCCATTCCCATAACTTTCGGTGTTACACCAACCCCAGGAAACATTCTGATACTGGCTGGATCTTCCATCATTCGTGCTATTACGTCTATAGTTCAAACTGGCGTAACTTGGGTTGGAAATCGTGACGGCTCCATGGAGTATTGGGTTGGATATGATGTAGATGGTACTGTGACACCATCGTTGACGGTAAACTTGGCTGCTGGTGACTACAATGCAGCGTTCTTTGTTGCGGAATACACCGGGTTGTTGTCTGATGTTAACGTGCTTGATGTAAACAGAGGTGGATACTTTAGTGGCAGCGATGTGGTTGTACTTTCTAGTGGAATAAATGGACAACAACAACAGCTATGGGCTACAGTTTCTGCATATTATCGCAATGATACCATTCTTCTTGGTTGGTCTAATGGTTGGTCATTGGCTGGAGAGCAAGTAGGTAATCCTGGTGATAGTTCAAATGGAACCAAGGTACAGCTTTGGCATAGATTCCATAATGGATTGGACGCGACCTCGTTCTTTGGACAGATGAGTCCAACTAGTGCTGGCGACTGCAGATTGAGAACGTTCAATACGGAGTAATTATGGCAAAAGCTGACTGGAATTTTTTCGAATACAATGCTCCTGGAGACCAGGTTTTTAATGGTGTACAGACTGCAACAGAAGTGTCCCCTGGTGGAGACACTACAGCATTGAAACTCACCTATGGAGCCTGGACTGGAGGCTCTCCCAATCCAGTAATGGGATATATGTATAACGGTCCTGACATTGGTGAATTTCCACTTTTGGAAGGGCAAATCTCTGCAGCTATTCGTTCCAACTACTCTGGTCCACTTTTGACTGGAGTTATCCTACGATCACAAATAAATCTGAATGGTGTAATTTCTGATCCAAATGATCTTAATTTCTATATGGCTGGTGTCGAAATGGACGCCACCACAGACAACAACGCCTATTGGGCGATGTATAAAATAGTAAATGGTGTTGCAAGTAAGATTGCTGGAACATTTATCTACAACGTGGTTGATTATTCAACTTACTATACTCAATTCGAGATGCGTTTGATCAACAATGGTGGAAATGTAGAAACATACACACGAAGAAACAATGGAACTCAGCTCACATTGCCAGGAAGTCCTGGTTGGACAAATTTTGGGCTCACAGATATAGATTCTTCCCCAGGTGTCTTGTACAATGCTGGGTATTGGGGTTTTGGCATTATGGCCAGAACTTCTGGTGCGTATATCAGTAATGGGCACTATTGGGATCGCGTGTCAATCACGCAGGAGTTGATTGACTAATGGCACAGGCAAACTGGACAGAATTTAGAAATGGTGCCGATTTCGGCGGCTATGGGTTGCGACTTGTAGCCAAAGAAACATCTCAGTCATCTTTCCCGCCTGGTGCCAGTGGTAATCCTATTCTACATACAGAGTTGTCGTCTGGTGGAACAGTGCCAAAGATTTGGGGGCAACTCTATAAGGGACCAGGCAGCGCGGTTCTACCAACAAAGTATTGTGCTATCTCAATGGCAATGGCTGGTGGTGTGGTTAACCCAAACAACTTCAGGTTTGGGGCAATTATTAGTCCAGCTTTGATAGGTGATGATGGATATTATCAAGGAACACCAACACCAGACGCAGACATCGATCTTATTATGGTTGGGTTCAACAACAATCTTGGCACAACTGGTCTTGATCTTTGGACAAGAAGGATTGCAAATGGAGTTACGGTGGCTGGTGGTGAAGCCAATGCTCCATCTGCTTCTCTTGAGAGTGTTCCAAAAATAGGCGGCACACAGTGGAGACAATTTGAAGTAGTTTTCCTACTCAATGATCTTGTGCTAGGCAGCGAAGATTTTAGAATGATGATCCGCTACAATGGTGGTACAGAGATGACACCGCCTGGTAGTGTTGGCTGGTCTGATTGGGAGCAAATTGGTTCATACGATTACAATACCGAAATACTTGGTGTTGGCATTGATTTGTCTAGTGGGTTCTATCCTGGTTTTGGGTTTCAAACAGACAGCACATCTACCAACTGGTATGGAGGATCACCATATTTCTTGGAGATGGAAGTTGAAGACGTAATTATAACCAACTACGAAGTTATTCCTCCGTGAGATTGATATGGGACAGCTTGATTGGGAAAAATTAACATCTGGTGCTGGTACCATCGTTGATGGTCGCCAAGAGAACGTTACGGTGCCTGATGACCAGCTAGCTCACGATTTGTATTGCAGAAGTTTTAGTGGTGATCGTGGCCATTGGTTTTTCAAGTACATCAGTGAACAATACACATTGATTCAGGATTTGAGTATTCGAGCTGCCTTTTCTATCAAAAAGACAGATGCACTGGTGCATATGGCAGGTATTGGCTTGCGCATGGATGATGATGTTACAGTGACACCAGTTTCTGGTGACATTATAGATCAATTCACGCCCAACGGATATCAACTGCTCATTCTGGACGATCACACATTGAATTTGTATCGGTTGCTAAATGGGACATCTACCAAGTTATATGAGCAGCCGCTTCTTGGTGGAACCAATGGACAATATAAATGGTTTCACATTAGACTCGATTTTCTTTTGCAGTCCGATGGAAGGGCTGTTGTACAGGTATTTACCAACGATCTAAACTATCATCAGATAACCACTCCAGATTGGTTGAAGGTAAGCCCAAATATTCTAGAGAATAGAAGTGGTATCCCTCAAACTGATAAAATTGGGATTGGCGGTTTGATTACTCCCGGAGAAAGCACCTTCGTTGACAGAGTAGAGATATATAAGTCATGACAACTGAGACCAGATATACTGACCTAGGTTCTTACGTTCCAGCTGGTCAATTTTACGATGCAATTGGGAACGTAATACCTTATAGAAGTGGCAATACCCAGCTCAGATTATTGACCAATAATCCAAATACAACCTATCAAATATTCGTCAATGACATTGAGAGTGGGTTTGTTACGACCGATGTGAATGGAAACGCCATTTTCGAGCTACATCTTCCTCTTGGAGATGTGGTAGTAGAATTACATCAAGAAGCTAGTGAAAACAAAGTCACCGCGTATGTCACAACCAAAGATTTCAGCGTGTGGCATGCCGCCATTGCTGAACAAGCAGAAGTAATCGATGACTACATTGAGTCAACACTCAAGGCGTTCAGGCTTGCTGAGGCTGGCTCTACAGATATTGATTTGGCGCATGGTGTACGGCTTCTTACCCCTAACGAATTTGGTGCTGATCTCGAGACATATAGAGAGATTCTTCAATTCATGCGTCAGGCGTTCAGACAATTCGGTGGCAGATTGTCTGGGAAACGTGCTGTGGTCGCGGCTATCACACAAGTAAACCCTCTTATCTTTTCGCGTTCTATAAACGCCCCACGTTGGATTCTCGGACGCAATAGGTTGCCAAACAACGATTTTCAAGAAGCTGTCCGTCCTTTGGATGGCAGTGACCTAGTGACAGAGATCAATTCCGTTGGTGATTTTGTTACGCTGGTTGAAGCAGATGCCTATGCAAACACGGGAACCGGAACACTCACATACAGCAAACGCTTCAAACGGTTTGTTTGGGTTCCACCGGACATACTTAAATTTGTCCCACTTCTTAATACACCAAGATTCTATGATAGCCCGGTAGTTTCTGTTGATGGTAGGTATGTAATTCCTACCGGAAGATCCAAGGCGTTTTTCGATTCATTGTTTGCTCCAACAGGTTTTACTCCAGCTACCGGGGTCAGACTCTACCTCAATGTAGACAATCGTGGTATCTTCATCCCAAGGTTATGGTTTGATTTTGATGTAGGTTTGGTTGCTGGTTCTATGAACCTATATATGAAAAATAGTCTGCATTATGAACAATTTAGGCGAGTACAGAGTCAACCCGGTGGTTCGTTGGACGGATATCTTGAAGTAATATCCGTAAGCGATCATACAGAATTAAATGTAAACCCAGCAATACTCACTGGAACAGGCACTATCAACTCAGATGGTTTTGGAAATCTATCGTATCAGTCTCCAACCGATGGTGCTTTGGGAGCACCAGTTACTTTCACTCCAGGTGGAGTCTCCAGATTATATTCAGATAATGGGACAGACCACATTGATGTGTTTGTTGGCTTTGACACCCCACCTACAGCAACCGACACATTCGTCATAGAAAATAGGTATCAAAGCCCAATTGAAACTGTCTTGTCTACCACCAAGCTCAGAATCAACTCTGAAAATGATTTTATTGCAGATGGACCATCAACTGTTCAAGTGCTAGATGGCCCATTCAGTCATCATAGGGATGTCTTTGGCCTTGACCAAAAATATGCCTTATTGCAGGCATCTGTGTCTGAAAATGACACAGAAGTTGTGGTTACGAATGGTACGATGGAAAGCTTCAACAGCGTAAATGGTGTTGTTGATGTTCCATTCGATGTGATTATCGGCAGAGGACAAGGTAATGATTTAGGTACTGGAACATTAGTTGATTTTGAGTTAAATCCTATTGGTGGATCATATGGACATGAAGCATACATTGAAAATTTCAGCGGTTCATTTACTTTAAAAAGAGGGATCACACACATATTGCTAAATGTGTTGTCAGGATCAGGTGATAAATATGTGAGTTGCATGAGAGGTGTACATCCCGTATTGGATGTTAATGAGTCGTCTCAACAATTACTTATACGATACGATCGTACTAATTCAGCTGGTGTGCAGGAACGAGCACATAAAAATGTTCCATTTGCAAGCTTATGGTATGTCTATATATTAGCAACAGATCCCAGCATTCCTGATGAAATAAATTTTACTAATCAGATGGAATTTGATTGGCAGCAGGCTGGAACATTTCTTCGTTGGAAACCCCCGTATTCTTCTACATGGAGTTCATTTGTTTCAATCGGTGGTGGTGGGTATATTCGTCTTTACAGCGCTCCTATTGATGGTTATAAATGGATTGATATTTATGTTGATCCGCTAAATATTGGTACACTTCCAAATGTGTCTGGAGTTAAAGCGGCGATACTACATCAATTTTCTATTGTAAATTCTGTTACTACAAGTATTCGTGTTACTCCATGGAGTTCTGGAGAAGTTGCAACAGTAATAAGTGTAACACCAAGTGGTGGTAATGAAATTTGGGCTCTCAAAGACCCGATAAAGGGCAACTATGATATTCTGAATGGAACATATGAAGTAATACCAAAGACACGCGTGCCACCAATTGAGTCTGGGAGTGAAGACACATTTGGCGACTTGACCATAGACACAGTTGTTTCAGAAGAACCGGCGTTGGTGTCCAGCCAAGCAAACATTGTGATTGGAGAACCAAAACTCCCATCTGGATGGATTGACAAGTCTTCCGCTCCTCGAGAATTTGTGATGACTCCTGAAGCAAAATTTGCAAAGGGAGCCATACTTATCGATGACACAACTCACGATGTTATTTTTGAAAGAAGTGTGCCATTTCGTCAGGATCAATGCGGTTTCTTGTTCAATTTCAAAGTATGGGTACGTAACGTAGCTTTGAGCGGACATGCTTTGGAATTTAAGTTGGGGTTTGACTTTGGTTCTGGCCTGATAGAAAGTTCTGGGTTGTTGGTGTCTGATCCAACAGACACCGTACAATATCCTCAGATGTTAGAATTTTCACAGGTATTGCCGCCAGATGCTACTCAATTCAAGGTAAGTATCAGAAGAACCACAGGTGGAAGTGGGGCAGAAAGAGCCATAGTAGAGCGTGCAGTATTGCTTCAAGAGCCATTTGACTCTTTGTATCTGGGTGATGGCACTATTCCAAGATCTGGTGGACGATCTAACTTCGGTTCTTTGCTGTATGTGTGGTCTCCAGATGAACTTTCTGTTACAGAGAAGAATGTGCTCGGATTGGATGCTCCATCTATATCTGGTTTGATCAGAAACATACACAATGCCCACGAACAAATCGATGCCTTCGATGTTACTGATGTAGTTAGTGGCGATGTTGTAAATGTACGAGGGTTTGTTGATGAGGCAGAATGGTTAGGTGCCACTCTTACCAATCTGGAAATAGAGAGTAGGTCACCAACTAGGTTCAGCTATCTTAAGCCAGTACGTATCAGCCAGCAAGAAAATGAAGAGCTTCAATTTACACAGGTGGCACCATACGTAGCCAACCTGTTTTTCTATTGTGATCAAGACCAAGACAGAGCAATACTCTATCAAAATGGTATTCCACTACCAAACAACCAATGGCAATTCAATACAGCGTCTGAGATAGAAGTGCTGTCTGGTTTTGTGCCTGGTGCGACATATACTATTGAGTATCAACTATTGACACGCATGGAAACAGGCCCAATCGATTTGAGTACACCGCCCAATAATGGAAATGAGACGTGGTTTGCTGATTATGTGGTGTGGAACAGACACACAAGTGATGTGTCGTCCATTAGAGAAGTGTCATCCATCTTTTTCAATGCGGCCTTTGAATCTACGCTTCCAAGGCGTTCTGATCAAGATAAATTGAAATCGGTGTTGACAGAAGACATCGGCACGGCCAAAAGAGTTGTCCCACTGTCAGCATGGATATATGTTGATTCGTCCACTATAAGATTGGACGGAAACCAATATAATCCAGCAGCCATTTACAATATTGAATATAACCAACAATTGGTTGACCCAGCACGTGCTGTTAGCATAATATCAGAGGTGAGAAGCGCAAACACAGCGTTCAGTTTGAGTGCTGCCACATACTTTGAATTTGACATCAATAGTTGCATCGATGGAAGCAAGCGATTCCATCAGATTAGGCTCACGTTCAAGAACATCTCAGATATTAGAGATTTGAGAGTTCACAGCGCTGTGGTCAAAGGTTTGAATATGACTGGTGTTGGATCGCCACCACCCGGATTTTAAGAGGAAGTTATGGACAGAAGCCTATATCCTGAGGGTGTTGAGGTACGGCAATCAGACCTCAAAAATACGGAAGATACTCGTATTTTCCATATTCTACGAAGACAGACAGACAGCTCCAACACGGGTGTGGTTTCAGGACTGTTGGTCACTCCAAATGGTCCAAACGTTGATATTGCTGTTGGTTATGGGTATTCTCCAAGTGGAGAACTGGTTGAAGTTGAAAACGGTGTCGCTGGAGTAGAATTAGCCAATTCAACAGCCGGTGTCAAGAACTTCGTACTAGCTGTGTATACAGAAACACACGACAACCCACGACCACATGAAACATCCGGAGATAGTTTTCCAACACGTGCAAATAGAAGTGTGCGAATCGAAGTTTTGTCCGAAAGCCAATTTAATGCTCTACCGATCGAGGATACCAATTTAGACAATACCAGTTACAATAGATCTTTGGTCTTGGCGGTAGTGACAGCGCAAGGCAGTGGCGTCAATCTAGTCACATCAAACATCGAGCTTTCTTCTGCCTTTGGTGGTGGTGTAACTGCTACTGTTACTGGAAGTGCTATTCCAGGAGTAGCCATTATTCGTGTTGATGAGAATACACCAGCGGGCGTTGGTACGTTGTCCTATACCTATTCTACGGGTGAATTGGAATGGGTGGCTCCAGACGACACGTCCGGTGTTCCAGTCAACGTGGCAATTGGTGGAGTGTTTGAGCTTTCATCACAGCCATCTGGAAATATTCTAACCGTATTGGTATCAAATTCGTTATTGCCTCTGGCTGATGATAGTGCCACAGTTGCTGTAGCAAACATATATACACAAACTGTCCCACATCACACAGCAAAAGACGATCAACACCGGTCCTTTATCGGTAGTGGCGTGCCTACACCAACCAATCCTCATGGGTTGACTCCTGGAGATCTTGGTCTTGGTGAAACCAACACAGAATTTCACCAGGAAGTATTTCACTCGAGCGGTATAAGCCCAGACTCTGATCCAGGGTTCCTTGAACCAATAGTGAACACTGGCGGCATTCCACACTCTATTGATTTTACACAAGCTATTGCAGGAGATAAGCTATATCTTGGTGGGTTCTATCACAATACCATCAATGGTCCTCTTTTGCAATTCACGGACATAACGGATGACGCACAGATTCTGTTCAATACGTATGCCGTGATTGGGACAGGAAACAGTATAGCCACATTGCAAAAGCGGGAGCGTGTGCGGTATGTTGACACACCACCTCCTACTATTTCTACATTGGCACAATTGAAAGACCTGAGCAACAACTGTCCGGCCGGAACAGCACAAATTCAATATGTGTCAGCAAGTCAGCGTATTTATTTCAAGGCTCCAGGCGATGCTGGTTTTGGTCCATATGTTGATTTGGATTACATTGTAAATTATGATCCTGGAATCATTCGCTTATGGAATGAAACAAGGGAGTATTGGATAGATTTATTTGTAAAAGAAGATTCCGATTGGGCCATTGGTGATGTGACGGTCGATCTTTTAGTTACAGCAATGTTGACTGCTGCACAGCTCAGCGATAGACTATTACTTAGCACAACAATGTTTTCCGGTTCAGGCACCGGATTCCTTGGAAATGGCTTTGGACCAGCCAACAGTCCCAACGATCCAAACGATAAACGAGTGTTTGGGTTAACGGATGGCGTGGACATGAAGGCTGGTTTTGATTCTTATGTTGACAGTGGTGAATGGTATGGTATTTCAGAGCTGGGACAGTTCATTATTGGAACTCCATGGAAGAATGCTCAAGGTCTGAAAACATGTCTTGCGCTTGGGAGTTCAGATCCAAACGTGATTCCTTTGAGGATTTATCCAGTATCTTCTTTGCCAAGTTTGGAAGTTGAGGACGCTGGAGCAGTATATAACTACAGTGGTTCTCTGTACGTTTGGAATGGATACTACTGGACTACTACCTGGTAAAGAGGTAAGTGATGGATAGAAGCTTATACCCAGAGGGAGTAGAGGTCCACCAATCAGACCTCAAACATACTGAGGACACACGCTCCTTCCATATTTTACAAAGACACATTGATAATACCTTTCCAGGTGTTGTTGCTGGTCTTTCTGTAACTCCAAACACAGGCAACCCAGCATTGCTCGATGTTGAAGCTGGATATGGATATACATCTGATGGAGAGCTGGCTGAACTAGAATCCGGTATCACGGCTGTTTCTTTGGCCAACTCTTCCGTTGGTGTTGAAAATCTTGTGGTATTGGTATATACGGAAAGCTACGATAGACCACAACCACACGAGACGTCCGGAGATAGTTTCCCAACAGAAGCAAATAGGAGTGTGCGGCTAAGAGTATTCACACGAGCACAATATGATGCTCTTCCAGAGAGTGACGACAATTTTGATAATGATGCTCGCAATAGAACTCTGATTGCAGCATCGGTCATAGCTCAGGGATCCGGAGTATCTATCCCGTCTTCTGCAATACAACTTCCACCGATATTTGGAAGTGCTATCAATATTGCCAACCTTACAAACAATGTTACCGGTGTTACAATTTCATCAGCAGAAGCCGGAACAGCAAACGGTAACGGAACTTTAGTATTCAATTTCAATGATGGAACTCTCACTTGGACCGCGCCAGATGACACTACCGGAAATCCGGTAAATGTATTGGATGGTGGTTTCTTCGAACTTGAGTCATTTCCATCCAACAAAACTTTGACAGTATTTGTATCTTCTGCAATTCTGCCAGTATCCAATCAAACGGACACAATTCAGGTACAAAATCTTTATTATGAAGATGCACCGAGACATTCATCAAATGATATTCATCACCGATCTCTGGTTGGTAGCGGTGTTCCAACACCGAATAACCCACATGGTCTGACACTTTCGGATCTCGGTATTTCTGGAACACCAATTGAAGAACACCAGACGCTGATGCATTCAAACGGCATCAGGCGTGACTCTGATATAACCACACTGCAGGCGGTAGTAAATACTGGAGCCTCTCCAGACGAACTATCAATCACAGTCGGTCCAAATTTTTATGTGTATCTCCGTGGTACTTTATTCATCTCATCCAATCAAACAGCCGTCCCAATGACGGACGTGGTAGATAATACCCAAATTTTGTTTGAAATATTTGCTAAGAATGGACCAAATAGCCAGACAGACATCGAAAAACGAGAGCGTGTAAGATTTGACACACTCAGCACACTAACGACTTATGTACAACTTCGTGATTTGAGTGAAGGCACTGTTGCTGGTGCTGGTCAAATTGCTTTTACCACTGCTTCTAACTTGCTAACATATACAGCACCCGGTGATTCGGCTGGACCAGCAAAAGCCATCCCGTCCAGCGGATCGTTACCAATGCGTTTGTTTAGCAATAATGGTATCGATTATATCGATTTGCTGGTTAGTTCATCGTTGGGAACCTTTGGGGATTTGATTGGTCCACTGACAATCTCGGATCGTCCAACCACTAACGAGTTAAAAGATCGGTTGCATATTTGTACGGTTGTCTACTCGGGTGCCGCGACTGGTTTCTTGGGGAATGGTTTTGGCGTCAATAACGCTCCAAACGAAGTATTGGACAAGCGGCTATTCGGAATCACTGCTCCATTCGACATCAGGGACGATGCAGCTCTTTGGTTTGATGGAGAGACCGATGAGGCTGAAAGTCCAGCGTCTATAACACATCGTCAAGTAGGGATTCTTGATCCGAACTATGATGGGCCGAACGTTGTTAACTATGCTCTTGGTAGAGCACAGCTTACCGTAGTTGGTAAAGCACACACCTACGGACGCAGCACAGAACAATATGGTATCTTCAGTGCCGCACAATACAGTACCGCTGAGGATGGGCTCAAACAGGGTATAAGATCCGATGTCATCTTGGACTTCGGCAGTGGCACGATGGCTAATGCCGTTGGTCTTTTGTCATTGGTGCGTGGTCAACATGTAGGTGGCACAGTCACTACAGCAGACAGCTTGTGGGGAAGAGTTGATGTTGATTCTGGTGCCAATGTTGGCAATGCCATTGCGGTCCATGCTCAAGCTCCTGGTGGAACACACTCAGCAGCAACAGAAATAACCAACGCGTACGGTATTAAGGTAGAAAACCAAAGCCGTGGTGTTAACAATTGGGCAGTTCACACAGGTGTAGGTCGTGTTCATTTTGGTGATAGGGTAGAAGTTGAAGACACAGCATTCTATTTGGAACTCGATGGTTCCAATCCAAGGATTGTATTTGACACTGCTAGCCAAGTAGATAGGCTCGAGTATGTTAGAGCGTCAAATGAATTGAATGCATACATTGCTGCATCAAACATCTGGAGTCTTGATGTTGGGGGTTTCGATTTTGGTGTTACAGAAAGAACCAACATTAGGTGGGGCGCAAACGCAACGCGTGATGGCTCTACTAATCCAAACGCAGATGGCGCTCGTATTGGTTATGCTGGATCTGGTTTGCAAGCAATAGTAAATGCCACCGGAAATGTACCAAACAATTTCTTATTGATAGAGAAAACCGACAGTGGACAAACAGCACCAGACGGAGCTATTGTTCTTGCAAATACTGGAAATGATGGTATCATTGATGCATCATTGATTGGCCTTGGTAATGGAAACTTCTGTCCTGGGTTCAATAATGCTCAGGATTGGGGATTGTCTGGTCAACAATGGAACAACGTACGTGCAGCAAATCTAAGAGGGGATTTGGTGTACGGATTGGACAAAAACGCGTTTAGAACACCATCAACTCAAACATACCTCATCGGTTTTTCTGGTATGAACTGCGGCCAATCACAAAATGGATTTCAGGGTGGTCAATCAAGATGCTATGGACAAGGAAGATCCTTATACAAATTGGACATTGCTGGTTACATAACCATTCCATGTGGTGGTTTTAAGGGCGGTAAACTCACCCAAGTTCATGTATATTGGACTAAGTTCAACATGTTTCAGGCATTCAACATTCGTGTTAGAATGTGGAAAAGAGCAGTAAACTTTAATGGTAGTGGATCTCAAGTAGCAACTGAATTTAACACTGGTGTCACAGATGCTCTTACGGCATACGATACAGTATTTAATATAAATTCTGGCACAGATCAGGACATAGATGAGACGACACATTTTTATGTTCAGTGGGATTTTACTTCGTCAGGATGGGCAGCTGGAGATAATGAGCCGATGGTGATTCACGGTGGCAGGGCATCAGTACAGGCGACAATCATAACCCCAGAAGGATTTGTAGGATAGGAGATTCAGATGGCATTATTGTTGACAACTGCGGTCAGCCCTGGCGATCTTGAGGGATTCGATTATGATCGTGTCAAAATTGTAGATTTTCAGCTCAAGACAGAAGCAAAATACATACGCTTTGTGGTTGAATATGGTACGATTCAAGATTCCAAATGGGTAGCCGGTATGTTTCAACCGGTTGGTTTTCCCAAAGATTATGCGATTAGAGACATGATTGGTCAGGTTGATGGCGCAGGAGATCCGATACCTGATGTTACGGATTTTACTGACATGGTAGCCTCTCTGCCAACAGATGGTGCAGAGCTTCTATATGATGGTGTTGCTCGAGTTTTGTATCAATGGTTGATTGATAATGGCCATTTTGCTGGAACCATCGAGTAGGGATAAATCCAAAATTCTTTTGAAATATAGTACCCTACAGGAGACAGCCATGTCTGAAGCAGAAGTCAAAGGCAACGGTGGAACTGACCCCAAAGATGCACCACCAACAGAGAACAAGCCCAAAAAACCTGGTGGGTATAGGCTTACAGAAACTGAGGTTCTTAAGTTCAAGAACTTGAAACTTCAACAGGAGCTGAAAAGCAGAGAATTGGATAACCTTGCTTTGCAGGAGGAATTGATTGCAAAGATGGTTTCTCAACGAGTTGGTGAAGATGTTTCACGATGGAAATTCGATCTACAACAATCCATTGTGATCAGACCGCAAACAGAAGGTATGGTAACACCCGACAACCCAAACCCATTCACTAGGTCTGTTCCTCTTCCCAAAGAGGTACCAAACGTACAAGAGGTGTCTCCTGAAGCTACTGAAGGGCAGACCTGAGCGAAAGCTTTTGGTTGGGGTAGACCCTGCTGGTGGTGAGTCCTTCACCACAGTTTCACTTGTTCGTGTCACATACGATTATTCTCAAACCATGCAACGGTTGTATGAGATTGTGTGGTTGCAAATGATGGTTCCAAAGGACCTCCTCGATCCACAGGCTCCAAGTGGTCGTGGCGTTGCTGTCAAGTACAGATTGTGATAGAATAATAGTAACCGGCACGTCCGCGATCCGGGTCAACAGCGCGGTCTCAACTCAAACCGTTTTTGGAGGAAGAGATGAGACAAGTACGCGCAAAATTCCGTTGTTTGTCAGTCACCAAGAAGTGGGACCGTTCAGTCATCGTCGAGTTGGGTCCAGTCCTTCAGAATGGCAAGAATCCTGAGAATGCGGTGTTCTGGAAGTTCACTCCGTCAGGCGATGCCACGTTGAATTTCCGAGGTCCGGCACTCGACAATCGAGGCAAGGAGTATACGCCAGGAGACTACTACTACGTCGATATGTACAAAGACGAAGACGGTGGTTGGTGCTTGACGACAGTTTCCAAACATGGACCGGAGAACGGTGATGTGGAGTTGAATACTCGTGGAGGGAAGTACACCGCAGGCCATGGAGAAGATGGTTTTTCGTACGGCAAGATGAGGATGGGGCTCGACCACACCGAGGCACTCCACTGGTTTGATAATCCGAGTGGTAGTTGGGGTGTTCAGTTCACCTGGGCTGAAGCTTCAGATGATTGATGGTGGGTGTGGAAGGAATCGAACCTTCACGGTGCCAAAGCACGCTTGGTCTACAGCCAAGCCCGTGTCCATAGCGGTCTACACACCCATGGATGGAAGAGGAGCTGGGAATCGAACCCAGATAAACGGGGCCAAAACCCGTTGCCCTGCCATTGAGCGACTCCTCTGTGGAGGCCAGAGTCGGAATCGAACCGACGATGATGGAGGTTGCAGCTCCATGCCTTGCCACTTGGCTATCTGGCCTTTTGGGGCGATTGGGGAGAATTGAACTCCTCGTCTTCCGGGCCACAACCGGATGCTCTTCCATTGAGCTACAACCGCCATAAAGCACCCGGCCGTCATCCTCGGACTTTCGGCTTTCGCTCGGTCCAATTCGGCTTTCGCCTGCGGCCGGGTGCAATTTAAGCTGGCGGATGGGGCAGGACTCGAACCCGCAGTGCACGAATGCATCGCCAGTTTTCAAGACTGGTGCCTTACCAATTAGGCTACCCATCCGTTTGGTACGGGAGGTGAGGGTTGAACTCACGACCCCCGGCTCCCAAAACCGGTGCGCTACCACTGCGCTACTCCCGTACGTAAATATTTCTTCAAAATCTGTCTTGCCCTCCTTTTTCTCTTTTGTTTTCTTTGCTTTTTCCTGTCGATTCTGGTGCGATTCAGGTTTTTGCAATACCGACACGAACAGTGCGGTACGTCACCTGTCATGATTACTGCTTTCTTGAATTCATCCTTCATCACAACCTCACAAGAAAATGGCGGAGCGGGAGGGATTCGAACCCTCGAGTGTGCAAGCACACCAACGGGTTAGCAACCCGCCGCCTTACCAGGCTAGGCTACCGCTCCTCTATGTGAGCGTGCCTTAACTACTGTGTGGTTGTGAATAATGATGATAGGAGTAACACGGCTGCGACTGACCAACAAGGGCGTTGGCAAGAACAGCGAAGCCTGTGTTTTTCATCACGGTATCCATGACGTTCTCCTATCACTTCCAATTAGATCATAATCACGTGGTGGTTGTCAATTTATCCATCAACTTCATCAAGGAAGCCTTGAACTCGAGGAATCCACTGATACAACCAATTCACCATGTCTGTGTGAGAAATTACTGTGTTGGGTCTTCCATAAACAATGTCTGGGTGAGCTGCCGTGGCTTCCTTCAACAACTCTAATGCATCTTTTTGTTGCTGTTCGTCCATGTCCGGATATAGGTAATGATTGATGTGCGGTCACCAGTATGTTATACTTGGAGTGAGATGGCGAATAAAACGCACAACTCGATCGCTGTCGCAGGTTTCCTCCTGCGACTCTTATCCTTGTAAAAAGTAAGCTACGGGAGTGGCGGAATCATGGTAGACGCGCATGCCCGAGGAGCATGTGGCTTGTCCGTGCGGGTTCGAGTCCCGCCTCCCGTACCAAGGGTGCGTGGTGGAACTTGGGATACACGCCAGATTTAGGATCTGGTGCCTTCGGGATTGAGGGTTCGACTCCCTCCGCACCCACCAATCGAGAAAGTGGTGTGGCGTCAAGCACGTAGGAGGGCGTCATCGAGCTACGACAGGGTTCCAGGGCGCGTAGCTCATGGGCAAGTGGTGGAACTTGGTATACACGCTGGCTTCAAATACCAGTGCCTTCGGGATTGAGGGTTCGATTCCCTCCTTGCCCACCAAGCTGGGGTGGTGGAATTGGTAGACACTGGAGACTTAAAATCTCCTGGGCAATTGCTCGTGCGGGTTCGAGTCCCGCCCTCAGCACTAATAATTCACACGCACAGCATGCTGTGTTATAATGATCGTGATGTTACCCCTCGGCACACATTCGGTCGCAAGGACCGGAAGAGTCGTCATAACGACGACAATGTGGGCCGGTATTAAAGCGAATTTTCGAGATACCACCGTGGCCTAACTGACCTCCTTCGGTGGTATCGACAAAACGGTCAGAACCTACTGAAGGACAGTTGGGTCACGTCTCGGTGCGTGACGGAGCTGGTGAACCGGCCTGACTGTCACTCAGGAAACGACGGGTTCGATTCCCGTACGCACCGCCAAAGGGCCAGTAGCTCAGTGGACAGAGCACTTGGCTACGGACCAAGGTGTCGCGGGTTCGACTCCTGCCTGGCCCTCCACTTGCATTTGTTGCGGGATAGTTCAGTGGTAGAACATCTGGCTCATAACCAGACCGTCGCGAGTTCGATTCTCGCTCCCGCTACCAAAATTATGGGGCAACGCTTGTCAGAGCGTGGGGTAGACCATGGGGCTGACACCCCAGAAACTGTGCGCTGGCTCGCTAAGCCAGAGGGTGCGAATGGTCGATGCATGGAAAGAGCGCGACGCCCCAGCCCCGCCTTTCATTGTCCAGGTGTAGCTCAGATGGGAGAGCACACGACCGATAATCGTGATGTCAGTGGTTCAATTCCACTCACCTGGACCAGTGCGCGGGTAGCTCAGTTGGGAGAGCGTCTGCCTTACAAGCAGAGGGTCGCAGGTTCGAGCCCTGCTCTGCGCACCAAAACCGCCAGTGGGCTAGTGGCTGGTCCCCTGCCTTCCAAGCAGGCGCACGTCGGTTCGATTCCGACCTGGCGGTCCAACTCGAGAGAAATGGCGAGTAGCTCAATGGTAGAGCCGTCGCCTTATAAGCGACAGGTTGGTGAGTTCGATTCTCCCCTCGCCTACCAGTCGCGAATATCGGATCTGTCCGTCAGTAGCTCAGTTGGACAGAGCAGCGGGTTTCTACCCCGCGTGTCGGGGGTTCGAGTCCTCCCTGGCGGACCATCCGGTTCGCTGAGGAGAAGACCATCGGCGGTGTGGGCCGGTGGCGCAACGGTAGCGCAGCGGGCTTTTAACCCGTTTGTTGAGGGTTCGATTCCCTCCCGGCCCACCAGCCGGGTGGTGAAGAAACAAGGGTCTATCGTTCAATTGGTAGGATGCCGGTCTCCAAAACCGGAGATCTCCGTTCGAGTCGGAGTAGGCCCGCCAATTGAACGCTGGCAAAGAGCTGGTGTAGCTCAATTGGCAGAGCCCCGGTCTTGTAAACCGGATGTTGGAGGTTCAATTCCTCTCACCAGCTCCATGGGCCGCGTAGCTCAGTTGGGAGAGCGCTTGGTTTGCACCCAGGAGGTCACGGGTTCGAGTCCCGTCCGGTCCACCAAACAAGTAAGAGTTGCAGAGCGCAGCGGACAAGGCTTTGGCCCAGCACAATCTGGGATGGGTAGCGCGTGGCTGACCAGCTCTGCACATGGGGTGGTAGCTCAGTTGGTAGAGCTTTGGACTGAAAATCCGAGAGCAGTGGTTCGATTCCACTCCGCCCCACCAATGCGGGAGTGTAGCTCAATTGGCTGAGCAACAGGCCGTTAACCTGTTTGATGAGGGTTCGAGTCCCTCCTCTCCCGCCATAATCGTTTTAATGTATTGCATATTATTGTGATCACGCGTACAATATTTTTAAGTATTTCTAAAGACACTTTTAATTAGAATATTATATATCATTGCGATGTTATCGCGAGGAGAGACAAATGCTTCTTACTATTAAGAATCTTCGAAACGTCAAAGTTTCAATTCAGTCTTTGAGACTCTCCGTCCCTGCTAGTGGTGAGAAGAGTAAACGATTTTTTGATGATCTTCCAGAACAAGCTGTGGACGAGCTGGTAAAGCTCCAGCAAGCTGGGCATATTAGCTATACTGTTGAGGAAGATCCAGACACCCCTGATGAATTCGAAGACGCTGGTAAAGACAAATTTGATGCGGCTACCAGCACCTTAACGAATTCTCTCGAGTCAGCGAATGATCAGTCTTCTCTTTCTATGCTCGCTCTCCAAAATGCAGTTCGGAGTTTGGAGAAGGTGGTTGGGGCAATGGCAGAAGGGGATGCGGCTCTGAACATTTACCCCGGAGCCCTGGCTGAAGACATTGAGGTTGGTGATCTCAATGGAGCAGCGGCTGGGGAATTGATCAAAAAAGTCGGTGTGAAGCTGGTTACCTCTGAAGGGTTGCTCCACGGCTGGGCCAACTTCGTTCCCACAGTCACCCCTGCCTATGTACCCATTGCAACGGGGACGGGGGGTGCTCCGACATGTGTGAAGCCGGCGACCCCTGCTGGGACTCCTCAGTTCGAGGCTGGCTACCTTACCATAGATGTCGTGATGGACACCGACGCGGGAGCCACAAAGATCTACGAGATCGGTGACATCATCACCGTCACCATCGATGTCAGCGGTCTCAGCTTACTGTCGGGCGTGGGCACGCTCATCAAGACGTACACTGTGATTGCCGACACCTAGTCGATAGTCACTGAATGACCAAACGAACAAACCACTTTTGAGGAGAAGATCATGTCCGAATACGTGGTCACCAGCGGGAGCCACACTGTTACCAAGGATGGAACCCCATTGGGCGGGTCACCATACGGTAGCGATCAAGCTGCTTTGCAAGCCGCTCATGATGATGCATCCGACAGTGATATCATCACGATGCATCAAGCCGATGCTTCCACGAAGTTCGAGCTGGGAGCGGCAGAGCAGGTGGTTTTGTCAAAGACACTCACCGTCCAAGGAGACGGTCCTGAAGAAACTGAGATAACCGGTGGTGAGAATTCCATCGAGTTTGATGGTGTTGGAAAGAATTTCACTCTCAAAAATCTGAAAGTCACAGAAGGTGCTAACCATAATATCATCGTCAAGCATGCAGCAGATGTGCTCATGGAATCTGTGCATGGAGGGTATGCCACATCAAAGGATATGAGTGGGGCCAATCCAGACAAGGTGAACATCTGGATGCTTGTCGGAAGCTCCGGATTTGGGGCAGTCACTGGGACTGAGATTACTGGAAATGTCGAGGTACGGAATTGCGAGGTGGATCTCGAATCTGGCGCTGACGCAGAAGATCCTTATGTAGGTGATCGTCAGACCGTCAATCCTGCAAAGGTGTCGGAAGGTGGGGCATGGCCGGATGCTGGTGGTGAAACCCCAAATGCGTGGTTCTCAATGGGTATCCACATTGGGCAGGTGGGTAAAAGGGCGCTCATCCGAGACTGTGTGGTAAAAAACTACTCAGCTTTTGGAATCCTACAAGTAGACGATTTCGGTCAAGGAGAGACTCTTTTCAACAAGATGGAGACTTTCTATGGTGGGCACATTGCTGGGTCCAGTGGAGGGTCGTATGGGCTGGTGCTCTCCCACGGCGCGGACAAAGTTGTCCAAAATGATCCCGCTTTGTTCACAAGTCCACACGGCGATTACGCTTTTGAGGACAACGAGATCATAATGCACGGCAAGCGCCTTGGAGGGTTCTTTGCGAATATCGGGCCGGTTGGCAGGCCCAATAGTGCGCTCATTTATAACAACATCATCGATGCGCGGCAGATGGCGTCGTACGGTCTCATTGCTTGGGGCATTGATTATGGGGTGGTGACCAGGAACATCTTCAAAGGATCAGGTACATTCGGTATCTGTTGGGGATCCCCGTCCGACGCCTATCCCGCGCTCACGAGACGTGGGGCGCTGGTCGGGAACAATATGGATGAGTGGACCGTCATGTATAAGTCATACTGGCTGACACCGAAGACGGAAGAGTGCCTCGTTGCTCCAATCGGGGATCTCAGCAAGGTGTTGGAGCAGGGTAAGAACAACCTCGTTCTTGGTCGTTTGTAATGTGATCTAGCAAAAGACTACAGGCGATTAACTACCGCCTGTAGTCTTTAAGGGCAAGCGTATGGGCGGTGTGCTCGCCTATATGTTCAGCCGATCTGGCCGCCCATTGGGTGCGAGGTTTGCGAACAATCTCATCCAAGCTGACGATCTCGCTTCCTACGGAATCGCCGCTTGGGGGTTTGATTATGGGCAGATCATTCGCAACGTCTTTGAGGGTTCCAGCTACTTCGGGGTTCTCTGCGGCGCCCCCGCAGACCCACGGCTGATGACCAGGTTCTGCGCTATCGTAGGCAACGACATGTCTGGCTGGACAAAGGCGCCTTCTGGGTTCACTCGGAAGTATTGGCTCACGACTCCGACAGAGGGGTGTCTCATCAGCCCCATTGAGACTCTTGCCGATGTCTTCGATCAAGGCAAGGACAACATCCTCCTTGGCCGCTCGTAGTCCCTAGACGTCTTTTCCCTCAAGCCGAGTTAGGATTGGTTGCTGAGTGATATCCCCTCTCAGCAGCCTTCCTTACTGTTCCCTCTGGGGGGGGTGAACGCTACTTGAGGGCTGGTCCATATCTTTACCTACCACATAAAATCGAACATGTCCAACTAGCAACATATTCAACATTTCTGCCGATAATTGACAGGTAGGTAGAGCCATGGTAGAAACGTCAGCTGTGTTTGCAGATCAACAAAACTGAGAATTTTACTTTCGCGGCTTGCCACCGCCACGGTTGGCTCTAACTGCAAACACACGATCGTGGTGGTGGCAGCCGTGGATTAATGCGTGCTGTCTATGGCACTATGGATCCTGATGCTGTGAGGTATCCAGATCATACATGTAAAGTGCGCGGGTCTGTTGTTATGTGGACCCTTCACAATCAAGCGCATGATGCATTTGTAGTATGGATATTAGCTCAGGATTTCGCGATGGCACGCAATCGCGGTAATCCTTCCGGCCGCGTTCATAGAAAACATTTTCTCAACCAACTAATCAAAGACATGGGGTGTATTCGGCCTACGGCACAACGTAGGCTACGGAAGGCCATGTCTCTTGGGTTCATTGAGGAAGAAGGTGACGGGTACTATTCAATAACCGGTCGCAACCGTATGGCCGAGCTTGCATTCCATAAGCAAAAGTCCGCATATGGCGACAAATTGTCGTCGTTCAAGCCCGCCATCTTCTTCCTTGATGATAGACGTTACGACATCAAAGCCAAAAATCTGATTGATCCTAAGGATATGAATCAGACTAAATCTTTGCTCTACGGATTGATGGCTATCTATGGTAGTCGTCAATTGCTGAGTAGAGAGATCCATGCTGATATCTTGGGTCATAAACGTGATGCTGCTATCAAGCTGTCAAAAAAGGCCAGGGTAAACGAGACAGGCACATTCCTCTTGATAGACCCGATGTCTCTTCTTTTTCAGCCTGATTGCACTAGAACGGATGCCATTGAGGCATTCCGTGAGGCCGAACGGTTGTATCGATTCGGCCCCGAGCGACGAGTACGAGTACGAGGACGAGAGATTTTTCAACGACGACGAGTGCAGGAGGTGACTTATTTGGCAGTACAGCTGCCGAACACGTTCACAAGCGCAAGAATCGAGAAGGAAGTTCCTGTAAGATTTGACAGTTTCATGGCGTTGCTAGGGCCAGGTGAAGGGGCAAGTCGAGTATTGTCTCCGGATCGCACACAAAAACCACGCCAGGCGGAATGCCCGCTGCCCGTTGGTAGCGACGTAGATTCGTACGGTGGGTGCAAAGAGCAGCTCCTAGAGGGCCGTGACACGTTTGTCAATTCGTGGGGACTAGCAGGGGAAGTTTCGTTGCCGGATGGTATAACCAATCGGTATCTGGCAACTGTTCGCGACATGCTGGAGGATGAAGAGTGTCGAAATCTCATCCTGCGTGCCACTGGTGCGCAGAATATACGACACTTCGCGTCTAGTGCCTGCCGCGTGTGGAGGGGTAAGGCATTTTCCCCTCGGAATACCCCTGTCGGAGTATCGGTAGAGGAATCAGCTTTTTCTACTGTTTCTCCCTGCTAAAGGCTAATGCTGGTTCGAGAGGCGGGGACTGAAGGGGGTATTGACGAAATTAATGACCTCAATTTTTCAGCTGGTGACGCCTGGCACGGCGTCTTTCATTTCGGCGTCTACGAGTACAGGCAGCACAGTATTTAGTCTGCTCAGCATCTTGTACGTTGATAATCCTGGTCTTCAGACAGCCAGGCATATCTGAATCAGCACATCTTATGATTGCGATCTTCCCATGACTCGTTATCTGGCTGTCTTTCCCACCCCGGACCACGCTGCCACGATCAACTTCTTCAATGGATCCGGGTATGATGTGGGGATATTTCTTGTAAATGTCCTCGTTCTTCATTTCTTGACCTTCTTCTTGTCCAGGAATTTCTCTAGATTCTTCTTTTTCTTCTTATCACGACAAGCTTCGCATTTCTTTACTTGGAATGCGTCCTGGACTTTGATGTCTCGTTCGTTATCACATCCTGGTTCTTGGCAGCGGATCTTGCATCTCACTTGCCCTTTGATTTGTGTCTTTTTACCTTTCCTTTTTCTTTCCCACTGTGGTGTGTTGTCTTTCACACCAACATTCTGTACTTTATATACAGAACCAGGAATAATATGCGGGTATTTGGCGTACACGCTGTCGTGTTTGGCGATCTCTTCTGGCGTCTCGCCCTCGCTCTCGCCGCCCACCATAATAGTGCCGCATGGTGTGCCCGGATCTTCATCAAGAGTAAAATACAACACCTGGTCTGGTGGGACAGTAACTTTGTTACCAGTGGTGTGCGATTGTGCGATGACAGATCCGTCTTCAAGCAATTCCCAAAGAAGGATTGAATATCCTCTTTTTGACTTATACCATTTTCCAGGTACAGCTTTAGTGCCATCAGAGATTTCCCAATGGCGACCTTGCTGCCTGATCATGTCGCAGATGACCAGATTTTCGGGCCTCGGAATCGGGCTGGCCTCGACATCTTTTGACTTGTTGACTGGTTTCTTTTTGTTCTTGGCCACTGTGAAAGCCTCCGTTGAACGTGTGTCTATAGCGGCTCGTGCACCTTTGATTAATGCAGCGGGCATGCCATATGCATCACAGAGACAGAGTTGGCATGCAACATGCATGACTAGTTGGGTAGGAGGTACGTCATGCTGCTACTGACTGGAATTTTCTGTCTCATCGTTGGGGTGTGGGTGGGCAGGAAGTGGAAGAGACATCAATTCAACCAGTACAAAAGGGAAATGGTCAGGCTGCTGCAGAAGGCAGAACAGCTCCATTCAGTGAATAAAGCACTTACCAAGGAGGTCAAGCTTCATAGAAAGGCCATAAGAGTAAGAGAAATCGAAGAAATGAGAATGGGTGTCATCGACGCAGCCGCAGAGCTGATGGTGGAGGCGTAGATGTGGGCGGAGATGGCAGATCCAATGAGATTGACTGAAAATGAGGTAAATAACCTCATCTACACACTCATCAAGTTTGGTTTCAGGAAAATCAGGTCTGAGTTAGGATGCCCTCCGAATTCCCTGATTCATGAAATCATGCTGGACGTGTTGGACGATCCAACCGTAGAAAACATCATCGAGAAGACTCTTCTTACGGTGATGGTGAAGTATAAAATTGAATTGCGAGATGTACAAGTTAGGGGGTTGAGGGAACACATGCAGCTCACTGCCAGGTTATTTATGGCAGAGCCGTACGAGCTTCGAAGCGACCTCGGCGATGACAAGGATGCTGAAGAGTTTATTACAAAACATTAGCATGACAGGTGTGGGTTGGAGCGCACGCGCAAGCGTAGACTACCATCCCTCCGAGTGGTCTTTTCTAGCCCACGCCTGTCATACCCCTGTGCTAGTATGGATCGTGAAATGACCAAGCGTATTAAAAGAAACCATCAACGGAGGGATAAGGAGGGCAGTATGAGAGTAGACAACGAGTATGCGAACAAACTATTGATATCTTTTCGACAGGGGAGATGTGTCAAAGAGTTCATGAGTGCTGTGGCTGGCGTAGAGAACTACAGGCTCGATGATTCAAGTCGTCAAGGCTGCATTCGTGGAATGTTTGCTAAGGAGCTGATTGCCGATCAATTTTTACTTGAATTGGACGATATTATCTCAGTCTTCTGGCAAGGCGTATTCGAGAACGTGGACAAAGCCAAGCTTTGGGGAGAGAAAGTCAGAATCAAAACACCCGGCCAAAAGAACGGACAGGTTCGAGGAACGAAAAACAATCCGATTCATTGGGTGAGAAGGCAGGGTGGGTTCTGTGTGCGGAATTATATCAACTCACTATATCGCAAAAATCTTCAGCAATGCTGTATTGCTTGTGGTCATACCACTGCGGTCAAGAATAACAAGACCTGTACTAGATGTGAAGGTGAGATGATAACCACCTACAAGTTCATCGAAATCAATGATGAGCTTGACAACTTCGGAATTAACGGTGTTGGCAAAGAGTTCGAAGACAGGAACATCGAACAACGAATTCGATCCATCATCAACGATTTTGGAGACCGGGTACTTGGGCACGAGACCAGAGCCTATCAGGTCTTGATGATACTAACAAACCCGCAGGCATCGATTGATATGTGCTCTGCCTGCAAGCTCTGCGATGCTCGAGTATTTGACATCGACCGTTGTACCAATTATAATGCAAACATCGGTAGGTATTTGGGCGTCAACAAAACGATGATTGCGAACAAGATACGAAGGATCAGAAAAGCTTTTCCTGAGTATCTGTTCTCAGAAGGAACACTGGAAGCAAATTACCTTCTGGATCTCATTCCGAGAAAACACAGGGGGTTGCTGTCAGTGATAGACTAGAAGATGGCCAGTGCATATACCTCTGATAAGATGAGCGTCAAAACAAGAGCTATATGCGAGCGTGGCAAGTTCTTCATCGAAACTGGAACAGCACCCGGATTCAAGAAGTTCGTTCATTATTCAGCCAAAAAGATTGCACAGTATGTGCCTGGCATCTGGCTTGGTCGAATTGAAGATTTGATCAATAAGGGTGATAGGGATGGGGCTGTCCTTCTTTGGGTACAGGTATGTCACGAAGCGGATAATATGCCGTCCCGTCGTCGCCGCCTCTTATTTTTCTACATATCCTATCTCGTCATCGCTCTGATGGCGTTATATGCCTTTGTGAAGTCGCTGTAAACAAGTTACTATCGGTGTCCTTCAACGGACTATTTCCCCGTACACGAATACCTGGTGCGGTGAGTAGTCTATGGCAACCAACAAAGAAGACCGGTCATTCAAGACACTCATCAACAGAGAGACAACTGACTCTGATAATAAGTTCTATTTTAACGAATTTGGTGCAGATACCATCAATGTCCACTCTGATGATATTTGGTCGGACACCATTCCATATAATGATCCACCGCTTGGTATTGCTCTTGGTCGCGTAGAACAGCAAACACTTTTTGCGTTGACTGTAGATCCAACTGTCCCCAATAGTCAGTCTTGGAAAGCTGGAACCAAAGATTGGATTTCACCAAAATATGGCGATGGATTCGTAGCTCATCTTTTTGATGGTGATGATGTTGAGATTTTCCCAACCGATCCACTTGATTGGTTTTTTGATTATCAAACCGGTATTCTTACGTTCAATGGAACGTTGACCAGGCCGACCCCGCTTAAGATTAGTGGGTATCGCTATATTGGAAATAAGGGTGCTGGTGGTGGATCGCAAGATCTAGACATACTTTACTCGCTCACACCATTAGCAGCGACAGTAGATTATGATGATCTTGATGCTGTAGATCCACCAGCCGATACGTATTTTGCCACGCAAGACGAAATCGATGATTTTCTTACCACAGCTGGAGCAACAAGTTTCAAACATATTGAAAAGCTGTGGGACGCGCTACCTGTATTTATTTTTCATCCTATTACAATTGAGCTTGCGGCAACAGTGCATCGGCCAGCTTCGGATGCTGGTAATTATGCATTCCAACTTAATGGTAAGTATTTTTCTCGTGATGGAAACATTACTTTTAATGGAGCCACCTCATCAACTTGGATTGATATTGTGGCCGCACAAACTATTACAGCTCATCAAGCGTTAGGATCATATGATCCTTGGGTGCAAGTAGCTGGCACACCATTTGCTGGGCAAGATCTTAAGGGATTGTTTGCCGTTTTCGATACAGGACAAGCCTGCATTATTCACGACCATGATGATAGTACACTCTTCGTATTACAAAAGTTGTCACCAACTCCAATTGATGGAGTAACAACTGTTCGTGTTTGTCGTCCATCTACGGTCCTCCAGAATAGTTTGGATGGCATCACACAAAAATCGAGCAGTGGTTGTATGTATCTATCAAATGATGCTGATGGTATCAGACCTGTTAAGTTTGTGAACTGCTGGCTGCAGTCGTTTGGGGCACAGTGGCATGTTTCGTCTACATATTCCACTGCATATATTGCTTTAGATCACTGCTTATTTGATATAGCCGAAGAATTTGATACTTTTGGGTTCACGTGTGGTCGTGCCGTACAGGCGACCAATGGTTTTGGTGTGAACCTAACACATGTTTCCTTTAGAGGAAGATACGGTATTAACGATCAAAGTCATATTTACTATGCAGATGGCATACGCGGTGTTATGATTAATAGCTACATGCGTGGTGGGAGACGTGTTAATTACATTGAAACCGATTCATTCTTGAACACCTATTTTTGTGTGTTTGAAGATGAAGGTTGGTCTGATTATTATGGTTCCAAGGCATTCTTCCGCATTGGATATGGATCATCTTGGTCTAATCAGCAAGTAGCAATCTCAACCTATGAAGGGAAGCGCACGACTTTCAGAACCGCACATGATCAAAATGCTTTCCGAGTAATAAAATGTATAGATCCATTCAACAGAGGCTTTACACACGGTGTTTGGTTTGAAGGTTTCCAAGTACCAATAGTTTTAGTTGATGACTCTGATTGCGATTTGAGTCTTTGTGGTGATGGGTATCCTGGTTGGCAAAATGATGGTGTTGGAAATTCCGATGTTGGGATTGAAGTTATTGGGGGTGGCCAAAAGATAACTCTGGGTCCTGGCGTAGACATAAGTGGGACAGCTGGTGACATCAGGCTTGAAGGAATTGTTGGTCCATACACAGATCTTGGAACTTACGTCAATCCACTTATCACACAAAGATTAAATATAGTGTCGAAGGATTGAGGCATGGGCGCGTTTGACAAAATTAAAATCGATGCTGGCCATAGCCTTACCACCATCGAAGACTTGGTTATCCCTATTGATTATGATGATGTTGGTGGTGGGTCTGTTGGTGATCCACCTATTGGGTCTGTGTTTCGCATTCAAGATGACATCGATAACATGCTGTCCAATAATGGTTGGACAGCGTTCAAACATCTCGCTGCCGCATATGAGGCTTTGCCGTATTATATTGCACACAACATTACATTTAATCTAGCTACTGGTGTTCATCGTCCAAGAGCGACAGACACCACTGCAGCTTGGCCACTAACATCAAAACAGTGTGTTGGTGGTAACTTTACGATAAATGGTTCTCCACCATCAGCGTGGGATTTGGTAGATCCATCTCTTGAAGATTTATCAATCTCGTCCATGCAGGTTGCTAGTGGAAATCCGTATGTTAGCTTTGCTGGCACACCATTTCTTGGACTTAACTTAAAGGGGTGGTTCGCTGTATTTAACACCGGGCAAGTTACCACGATACATGATCATGATGATAGCACACTATACGTAAATAAAGTGCTTAGTCCGGTTCCCACAACGGTGTCTATTATGACACCATCAACTATTTTGAAAAACAGTTTGGATGACATAACAAAGGTTGCCACAAATTATGTCTTAGACATAAATCCATTGTCCAGAGATTATAATTTTGTAGGTAGCATCTTTAATGTGAATTATCTTACCCTTGTCAACTATGGTGCATATAGTGCTATCATAGGTACCGAGGGTAGTCATATTTGGACGAATATACTTGTAAATCGCGAGATAGATGCGCCAATCGCAAATGGTGGTTCGTACGCAGCATCTAATACATATGTGCTGTTTATGTCTGATTGTTCGCATCGAGCAATCGGGGCAGACACAGATTCTGTAATATCAGTTTATAAATCAAACATCGCAAGTTTGTCTGGATGTTATGGAATTCGTGGCCAAGATGGTGTCAACTTTTATGATGTAGAAATAGGAGGAATGGGAAATTGCGTATTTGAAAACGTAGGTAATGCGATTGGAGAAGCTATTGATTGGTCATGTGTGGTTTTGCAGGATGTAAAAGAGTTTGAATTCAACGAATATAATGAGGGGAAGAGAAATGAAATACGTAGTGGTTCCAATGGAATATCAGGACTACGTATTGAAAGATCAAGGCTAAGAGGATTCTTTGGATCAAGAGTAATATTCAAAAATATTCCAGGGCCTTGCGTAAGAATTTGGTCTGACACCCACATAGAAGTTACCGGCACTGTTATTGGATCTGGAAATCTAGCTGGTTTTGTTGATGGTGGTGGGAATTTGGATGTTGGTATTCAATTTGAAGGAGGCCATTCATCCTGCAAGCTTGAGTCTGGAACAGATGTCACAGGAAGCAATGGTGATGTAAAATTGTTTGGTGGTGAGGTCGTAAGTTATACCACAATCGAGACCGATGGCCCGCTTACTGATGAGGGCCTTGATCTTATTGAGAAGATATAATGGCATCATCTATCAAAAAATTAATCAAAGCTGGTGAGACTACCGGTAATGATGGATATGCATTAGTTGAGATTGCAGATCAACCAGCATATCGTGCCATAAAGGAGTCCTGGATTGTTCCAGCTTTTGATATCACGTCCTTTTCCATTGTTGGTGGTAATATAAAAGAAGTTGGTGAGTTCGTCAGCGAGCCAGATTTTACAGCCGCGTACAATAGAACACCTACCGTTGCAGCATTAAGCGACAATGATGGAAATCCTCCTAAAGATGTGATATATTCTCCAACTGCCTTCAATTCAGACGCCGATTTTCAAAAATTTAACAATAATGAGACTGTTGTGTTTACGTTGAATGCCGAAGAAGATGGAGAAGTGGATTCACAGAACACCACGATGTATTGGCGTCCACGTACCATGTATGGAGTAAATTCGAGCACCGGCCCATACGATGAAGCTTTCATCGAGGCACTTGCTAACCAACAACTAGATAATAATCGCCAAGTTACGTTCACTGTAAACGCTGGTGCTGGTGAATACATTTTTTATGCCTATCCGTCAGCGTATGGAACAGGGACGTTTTTCGTAGGAGGGTTTGAAGGTGGGTTTAGTCTTGTTGGAACGATCTCCGTAACGAATTCGTTCGGGGTCACCCAGAACTATTATCTCTACCGTAGCGACAATCACAGCCTCGGTAGCACCACTGTGACGGTGACCTGATGCCGATTCAACTGATTGACATAATAAAGCCGAAGAATGACGGCGATTTTCCAATGGCCGAGGACACCGAGTTCCTCGGTGGTTGGAGGACCGTTGCTGACATAACTGCTCGAGATGCGATTCCTTCTTTACGAAGAAAAGAGGGAATGCAGGTCAATGTCTTGTCCGAGGGCAAGATATATGAGCTTAAAGGTGGAATCACCAACGGGGATTGGGCGGAAGCTACAGGTAGTGTTCCTGCTGAAGGTGTCATCCTCACCACAAGAGAGAATCTAACATACTCTGTTGATTGCAATGATGTTGGCGCTGTTGATGCTCCTCCTGGAACAATATTTGCAACACAAGCTCAAATCAACGATTATCTGACTAGTCAGGGAGCATCAAATTTCAAGCATATTTACTCAGCACTCAGAACACTACCTCAGTCTGTAGAGCATGAGGTAGATTTCAATCTGGCTTCTGGTGTACATTTTGCTGATCCGATTGTATCAGATTTTTATTCTTTGCCGGTGGAAGGATTTAGTATTGGTGTTGGTGGTGTTGTTCGAATAAATGGTAGGCCGCTGTCCGAGTGGACACAGCTTGTGTCACCACAGACCATCACCTCATTTCAAGAAGCATCGAACGACCCATGGGTACAGGTGGGCGGCACCCCATTTGCTGGACAAGATCTTCGTGGTCGGATGGCCATTCTTAGCAATGGTGTGTATGGTATTATCAACGCGCATGATGATAATACATTGCATCTCATGCGACCTATCAGTCCAAATCCAATAGTAGCCACAGACACAGTTTTTGTTGGAAGACCAAACGTCAGTATAAGAAACGCGTTGGCGGCTACACCTACAACACGAAAAGACTACTACATCATTGGTCTGAAAGTTCAGGGTGATGTTTGGGGCTCTGATTTAGAGATAAACAATGTACAGCTAGAAGGTGTTGGATCGTACTCATTTGTTGTGTCTGGGGTAACTGGTACCAGGTTTAATGCTCGTAGTGTGATCATTGATCATGAATATGAGCGTGTCCAATTTGGATCTACTGTTCGTGGCAGGGCATTCCAATCTGGGACAAACAACGTCTATTCATTGTATGATGTTGGTATTTATGCTGATCCGGCACACAAATGTGCTGACAGAGCACTTTGGTCTACCGACATGGGCTCTCAGTTGTATGGATATTATTGTTTCATTTGCAATCACACAGCTGGCATTCTTGCATATCAAAATGGTGGGTTGTTGTTCAGGAATTTGATACTGGACACCGTTGGTAGCGGAAGCGAGCCATCTGTACTTCTTGAACGAAATGGGTTCTTTCAAAATTTCTATGCTATGGGAGGAGCAATAGACACCATCAGGAACGCTCCTAGCGTAGGAATTGACATATTTGACGGGTCAAATCTAGGAAGAGCCGAGTCCCAATTGTGGTATTTTGAAAATTGTGGTGGACCATGCGTACGTATAAGGACGCAAGGAAAGTTTGTTACCACAGGCAACGGATTCAAAGATGGTGGCGGCAACGCTGATGTTGGTATTGAGATTATTGGGCCATACGCCCTAGTTCAGTTAGATGCTGCTACGGACGTGACTGGTACGAACGGTGATGTTAGAATGGCAGATGGAGGAATCTTATCATACACAGACATCGTATCAAGTGGCCCATACAGCGATTCGTCGTATAATTGGGTGGAGAAAACATAGTAATGCCATTCACCAAGCAAAGATTTGAAGATGTGATGAGTAAGGCCATCTTGGCTGGTGGCTGGATTCGTATCTACGATGTAGACGTGCAGGTATCTGGCACCATCACAAACAAGGTTTATCAAGATCCGGGTGGTGACACCATTCTTCAGTCATTTACCTCATCTACCTTAGATATCAAGGTATATGTAGAAGCCAGCTTTCCCAAGGTTGAAGTAAACTCGATTGCAGGAACGTTGCCGAAGGTTGGCGATATTTATCAAGGATTTGTGAATATAACCTTGCCACCGGGTGGTGGAAATGTTGTCGCCCAGCTGATTTCTCCGGACGACACATACAGCTCAATCGATACTTCCGTGTCGGCGGTGTTGTTACCACCAGAAATCACAGCAGCTGTCTTTACTGGTGGCTATCCTGGATCGCAAACAGAAGTCAAAGAGAATGACACATACCAGATCGACATCACAGCTGATAAGAACTTTGATCGAATCTATGTTGCTGACTACGAGGCTGGTAAGTCCGGAATCATTGATGTTTCTCCAACAACAAATGCGGTCGTACCAATCCCAATTGCGGACAGAGGAACCACAGCTGTTTTGCGCCCAGCTCGCGTGACTGTGCGTGATGCTGTTACTGGAGCCATAAGTGACCCGTATGATACCGACACCACAGGAAGTGTGGAAGGTGTCAACGTGGTAAAATGCAACAACCTCTATCCAAGTGTGTCCATTGGGACGATTTCCTATCCTGCAACGCAAAGTGCACTCAAGGGCGCAGAGTCAGCTACGGTAGCTAACACAGTTACCGATTTCGATACTGTGGCATACGATGACCCAACAACTACAGAGTTGAATATCACGAACCCGTCTACGTATGAGGCTTCAAAGAGTGTTTCTCGAGTTGGTGGCACATACAACGTAACCACCTTCAATTTTAGAATTACGGCTAACAGAGCAGCCAACGATTCAACCACCATTCAACAGGGTGTGGTGAATATTGCAAATGTGGCTGCGGTCATCAATGTTGCCGTTCCGGCCGCACGTCTGCGGTCTGGTGGAAATGATGGTACCAGTATTCAGAGCCACATCATCACAATTCAGTCCAACCAACAGCTGCTTTCTGCCGCCATGGATGAGGACACTGGTGGTGGAACGTTTATCGGCAGTTGGGGTGGAGGCCCGGTCAACTGGACTCGAACTTTACAAGTTCATGATGATGACACAAAGGGCACGTATAACTGGCAAAATCTGTCGGTCACAAACCTTGCTGGTATTGTAACAACTACAATCACATCTGGTGGTAGTTATGTGCTGGGTGGGTTTGTGCAACGTACGCTCACCTTCCCAGCTTTCTCACCCAATGCAGCAATGGATGTGGAAGTGGTCACATTCTCCAAACTGCAGGCTGGGGTTTTCCCATCGGCGGGCAACGCTCCAGCTGTAAGACAGCCGATTGGCACACCTCCGACAAGCGATGCTGGGAAAGAAGGTTGGTACACTATCAATAATACCGGCCTTAAGCCAACCAACATTATTTGGTTGCACACACCAAGTGTAAACGCAAACTCAAGTGGCACTGCCACGATCACCAATGTTGAGGAGGTGGTCTGATGGGTGCCTTTGAAGATTTCGTAGTCCTCGAGCTTCCTCGTCGATCTGCATTCCTCAACAACGCCATTACTGGCTATGATGGAGATCCGAATGATGGTGGAGCACCACCTGAGATTCAGGGCGCTCCATTGGGCACGTGGTTTCGTGAAGAAACGGCCGAGAAGTGGTGGCGCAAAACCGAGAGTGCTTGGGAGGATAACACTGCTGGAGCTGGTGGTGGAGGAAATTCATACCAGACAGAAGGCGCACTAACTCTTGCTGTGAATGCAAGCACTGGTAGTGATACTCCAACAGAAACACGACCAGCTGTTTTATTGAGCGGTGACTATTCAGCAGAACCATTTGCTACGATACAGGCTGCTATCAATGCAATTCCGCTCAATATGGTGCATAGCACAACTATTAATGTGGCTGCTGGTAACTATACTGGTATCGATGTTCGTGGTAGAAATCTGTCTGGAAATCTTTTTATTTATGGCACACAAGGAATCTACACTCCAACCACGGGACCATCATCAGGAACAGCAACCAGCGGAACCAACAGAAGCCTTTCATTAACGGCTGCTGGATGGACTGCCGGTAATTTAGAAGGAAGGTTCGTAAGTATCACAGCTGGGCAGGGTGCAGGTCAGCAGCTTATTATTGCTGACAATGATACAGATACCATTCGAACAGCTGGAATCTTCAATCCCATCCCAAATGGCACATCTGTTTTCGAGATCACAGAACCTACTACCATATTCAATGCTGGACATCCATCGAATTATTCTGCTTTATGGCACACCGCATGTACTGGTTACATGCTCATGCAAGACTTTCTCATTAATGGTCCAACCTATGGTGCTGTTATTTATGCATCAGAGAGCACCCTTGGTTTAAAGAGAGTTGTGGCAAGAAATTGTTACTATGGTTTTGTTGGCCAGGATTCGGCCAAGGCTGGATGGAGTCAAATTGGTGCAATAAACCCAACAGTATATGGAATTGCCTTCCTTACCATGACCATGGCAGCAAATGGATCGTATGAGAAAGGTTGGTTCCTCGATGGTGGTGATTTTGCATCATTATATATCTCATCTTGCCAGGTGTGTGGTGTTGAGGGAGTGTGGATTAAAAACGCAACCAACAATGGATACTACGCTACTGACAGCTTCCCATGGGTCAATTACCTGAGAGTGGAAAGTTGTTATGATGGTGTGTGGATCAGCAGAGCCAAGGCGGTTATACAGAACGCAGAAGTAAACAATTGTACCCGCCATGGTATTGCGCCAGACTATGGTGGTCGTATAGACTTGCGTACCACCGTTGTTGGTTCTGGCAATGGTGGGTGGGGAATACATGCTGGTCTTGGTGTTGGTGGATATGTGACCTTTTCTGCGTTGTCGTCTACACCCACCATTACTGGAACGAATGGGGATGGTACGATTGATGGAACAGATGTGTTGACGTGGGCGACTGACTTCGCTTCTGCTGGTAGTTACGTACATGATGATGTGCGTTCTAATCACATGGTGAGAGTATGATATTGTCTCGAGGCAAAATCAGTGTCAAGAATGTGTCAGGTTCTACATACCATGTGGAAGAAATAGACTATACCATGCAAGATCAAGAAGTTGTGGATCTCATGGAACCAGGTCTACCTAATCACTATGAAGATTGGGGCACAGCAAAGCGATTGATTACTGAGCTTACCACATCTAAACTATATCAAGACATTCAGGGTGGTGATATCGAAATTGATGAGATCAAAGAACCGGTTGGGATATAGTCATGGGTAAAGTATACGGAGACGCAGTATATCAAGGCATCCAAACTTTTGTGGGTGCCCTTCTGTCTCCTGGCAGCGGTGCTGAGAGCTTTAAGGCTGGCAATGGAGCCGTTGCGAGCGGTTCTCATGCAGTAGCTATTGGAGAGGGAGCAACTGGTCAAGGTTCTGAATGTACAGTTGTTGGGCATGGTGCATGGGTTCATGCAGTAAGTACACTCTCAACAGCTGTTGGTCATTTTGCTCGGGTTGATGCTGCCAATGGCACGGCCTTGGGTCATAACACCTATTGTGGATCATCACACAGCGTTGCTGTTGGGTATGATGCACGAGTGACTGGTATTCATGGTGTCGCGGTCGGATATAGCAGCCGTGCGGGTGATCCAGAAACGGTAGCCATTGGATACAATGCTATCACTAATGCCAGCTATGATACTGCCATCGGTTCCGGCGCACAAGCCGGTTCTGGTGGTTTGGGTGGTGAGTATTGCACGGCCGTAGGATACCAAGCCTCTGCTCTCGTACCCTCGGGATCTGGTCAAGGTAGTTCGGTTGCTATTGGTGCTCAAGCCACTGCTAATTTTTCTGGGTCTGTCGCTGTCGGTCGATCTTCTAGTGTTAGCAACACGAACTCTGTAGCAGTTGGTAATAGCGCCACCGCAGGCGCTCAAGCCGTAGCGGTTGGTGGTTTAACCACAGCCTCGGGACAATACAGTATCAGTATGGGGCTGTCTGCTCAGACCACAGGCACATCATCAATTGCGATAGGTCGTTCGGCATTGTCGAACAACACAAATGCAGTTGCGGTTGGTCCGTTTACAGACGCTGCCTTTGCCAGCACTGCTCTTGGACCAAACGCCCAAGCTACCGGCAATTCATCAATAGCAATTGGATATGTTAGCTCTGGTCTTGCAACAAATTCGATAGTCATTGGGTATTCTGCTAATGTTGTTGCGACAGCCACTGACACAATCGCAATGGGCTACACTACAAAGATCTGGGATAACTGCCCATATGCGATTGCCATCGGTTATCAAGCTGATGTTGGTAATTCTGCGATAGGAGCGTCCGGACATTCTATCGCCATTGGATATCAAGCCGAAGTCAATGCATTGTGTGATCATGCTGTTGTGGTTGGTCCGGGAGCTGTTGGAACTGGCGTCAATAGCGTATCCATTGGTTCTGGCGCGTCTTCTTATGGCAATGCTATTGCGATTGGAGCAGGTGCTGTTTCAACAGCAGCATATGGGTTCGCTGTTGGTGGGTCTGCAACAGCTGGTGCTTCTGGAACTCTTGCTCTTGGATATCAAGCCAATGCTGCACAAAACTATGCTGTAGCAATTGGTTACACTACAACAGCTTTGGCTCAGAACAGTACAGCGGTTGGAGGAGCGGCCAACGCAGCGGCATTGCGGACTACAGCTATTGGGTATGGTGCTGCCTGTGCATCATCTGATGCCATAGCAATTGGTTATACCGCGTCGGCAGGAGCAAATTATACGGTTGCCGTTGGTGGTGGTGCTTTAGTAAATCAAGCCGGTGGGGTTGCTGTTGGTGACACCGCGTCTGTTACTCACATAAACAGTGTTGCCATTGGCTATACCGCAGCTTCAACTGCGGCAAGTCGGTGTACTATTGGTACCATTGCTGGTGCCTATGATCTCGAGCTTCAGCTTGGAAAGGGAATCATTGTTGGTGGTGGAACAACCGCAACAGCTGGTGCAATCGAGTGGGATGGCTCAAATTTCCGTGGCCATACTGGTTCAGCTTGGGTAAATCTTGATTCAAGTATGGTAGCGCATACTCTTGGTGGCGCTTATCATTCAGCCGATACGCTTGCAAATCTCAATAGTAAAATCTCAGACGCTACACTCATCGATACGGGCGATTCGCGTTTGTCGAATGATCGTACCGCCAGTGGGCTTCGCACAGCTACCACAGTTGTGGCCATTTCAAGTGCTACAGCTCCAACAGCTGGCCAGGTGTTGAAAGCCACATCAGGCACGGCTGCAACATGGCAGGATGATGCTGGTCTCACAGCACATGCTCTTGGTGGAGCTTTTCATACAGTTGACACACTTGCAAATTTGAACAGTAAGATATCAGATGCCACACTCATCGATACTGGTGATTCACGCCTGTCTGATGACCGTACTGCCAGTGGACTTCGAACTGCTACCACAGTAGTTGCCATTTCGAGTGCTACGGCCCCGACAGCCGGTCAGGTATTGAAGGCTACATCTGGATCAGCAGCAACATGGCAAGACGAGGCTGGTGGTTCTACTTCTCCAGGTGGTGCCGATACTCAAGTTCAATATAACAATGCTGGTGCATTTGGTGGATCGTCCGAATTCACATATGATGGATCTTCCGTAACTGTTGGAAGTGGCACAGCTCTTTCATCTCTTGGCACTGGTGCTAATAGCTTCAAAGCTGGCCCAGGCGCTACTGCAGCTAGCACCGGAGCGGTCGCTATTGGTAGTTCTGCTTCGGTAGCTTCGACAGCCGGAAACGGCATCGCTATTGGCCAAAATGCGGCGGTCACACTTTCCAGTGGCTCTATGGCCATTGGTTATGGAGCTGGCGCTGGGGTGTCTGGCCACTCGTATATGATGGCCATTGGCACCAATGCCCAAGCCATATCTTCTTATGCGATGGCGATTGGTTATGGTGCAGCTGCTTCAGCCAATTCTACATTGGCGATTGGACGCAATGCTACTGTGAACCAAGCCAGTGCCATTGCTGTTGGTGATAGTTCAATAGCGTCTGCAGTGTATGGCACAGCTGTTGGTGTATCGTCATCTGCTACTGGTAGTGGTGGCACAGCTGTTGGCTGGAATACAACCGCGTCAGGTTCTGCAGGCTCGATTGCAATCGGCCAACAGGTAACATGTGCTGCTGGTTACGGCATTGCGATTGCTCCTTTCTCAACATTGCCGTCTACCGCAAACAATTCAATTGCAATTGGTACTCTTGCAACAATTTGGGACAACACTACAGACGCGATCGCAATCGGTCGGTCGGTTGAAATCGGAAATTCGGCTACGGGAGCATCGCTTGAATCTATTGCTATTGGTCATAATTCATCAATATCAGACCAGTCTGAAAGATGTGTGGCCATTGGATACAGTGTGGCCATTGGTGACGGTACCCATGTAAACCAAGACGATTGTATTGCAATTGGGTATAACTCAACAGCACTTACTCATGGTGTGGTGGCCATAGGCGCTCAAACCAAGGTTTGGGACAATTGCTCGCGTTCGATCGTAACGTGGGAGGCTCAGCCACTGGTGGATCAGCATACAGTGTGGTTATTGGTGACACTGCGTCAGTAAAAGACGGGTGTGAAAGCAGCGTTGCTCTTGGAAATCAGGCTCAGGTTTGGGATAGCTCCTCCAACTCAGTGGCAATTGGACACAGTGCACATGTTGGATCAACAGCTGCTGCAAATTCCGATTACGGCATTGCGATCGGTGGTTCTGCCACTATAAACGATGCGTGTGCGAACAGCATTGCAATTGGCAACACGGCTCAAGTATATGATAACACTGTTGGTGGTATTGCAGTCGGTTACCAAGCTAGAATAGGAACTACTGCAACTGGAAATTCTGATTACGCTATCGCCATTGGTTACAATGCCCTGGTGCAAGATTCTACATCATACGCGATTGCAATGGGCTATGCGCCCAATGTGTCTGGTACCAATGCTATTGCCATTGGTAGAGGACCTACGGTTGGTGCTGGTGCGAACTACGCTATCGTGATGGGATATCTTGCGACGGCTGCAGCTAGCGCCACGAGTTGTGTTGCCATTGGAACACAGGCATCAGCCGGGTCAGGAAGCTCAGTTGCTCTCGGTTATTTAGCAAGCAACACCAATAGCATTGGATCTGTTGCTGTTGGATATCAAGCTTCTGTTGCAAATGGTGGAAGCTCTGTTGCTGTTGGAATTTCTTCATCAGCGACAGCTGGAACAGCAGTTGCGGTTGGTCCATACTCTAAAGCTTACGCTTCAGGCACAGTGTCTTTGGGCTATAGCGCCGAAATTGACGCCAGCGCCACGGACGCTGTAGCACTTGGTAGATCCGCTAGGGTGTGGAATGGCAACACGTCAGCCATAGCGATTGGATATGCAGCCAAAGTTGGAACCACAACGGGTGGTGGATCAAGTCTATCGATCGCAATTGGCCAAGATTCTACAGTAAATGATAGTTCCTTGAGAGCAATCGCTCTTGGTACCGGTGCTCAATGTACTGGTGATGATTCGATTGCTATTGGAACAGGCACGACTTCAACTGCTGGGGGTGTTGGTCTTGGCGATGGAGCCATTGCAGGTAATGGTATTGCGATAGGTCTTGCTTCAGCTGGAAGTGGGTCTGTGGCAATCGCCATCGGCAACGGCGCAGACATCAACACCACAAATACAGGTACGATTGCAATTGGTGCTGGTGCAACTGCGGGTGGTGGTGGTTCTGGTAGTGTGATTGTCGGCAACCTAGCCTCTACGTCAGGAACAACTCCAACACACGCGGTTTCTATTGGTTATTCAGCTTCTAGTGGTGCCTCTTCAGCAGTGGCGGTCGGTGATACCGCTACTGCTACTGGTGTTGGTGCGGTCGCTATTGGTTCAGGTACTGATGCCACACTTCAATTTTCTGTGGCTATGGGTAACAACGCTCAGGCGACAGGTATTTCTTCGGTTGCCATCGGAAGCGCAGCAACAGTAAGTGAGACCGGTGGTGTTGCGATCGGTGTAAACGCACAAAACCTTGGCCAGGGTAGCTCAGTGTCCATTGGTGGAAACGCCAAGGTGTGGAACAATTCAGTAAGTGCCATTGCTCTCGGCGATGGGGCCGATGTTGGATCAACCGCAACCGGTAATGCAGACTATTCTATTGCAATCGGTGCTGCGACTCAGATAGATGATAATATACAGGGTTCCGTGGCACTTGGCTATCAGGCACACGCTTCACACAATACTAGTATGGCTTTTGGTAGAGGTGCCACAACCACCAGCAACAATAGAGTTACTATGGGAACCATTGGTGGTTCTTATGATTTAGAACTTCAGATTGGTAGTGGTTTTGCGGCATGGGGAGCTGTTCCACCATCATCGCAGCCGACTAAGATTTCCGATCCTACTGGAGGTACAACGGTAGACTCGGAAGCCAGAGCGGCTATAAACGCAATTATTAACGTACTAGAGGGAGCTGGGTTAAGCTCCGCTACATAGGAGAAAATCATGCCTTGGCAACTAACTACTCCCGTGGCTGTCGGTGATCTTGATCCGAATGGCCCTTACAACCAGATCTCAATCATGCGTCAGTTGCATGATCGTCGTCGCCAGATGATCCATCTCGAGCTTGAGTATGGAAATACTGTGACCGACAATTGGGTCCCAGGAATGACCCCCACTGGTAAAGAGACCAGTGTTTCCATTCAGGGAGAGGATTATACCACCCTTGTTACGACACATGCGTCCAACGATGGCGAGTTGACGTATGATGCCGCCAAGCGTGGTCTGTTCGAGTACCTTTTGGCGAAGGGGATAATCGACGCCGGTTCCATTGTATAGTCTATTATGACTAACACAATGAACCGCAAGGCAAGAAGGACTGCCGCAGCGTTGGCGAGGACTGCTATGGCCAAAGATGTGCCTACTGTTGAACAAAAGACGTTGGATACTCTGAGGGAAGCAAAAGAAGAAGCCACAGAGGCCGAGGCTATAGCGCGTGAGAAAGACGCGCATTACCAGCGTCTGGTTGTACAGGCCATCAGAGGTGCCAAGTGTAAGATCGAAGGATCTATCCTCTGTTTGGATTGCGGCCAAATTCGTAGGACACCAGAGCATCAGTGTCCTGCCGGAGAATAGCCAATGGCTGAATTGACTCCAGAACAAGTAGCAGCTCTCAAAGGCGAGCTTCGCATAAAGTGTGTCAGGACTGGCGGATACACAATGCAAGGCTATGGTGGGTATGCCTGGGCAGAAGATGAAGAGCAAGATCTTGTGGACGAAGCTCTTCCTGCCACATTGCGAGCAGCAGATTATTGGACGGCGCGAAACATGTGTAAAGATCCAGCTCTCGAGCTGGCTCAACGCATTGTCGCAGGAGACTTCATTATAGTCTCTGAGCGCCAACCAGATCCATCTATTTTGACGCAGACCACCGGCAGTTAACCTTACTCCTTTTTCGAATAAGGTGTACCATATTGCTGCACGATTGCAGAGCCGGATTATTGTATATTGTGACTCATCGTCGTGGGATAATTAACAACTCTTCTACCCGCGATATAGAAACATACCCAATTTATTGGTAATGGAGCAAGCATGCAGGCTGCGGCTGAAGGCATTAATGTCTCCGATGTTGTTTACAACATCATGCGGGAGAGAATTTTATTCACAAAAGACAATGGCAAACAAGAAACGCCGCTTGATGCATTTCGTCGCGTAGCCAATCACGTAGCAAAAGGCCATTCTGTGTATGAGGATGGCAAGGCTACTGCTCGTTTTATCGAAAAAGCAACTGAGATGATGTTTGAGCATAAGTTTATGCCAAACACTCCTACGCTTGTCAATGCAGGATTTCCCAACGCACAGTGTTCAGCATGTTTCGTACTACCGGTAGAAGACAACCTTCCATCTATATACAAATCGCACTACAATCAAGGGATGATCCAAGCCTCCGGTGGAGGCACGGGATTCTTCCTGGGTGGAATACGTTCCGCAGGCACAAAAGCCGCAGATCGATTCACAACCAGAGGTCCGGTCAATTGGCTGCGGATGCTGAACGAGAATGCGACCCATGTAGCACAGGGAATGCGTGAGGGAGCAAATATGGCAATGCTGGATGTTGGGCATCCGGACATTGTTGATTTCATCACCTGCAAAAAAGCAGGCATTGAGATAGAAATTGATGAATTGGCCAAGAAGTTTGATGTTGGCCCGGAAGAGGCCAAAAGACTCAAATCTGTCATTGGAATCGAGAAGTTCAACATCTCGGTTTCAATTCCAGACAGATTTATGGAAGCTCTAGTTGCTGGTGATGATTGGTATTTCAAAGATCCTCACACAGGCGAAAAACGTGGGTCAATGCCAGCTCAAGAGCTGTGGGACTTGATTGTTCACAATGCACACGAAAATGGCGAGCCTGGCATCTTTTTCGAAGACACTGCTAATAGGAAGCATGCTATTCCCCACATTGGTAGGATTCGTACTACTAATCCTTGTGGTGAGCAGCCGCTCCTCCCCTATGAGTCCTGCAATCTCGGACATATAAACCTCAGCAAGTTCGTGGCCGGAATCAATGGTACATCCCAAGTAGATTGGGAAGCGCTGGAAGATGCCGTTCGTTTTGGTGTTCAATTCTTGGATGACATTGTGGAAGTAAATTGCTTTCCAATCCAAGAGCTGGCTGAAATGAACCGTGGTACTCGTAGGATTGGTCTTGGCATCATGGGGTGGGCAGACATGCTTGCTACCATGAATATTCCATACGATTCAGATGCGGCTTTGTCCAAGGCCGATGAAATCGGTGAGTTTTTCGACAAGATTTCGTTGGATGAGAGTCGTAGGCTTGGTCAAGATCGTGGGAATTTTCCCTTCTTTGAGGGGAGTGCGTATGATGGCAAAGAAAAGCATATGCGCAATAGTGATAGAACGACCATCGCTCCGACTGGCACCACATCGCTCTATGCCATGTGTTCAAGTGGGATTGAACCATTGTTCGCTCCTGTGACTGTTCGTGATCAGGCTGGTATGGTGCAGGTGGATTATCATCCTGCTTTGTTCAGCATGCTCGAGCGACGTGGGTTGGACACCCCAGAGGTTAGACAGAAGTTGGCCAATGTGGGTGGTTCTCTCAAGAAAGCGGATTTTCTACCAGCAGACATTCGGGCAGCTTTCCCCACCGCTCATGATATTGATTATGAGTGGCATATCCATCATCAAACTATCTGGCAGAGATACATTACGTCGGCGGTATCAAAAACCATCAATATGAGTCACGATGCCTCTGCTGCTGATGTGGACAAAGCCTACAAGATGGCTTTTGAAGGTGGATGCAAAGGAATTACGGTATACCGCGATGGAAGCCGTAAATATCAGCCTCTCAGCACCAAGAAGGTAGAGCCGAATGGGCTCATCCAGATTGGCAAGCGTGCACCGGTTACGCATGGCAGCAACCGCAAAGTAGTGAACGGTTGCGGTAGTCTAATGGTATACATTGGTGGAAATGAGGATGGTACGCACGAGATTACGGCTCGTCTGGGCAAAGGTGGTGGCTGTGCTGCTGCACAAACAGAAGCTATCGCCAGAATGGCCAGCATTGCCATGCAACACGGCGCTCCACCAGAGAAAATTGCAAAACAACTTGGTGGCATTCGTTGTCACGTCACAGCAATGCACAAGTCAAAGCATACAGGAAATCGACCACGAATTATCACATCGTGTGGAGATGCTATCTCTGTTGCTCTTGAGGAACATCTTGCTGAGATGCAGGGGCAAACAGCTGAGCATAAGGCCACAAATGGGCATGTTGGTGCGTGTCCGTCTTGCGGTGCAGCCATGGCATTCGAAGAAGGCTGCTCCAAATGCTATAATTGCGGCTACAGCCGCTGTTAAGGTATAAAATATGTATGATTATCTACGTATTCACAAAGAATGGTGAGAAGTTACCAACCCTTCCACAACGTGATGGTTTGGACTTCAAGCATATACGATTCGACTCCACTGATTTGGAAGACCTGCTGACGATAGCACGGTACCGAATAATCAGCTACCCCACCAGTATTATAGTGGACGACAAGGGAAACGTCCTTTTGAAAGTAAAAGGCTCCATACCGTCGAGTTATATCGACAACATTGTACAGGAGAAAGCATAATGACGAATCGTTGCGTTGATATTTTGGTGGGATTGAATGCTGGCAGCGAGGGCAAGGGCAAATTCATGTCCATCCTGCAAGATGTTCCCTACGCTGCTCTGGTTCGTACAGGTGGTCCAAACGCAGCGCATACTGTCGAGTACAAAGGAAAGCACTTTGCTTTCCACACCATTCCTTGTGGCGCTTTCCACTTCCCCAATGCAAAAGTGGTTCTTGGTGCCAATGCTCAAATCGACATCGAACATCTCAAGCACGAAATCGAAGTTCTGAAAGAAGCTGGTGTTTGGAGCGATGATCGTCTCATGATCGATCCAAATGCTGTTATCATCGACCCAATCGACAAAATCGCAGAAAATGGTGGTCGTATGCCGGATTGTGGTGATCTGTGGACACACCCAATCGACTGCAGCGAACATGCCAAGCTTGGTGGCACTTGTGCTGGATGCGACAAGCTTCCACCGGACAGTGCATGGAAAGCTCTTGGCTCTACCACTCATGGTGTTGGCGCAAATGCCTGCAGGAAGGCAGCACGTGGCACGAAGATGGTGGTACTTCCCGGTCAGAAGTTGAATCTCACTGACTACTTCCGCAAGAAGACGGGACAGGATGTCAACTATGATCGTTTCGTCGAAGGCATGATGGTAGTTCTGGAAAACGATGGTGTGGTCACCGATTGGGGTGAATTCATCGAACCAGAAAAAGTGAGGTACTCTGGAGATGACGATTTCCTCAAACAATTTGTTGGGGGTACTGTTGAGTTTCTCAATCGGCTTATTGACAGGAATGAGCCGATCCTACTTGAAGGAACTCAGGGCTCCGTCCTTTCTCTTCACCATGGATACCGTGGCAAAACTACTTCTCGTGACACCAATGCTTCTAATTGGTGTGCTGACGCGGGCATTTCCCCATTTGCCGTCAGGGATGTCTATGGTGTCACCCGTACTTTTCCTATTCGTGTTGCTGGAGATTCTGGTCCTATGTCGGGCGAAGAAATTACATGGGAAGAAATCACAGAGCACGCCGAGTCTCCAGAGCCCATCGTAGAAATCACCACTGCAACGAAGCGCAAGCGTCGGGTATTTACGCTTGATAGGCCCGATGGGAAGCCTACCGATCTCAAGAAGGCGTTGGATATCAATCGACCAACGAAGCTCATGTTGTCGTTTGTTGACTACCTGAACTATCAAGATCGGCACAAGTCATCATGGGACTCACTGACACAGAAAACCAGAGATTGGATCACGACTCTGGAATCCAAGCTCGGAGTGTTTTTCAATTACTTGTCAACTGGTCCGGATGTGGAGCACACGATTGTCCGTCGATCCTCTGGGGAGATGGCAGCCGTAGTACAATCAGGCGGTCCGGACGAAGTGTGATGACCATTGAGCAGCTTCTCAGCATTGTTCTCCCTGAATTTGAGGAGATGAGTGAAGAGGAGCGGCTCAAGTTCTTGAATGCAATACGTGAGAAGTATTGTATTCATTGTGGCAGGTTCCACGGTGACAGTATTTTGCCGTGTAGATGCTGGGATGATGATTGAAGTTGGGGCCTGTTGGGGTCGGCGGCATGGTAATCCCTCCCCCCCCCAGCAGTCGGCTTCAACAGGCCACCAGTTAATTTGTCAGAGTGCTATGCTATAATAGCGAATCATGACAACAGAAAACGTTCAGCGCCGCTTCAACCTAAACAACTTTGAGACACAAAACGTTGAAGGTAGAGGCGAGGATGAAGATCCACGTCGCGCTTATCTCAAGGCGGAGTTGGATGCTCTGAAGAAGATCGAGCAGTCCATGATTCGGATTTTCAACATTCGGCAGCAACATGGTGTTGCCAACGAGTTTGACGGAATTACCTATTCTGTGATAACTAGTGAGATTCGAGGTATCGAGGCAGACTTGGCTCGATGACCTGGACGAGAGACGAGCAACGAGTACGAGTACGAGTAGACTAATTCCAAACCCAAAACGGACAAAAACAGGAGAATTCAATGTCGTTCCTTCAGATCAAAAAAGACACGATCTACCTCACCGTCACCAACAACCCCAAGCTCATCAGACCTCTGTTTCCAGAGGCCGAGGGCAGATGGGTACACAACATTCCTTCGTGTTCGAGAGTTACACCACAAGGGAAGAAGGAAAACCTTCGTTTCTATCGGCAAGTTGATGCCAGCTTTTCTACCTGGATGAAGGACAATCAAGATCCTCTCTGGGATATCCTCGATCAACAAGACAAGTTTGATCGTGACGGCAATCGACAAGACTTCAGTGTTCGACCTGTCCATCTCCTTCCTGTATGGGACTATGAAGCTCAAGATGTGAAGATTGCCAAATTTGGCAATCAATTCTATGAGGAGATGACGAAGTGGTACGACCAGGGTGGCAAGGTCACTGATTGTGATTGGATGTGTTGGACAGAGGGCAATGGTCGTCGGGTTCAATACAAAACCTCTCGTCAGGACAAGTCTGATTTCAACTATCAGGGCGACATGAACGCTCTTTCAATCAAATGTCAAGAGATGATGAAAAAAGCCATCTCTGACATGATTCCGTTCCAGACCGAAGATGACATGCTCAAGTTCATCAACGGTACAACCCAGCAACAGCCACAACAGGTAGCTGGTGGTCAGCCTCAACAACAAATGCCAGGCTATACGCCTGGTGGTCAACCGGTGGCCACACACGGAGCCATGCCAGCTTCGTTGCCTCCGGCCAATCCGATGCCTCAGACGACGATGCCTCAGACGACGATGCCCCAGGCGGCGATGCCTCCGGCCAATCCGATGCCTCCGGCCAACCCGATGCCCCAGGCGACGATGCCCCAGATGGCCACTCCTGCGGCTCCCGTTGCACAGCCCGTTGCGGCACCTCCACAGACCCCCACTCCTGGGGTAGCCATGCAGCTTCCAGTAGGGGGTATTCCCGGATATAATCCCCAAGCTCCTGGGGGTGGATACGTACCCTCGGCCCCGTCTGGCCAGGGATTCATGCCCCAAGCTCCGGTCCAGGGAATGCCAGGAATGCCGGTTCCTGGTGTGGCTCCCACCCAACCAGAGGTACCCAACGCCCCCGTGGGAGGGCAGCCAACCTTTGCACCTCCGGTTCAAGCTCAACAAGTTCCGCCAGCTCAGGTACCAACCTCAGCTCCAGTACCGACTCCGGCTGCGCCACAGCCTGCTCCGACCCCAGCTGCAGCACCGGCACCTGTCGCTGCTGCGGCTGGTGGTCCAGCCGATGTCCTCGTCGATTTCGGCAAGTATAGTGGCAAAACGTTGGGATGGGTCCTCGAGAACGACAGAGGATATCTCACGTTTTTGAAGGGAAACAAGAAAGAGCAATACGCTCATCACATCGAGGCTCTCCTTGGTGGAGCTGGTCAAGCTCAACCACAACCAGCTGCGCAAGCTCCGGCCCAGCAGCCAGCTCCAGCACAGCAAGCTGGTGGCGATGAGGCTCAGAGACAGCAAATCTTGGAACAATTGAACGCGAAGTTTCTCAACATCCCAGATTTCCAAGGTCCTGGCATCGCACAAAACATGATGCCATTCCTCACGGCCACCATTGGGACAACCGATTTCTCGACTGCCCCACTTGCTGATCTTGTCAAGCTGAGTGCTGCTGTCGATCAACGCATCGCACAGGGGTAAGTCATGGCTACCAAAAAGAAACCACAACAGGATAAGAGTGCCTCGAAAGAGGAGCCGACTTCGGTACCAGCACCGGCACCAAAGAAGAAGTCCTCCAAGAGAGCCAAAGATAAGGCTCAAGACATTCAATTGGTCAGAGTCGGAAACGCAGATCAGATCATTGAAGAGTTGAACAAGAAACTTGGTGGTGCCGTTGCCCAAAAGCCCACGGTTAAACCAATCGTGGTTACTCCATCTGGCATTCTTTCAATGGACTTGGCGGTTGGCAATGGAGGTCTTATCGGTGGCCGAATCATGGATATCCATGGTTGGGAGGGCACCGGTAAGACTCTCTGTTGTATGACAATTGGTGCGTATATTCAGCGTTGTACGAAGATTGACCATAGTGGGAATGTGGTCAACAAGCTTGTTGCATTTTTGGACGCTGAAGGTACGTTTTCCAAGCAGTTTGCTGAGAGTGCCGGTATGAACACGAACGATCTGATTCTGGTACAGAGTACGCCAGAGAAGATCATGACTGGTGAGGATTTCTTCGATGCGATGATGCTTTGTCTGCAGATGGATGTGGACTACATCATTCTCGATTCCTGTCCTGCACTGGTTCCATCGCAGGTGTTCATCAATGATGTCGGACAGGGCCAAAAGGCAACTACGGCCCAGCTCATGTCGGAAGGCGTGAAGAAGGCATCGTCACTGGCGGCTGCTACAGGTCATTCATTGGTGCACTTCATCAATCAGATTCGTGGCAAGCCCATGGCAACTCGATGGGAGAAATCGGAAATCGAGACCGGTGGAAACGCTCTGAAGTTTTACTCGAGCTACAGGTTCGAGGTCGTTTCCTACGAAGAAATTCGCAGGAAGGTAGAGGGTGTTGACGGCGTGTTCAGAGAAAAACGCGTCGGAGTCAATTCGCGGGTAAAGGTTGTCAAAAACAAAACAGCTCCGATTCCTGCAGAATTGCCAAGCACCAACTATCATTTCGATTTCGATGTGTACTTCGAGAACTTCCGTGATGAGGCTGGTATCGAGTACATGCGTGGTGTTGATGTGGTCAAGGACTATGTTGACACTGGCATTCGTACCGGTGTTGTCAAACAAGCAAGCTCCTGGTTCTCATTTGGTCCGCTAAATGAGAACGGAAAAGCAGCTCTCATCAACAAGATCAAAGAGCGCCCAGAAGTCATGAATGACATCAGAGCAGAGGTCTTTGATGCTATGGGCATGATTGACGGTTCTGGTATGACCAAGGGAGAGCCAGTGGTTCCACCAGAGAACATTGTGGAGGAGCCACAAGCAGCAACAGCATGACAGAGGCAAAAACAAAGTCTCAAGTTAGGGCCAAGTGTCCTGAATGCGGGCACGTCTTCCTCCCCTCGCTGAAAGAAAAACAGTCGAGGGCGGGGAAGGCTGCTCGCCGTAAGGGCGCTAATTTTGAGAACAAGAAGGCCAAAGAAATTGCTGTCTGGTGGAATCAGGGCAAGAGCAATTATGAATTCAAACGTACACCCATGTCTGGAGGCTCTGCTCTCAAAGAGGGATTCGACATGGCTGGTGACATTTGTACCAACGCCCCTGATTTCAAATGGCATCTTGAGCTGAAGAATCAGCCAAGCAATTTTACGGGTCTTCATAACTTTTTCTCAGAGAAGGCGAAAGTATGGGCTTGGTTGCGACAGGCAGAAGAAGAGTGTCCAATCGACAAGAATCCAATGTTGATTTTTAATCGGTTCGATATGGCAACATTCTGTGCTGCATTCAATGACCACGCATCGCGAATCTCTGAACGACTCGAACGCTGTAAGACGCAGCATTTCATATTCTTCTATCCAGATTGTGTGAGTGTCGCTGTCTGGCAATATAAGGATATGTTGGAGTCAGATCCGGAGAATTGGAAATGATTAATCTGCCACCGGTTACGATACTGAATGTGAAAGACATCACAACAGATCATCTTCAGCAGTTTTTGAGTTCTGCTATTCTAGCTCATAAAGTTCCAGTGTATCACCCAAACAGTCCGATTGATGTACTCTCGCAGATTGTCCCTCTGCTTGGTATCTTTTCAAACAACCAAGCTTATGTGACCGAGCTATTCAACTGTATCGTGTCAGCATGGTCTGAACAGAAGATTATGAAGAAGAAGAAAGACCCAAATTGGGACGAAGAGACACAAATGCGTTTGGAGGCAAAGAAGGACATACTGTATCGCACTTGGCAGGTTGTTGGTGGTCAATATGAAGCAGCATCGCGGATTATGACTGGAATCGGAGTACCGGACCCAAGACAATCGCGCCACTGATGCACAAAATTGTCGTAGATAGAGTTTTTTCGCGGATTGAGCCCACACTACCAGCAGAGGTCTGCACGCGGCTCAATAATGATCTGCGCTACCATCCGGCTGGATATCAGCATACTTGGTATTTCAAAAACAAGAGATGGGATGGATATAACTATCTCTTCAACATGCCGAAGCAGGAATTTCGTACCGGATTGGTCTGGCGTGTTGGTCTTCGATTGCAAAGAGACAACATCCCATATGAGATAGTTGATCTTCGCCCTCAAGCGGAGAAGATTTCTGATCTTGGCAAGATAGACTTTGGTAGCATTACACCATACCCATTTCAGGTGGAAGCAGCTGAGTCTACATTCAAAGAGTCACACGTTATTGTGGCTAGTCCAACTGGTACTGGCAAGACAATTATGATGCAGTTGATGGTGAAATTACACCAGCATCGCACTCTAATTGTTGTTAATAGCAGAACATTACTCGACCAGACGTTTGAAGCTTTTGATCAGGTAGTTCCTGGACAGGTTGGAATTGTTGGATCTGGTGACTTTGAACTTGGCGATGTGACAATCGCTACCATGCAATCTCTTGGCACAATTCTACGTCTGTCCGACAAGCAAAAGAAAAAAGCAGCTTCATGGAAAGAGGAGCCATTACGGGAGTGGTTGGACAATGTTGGACTGGTCATACATGACGAGGTACATGAAGCTGATAATGCTAGCGTTGATAAGCTATATGGTAATTTACCTGCTGCCAGATTTGTTGGGATGACTGCCACTCCGTATGCGTGGGCACATGCTACGGAGAAGGGCAAGAATCTAGAAATGGAACAACATTTTGGCAAGAAGATTTTCGATAGTCGTGGAGAGGTGGATTTCATCAAGCTTGGTGTCACCGTACCATTGATCATCAATAGGCCGCTCACACCTAAGATATCCAACTTCGCAGATTGGGATGGTAAACACGAGCCTGGGCTTGAATACAAAGACGTTGTGCAGGAGCAGGTAATAGACAACGAGGAGCGTATTGAACAGATAGCCAACCACGCTGCCGCCATGGTAGATGGTGGTATGAGCTGTTATGTCTTCTATCAAAAGATTGCATATGGGGAAGCATTGTGTGAAGCAATGCGACGATACGATCCGGTGATGCTCCAGGGCAGCACAGCTCGAGGAAAACGAAATCAAGTTTTCAAGGATGTTCAGAATAAAGAACAACTTTTGGTAGTGTCTGACATTGGAAGTTACGGACTTAATATCAAGTCGTTGGACAATATAGCCATTGCATATCCAACCAAGGACGCTCGCCAATTGAAGGGAAGAGTCTGTAGATCAGACAATGGTAAGAAGTATGGTCTGGTCACAGATTTTGTTGACGATGTTCCGTTTTTGAGGAAGCATGCTCAATTACGGAAGAACCAATACGACAAAGATGGGGACACGGTGATTGGATGAGAAACGAGGTTAAAACATTCGCAGAACTTATGGACACTCGAATTACCATCAAGCAGAAAAAGTATGGTGGTGATACGTGGAAGACGGCCACTCCTCAGGGCCTTTTGAATCATTTGAAAGAAGAGGTCCAGGAGCTTCAAGACGCGTTGAATGCAGACAATCTGGACAACGTTGTGATTGAATCTACTGACGTTGCAAACCTGGCGATGATGATCGTCGATGTGACAGGCGGGTTGAAAGATGTCAAGAACGGTAAGTTATGATGATGTAGAATGTATCCACGAAACAGATGATGCGATACTTGTGGTCGTAGAGGGCGATGAATATTGGATTCCGCAATCACAGATTGATGATGATTCTGAAGTTTGGAAAAATGGTGACGAGGGCACTCTGGTAATCACAGAGTGGATTGCGGAGAAGAAGGGGCTTATCTAATGGCCAAGCTTACAGGACTTCGAATTCAGAATGAAGTAGAGGCCGGTCATATTGTTATCGACCCATTCAATTCTGATCATCTTGGTCCCAACTCATACGATTTAACTCTTGGGTCAGAGTTGCGCGTTTATAAAGGGGAGCTACTCGATGTCAGAAAAGAGACTCCAACTGAGGTTTTCGAAATCGATGCCCAAGATGGATTCATTTTGCTTCCCGGTACCCTATATCTCGGTCACACCGTCGAAGTCGCGGGTTCAAAATCGTACGTGCCTTGCATTGAAGGTCGAAGTTCGATGGCACGTCTTGGAATCCTCGTCCATCTCACCGCTGGCTTTGGCGACGTGGGTTTCATCAGTCAATGGACTCTTGAGATCGTTGTCGTCAGACCCGTCAAAGTCTATCGAGATACACGAATCTGCCAGATATACTTCGACACTTTGGAAGGCACCATTGATCGATTGTACGAAGGAAAATACAACAATTCAGTTGGTGCTGTAGCAAGTCGGTCGTTTAAAGATAAAGAATATCACACAGGTATTCCAGCCCATATGCTACAAGGTCCAGGACCAGTGACGTTTGGAAGGGAAGAACGGTATTGTTCTGTTTGTGGTGATCAGCAGTATCAAACTCCTGGTGGTTGGACGTGTCAGAATGGACATGGTGGAGCATCAGAGATGGACATATCCGAGATGCCATTAAACGTAAAGCGTACTTGTATGTGTGGTGCGCGATTTGTTGCCGCCTCTGATGAAGTAGGTACATGTTGGAGATGTGGTGGCAATCAGAATTTGAGGGTCATCGATGGGACACCAGAAGGGGAAAGATAGAACGCCTGGCGGGGGCAAGGAATATTACGAGACCTGTCCAGACTTCTTTCAGATTTGCGATTACGAGTTTCGCTACGCTTTTGACGCGGCAGCTGCTGCGTTCAATACGAAGTGTGACACCTACATAACTAAAGAACAGAACTCTCTTGCGCAGATTTGGCACAAGATGGGTATTAGTGTATGGTTGAATCCACCATATAGTCGTGGTATGGTACCATTGTTTTTGGAGAAGTGTTGGCTCGAGAGTCAAAAAGGCATCACGGTTACTGCTTTAGTGCACACATGCACGGATGTAAAATATTGGAGCGATTGGGTCTGGGACAAGGCGGCTGAGGTTCGTCATGTTAGCGGTAGGCTCAAATTCTGGTTGCCACACCCCGATAAAAAAGGCAACTACGGCACAACTTCAGATTTACCACATTCGCTCATTGTGTATAGGCCATATTATCTTGGTAGAACGTACCAGTCGATTTGGAACTGGAAGGAAGACTATATCCATAGGTTTGGTCAGCTTCCAGTGCGAAACGTCAAATCCAAGGAAAAACAAATTACGCATTATATCTATGCAGATGGAAGAAGAGAGGCGGCATAATGGCTGGCCTATTTGAACGAATCAAGTCGGTTGTGCGGAAGCTGAAGCTTCCCAAGCTACCATTCTTTCAAAAAGAGCCGCTACCAGAGGAAGAAACCACTGAAGTAGAAGAGCTGAAAAAGCCAGTAGAGCGAGCTACCTATCTTCAAGAGGCCGAGATTGTCACTCTTATTCGTAGGGCAGCAAGAAAAAGAGTTTTGGTCAAAATTTTGTATTCCAATGTCTGGCGGTTGGCTGAGCCCTATTCGTTTCGTCAAGGTAGATTTGGTTTGTTGTTTTTTGCGCATGATTTAGCAAGAAACGGCACCAGATCTTATTACGTTCATAGAACTCAAGAAATTCAAATGACCGACATTCCATTCAACCCTCGTTGGATGGTGGAACTATAGTTAACTTTTAAGCAAAGCCAACTATAGAAGGTTCATCGGAGGTAAAATGTCTGGTGGTAAGGTCATTCATCTTTCTGATGATGTTCATCAGAAGATGATGGGATTTTGTCGTGAGCACGATCTGCAGGCCAGCCAGTGGGTATCACGATTGATACTCGATGCTGTTGCGCAGACCACCATTCCAGTCGAAAAGAAGAAACTACTAAAACCACCGCAGCCGTCCTCTGATGAGGAGATTTATAGCAGACCACCTTTTTGGGCACAGAAAAAGATAGATGGATAGCCACATTGCGCAGCTGTTGAACAGCCCACCATTTAATCTCACTATGAGCAGTGGTGCACGCCAGCTGCGTGACAATGTGTATGAGATGTGTTTCTCACATCGTGGTACTGAGAGTCTGACGGCATGGGTAGATAGATTGAGGGGACAGTATAATCGCATTCATTGGGAAAAGGCTGCATACTACCAACACACAGATCAGATATTTCAGGGCATACTTCGTCGTACTTCAACCCAATTTAAAGCAAAACCCAAAAAAGGTACCGCACCACCGGAATGGGAGCGTGGCACTATTGCGTCCGGAGCTGCTCGCCGCAAGGACATTGATTGGTTTAAGCTGGCTGTGTTTGATGATGTCGAGTTTTGGAAAGAGATGATTCAATTTCCTCGTTCAAAGCTAGCAGTATATCCCCATCACATTGATCAATTAGAACCAGCTTATACAGAGATGTATGAATTGGTGACCAGTTGGTTGGTTGCAGATTTCAACTTCACTTCTCTTTACCACATCTTCGAATTTACGAGGGATTGTAGTCTCAGTTTCGTCCAAGAATGTATGGACAAAGTTTTCAACATACGACAGCACTCCACTGATTACCTTCGTGGCATAATAAATAAAGAGCGTGCGTTTCAAAAAGTTGAGCTTGATGAACTCAGCGAATTGGATGCATATTCTGAGCTTGTAATCAGCAAAATGAAGGAAATGGTTACTGTCGGTGAGGAGATTGATTGGGATAAAGTGGAAGAAAAAGCTGCTGTGGGTGAAGAGAATAGAGCAGAGTTCGATAAGGTGAAGCTATCATGAGAAAATTCAGCAACCTACAGGGAGCTAAGGAATACGTCAGAGAAAACTCTGACCTAATGCAGGTAATCGATGAGGATGTGGGCGATGTCGAATGGAAAGAAGAATCAAATAATACTTACGTCTGTACGTCTCCGTTCCGCGACGAAGACAATCCCTCCTTCAAAGTTAGTGGAAATCGATTCAAGGATTGGGGAGGGGAGCAACATAGCGGAGACATATTTGCCTGGGCGCAGCTCTGGCACAATCTCTCTTTCATTGAGTCCGTCCAACACGTCGCAGATAGATTCAAGCTCGACCTCACACCATTCTACAAAGACCCCTCACCAGAAGAAATAGCAAGATCTCGGTACGTACAAATCAACAATCTTGCAGCAGAATATATGCATCAACTGCTGAGAGAGAACATTCAGATTCGTGACGATTACATGTCTCGGTCTGGATTCACTCTTGATCAAATTGCTCCATACCAGGTCGGCTACTGTCCAGACAAAGATGTGCTGGTTGCTCATTTATCGAAGCAAATAGCGCTCTCACAAGAAGATATTGAGAAGCTCGAGTTCTATCGTAAAGATTTGTTCAACAACGCCATAATCTATCCGATTCACAACCACAAGTCAGAGGTCATTGGATTTTACACCAAGCAGCTTGGTGGGGACAAAGCTCCATATATGGGCAACAAATCTACGCACCCATTACATGACCCAACTGTTATGTATGGAATGCATGTTGCTCGTAAGAATATCCGCACAAACGATGGCACGCTGGTAGTGGTGGAGGGATTTCGAGATTCCATTGCATTGAAGGCTGCTGGCTGTATGACCGCAGCTATTACAGATAAGCAGATAGAGTTTCTTTCTGAATTCAAGCTGAAAAAGATCATAGCTTGTTATGATGGTGATCAATCTGGGTGGTTGAAATCACTCGAATTGGTCAGTAAGCCACGTCGTATTGGTGAGGCTCTGATACTGGTAGCGCGACCAGAAGTAGATATGGACCCACACGATGTGTGGAAAGAGGGTGGCGATGAAGCAGTATATGCCATGCTCAGTAAGACAGAGCTTCCGGTCGAACATTACATCCGCACGAAATTTACTGGTTCAGCAGACGGAACCCTATCATACACAGAAAAAGAGACTCTGTTCACAGACCTTCGTGATTTCCTGACCAAGGCATCAGGAATTCAGTTGGACATGGCTGCAGATTACTTGGCCAAGTTGATCAACAGCACCAAAGAAGCTGTGATTGATTATGTGGCTGAGATTAAAGCGCAATTCAGTGAATTATTCAATACTGAAGCTGAGAGAGCGCTCGTGGTCATGTGTATGGAGAATCCATCTGCTTTAGCTGCTGCAAGAGCTGCTGGTATTATAGAGAGAGCATTTACCATTTCGCATTATAGACGATTATACAATGCCTGCATCGATGCCGCAGACAAGTACGGTGATAATTATACGCCACAGGCAGTGTTGGATGAGGCCATGGCTCAACATCCAAATCCAGAGCTGCCTACTGTTGTGGCGCAGATGTTTGACCTTTCTTTGAAGTACACCGAGATTGCTGCGTCAGAGATAGTATTGGACATGTGGCGTAGGCGTTCTGCTTCCGAGCAGGCTAGTGGTCTCATTACAGCATCGCGTGATCTATCACAGGATTTTGTGGAGATAGTAGAGACACACCGTAGCCAGCTCATTTCTACGTCATCGTCTGCTCGTCCCCAGGCTCGCACACCACAAGAGTTGGCAGACGAGTTTTACAACGAGGTCAAAGAACGCAGCAAGTCAGGTGGTAACTTAATCATTGGACACAGCTTTCACCACATGCCGTCTGTTGATTTGGTGCTTGGAGGAATCCAGCGGCACTACACTGTCATAGGTGGTGATTCTGGATCTGGAAAATCATTGCTTGGCATGAACATTCTCAAGTGTCTGGCTGTAGATGCTGAAGTAAAGACACTGTGGATTGGCCAAGAGATGTACAGTCGTGATAATACGATGCGTCTTGCATCGATCATGACTGGTATCGACAACAGTAGAATGCAGTCTGGCCTTTTGAGCCAAAAAGAAGCAGAGGAGATCCGGAAAGCACGTGAGAAGATAGCAAAATCCGGATACTATTGTGCAAAACCAGCATATGGCCACATTGATGAAATTATCGCCATCATTGATGAGTATCGGTGGAAGTATGGTATTCAGGCGGTAATTTGGGATTACATCCAGCTCATTACCACGGCACCTGGTCAGGAAAGATGGAGTAGAGAACAGGTTATTGGTCACGCATCGAAGATGATCATTAATCGGGTGGTCGGTGACATGGGCCTGCCAGCCATTATCATTGCACAGCTCAATCGTGATAAGATGGCACAGGGTCAGCATAAAATCGCTGGCTCGTATCAGATTATTCAGGATTGTGACAACTTTGTTTATATTGAAGTAAAGAGCAAAAAGAAGATTGCGGAAGATGGCGAAGCCAAAGGGAATCGGAAGGTCATCATAGGTAAGAGGCGTGGTGGTGTATCAGATTTTCAGGTGAATGCCAAGCTTCATATCGATCCAGGCAGCTCTCATCTCCGCATTACTGATTGTTCTACCTTCTCTGATTTAGGTTCGTTACACAAGAGGCTTGCAGCATGAAGCGACGATCTGGAAGAATCATTGGTGTCTTTGGTGTTCCATGTTCTGGTAAGAGCACTCTCATAGAGACATTGGTGCAATCCAGCAAGGAAATCATTGCACATGTCAAGACCGGTGACATTGCAAGGCGTCTATCTACAGAGGTGGAGTTGGAGCATATGGCTCAGGGTAATCTCTTTCCATTCGAAGATCGGATGAGAGAAGAGATACTCAAGATGATCAATAAGAGGCGCGGGCAAGGGTCAGAGTTAATCTTTCTTGATAGCTGTCCTCGTTTTGACGGCCAAGTCAAATGGATGTTGGACAACCAGTTGGCTGGTACCGAAGACGACGGTTGTTTCATTAAGGTAATCGGGGAACATCTACGTCTGCGTGCAGAGCATCGAATGCGCGATGACCAAGATGAACTAGACAAATTGTCGCTGAAGATCGAGAAACAGGACAAGATGATCGATCAGATGGAGAAGGTGATATTCCAATACAACATACCGTATTATACGGTCATTAATTCAGACCTGGTGCAAGCTGCTGCTTCACTGGCCAAAATAGTGGGATTGAGAAAATGATCATTTGTTACATGGCCGGTCCTATCGATTATGAAAAGGACAAGGGTGCATCTTGGAAGGAAGAGCTACTTGCTCTATGTGATGTCAACAAAGAGTTGGCATTCTTTGATCCATGTGCTCCATTCAAGTTTCGCAATGTGGACGCTGACATCGCAGCGTACATTCACGACATCAACATGGTGGCATTGGAACGGTCTGATATCTTGGTTGGGTCGCTGAAGAAGGGACAAACTTCAGTTGGTACACCAATTGAGTTCTATCAGGTACGTAACCACAAGCCCATGATCATCATCACGGACATGGCTGAGTCTGTCTACATGCAATATATCGGCAGACAGGCTATCTTTGTCAAGGATGTGAACGAGCTTTATGGGAAGCTCATGAAGGCAGCACATGAGATTGAAGAACAACGTGCTAAGATGCGCTGTCAAGCTAGTGAGTTGGAAGTTCTGAAGAAGGAACTTACCAAAGCTCAAGAATCTCAAGGATTGTTAGGAGCTGCTCGTGCCTGATATTAAGCTAATGGTGCGTGTGCACCCAGAATGCCCAAATGAAGACCCAATATCAGGCCCAGCCAAGCCCGGTGATGTTGGATATGATTTGAAAACATGGGTTGAGAATGATGGTGGTACTTTCGTTGTCAATCCACAGAAAATGGTCAATATTCGTACTGGTGTCTACATCAAGTTGCCAGAAGGCTATTGGGGCGACATCAGGCCGCGATCCAGCACCTTTGCCAAGCGTAAGTTGTTTGTCATGGGTGGCACGATAGATGAAGGATATACAGGTGAGCTGTCAATTTTCATCTGGAATCCGACTCTCGAACCACATCCGATTCACAATGGAGACCGACTAGCACAGTTGGTCATTCATTCGCGTGTTGTTCCACCTATTGAGGTGGTGGGGAATCTTCCCAACACAGTGCGCGGGACAAGCGGATTTGGCTCGACAGATGAGTAAAAGAAATTATCGTGGTGGTGGTCGGGTTCATCTCATAGCTCATTGCTTTGATTGTGATAAGACCTGGGACAGCAAGAACGCTCATGGCGTTGCTGTTCAGCATCACGATAGGACTGGACACGAAGTTCACATAGAAGTAGGCTATGTCTACATCTACGGTGGAAAGGACAAGAAAAATGCATCCGGTTAACATCTATTCTCTCGACCGCAACTTCTCGGAAGAAGAGATTGCAACCATCTTTGCCAAGTGTGCTCGTTCGCCGGAGCCTTTCAACGAGATTGCCAAGAAGGTGACTGTTGAAGGTGCAGCCCAATTCCACGAGAAGTATGTTATCAACTATGGACATGCATCTGTGGCTGAGATGGCTGTGCCCAACATTTGTTTTGAAGGTGTCAGCATTCTCGCCAGCAAAATTCTTGAGTCCATGCCGCGTGGTGCGTATCAGGAGAAATCGACCAGGGCTCAGAATTTTTTGTTCAAGGATGAGGATGGTCGGTATACAGCGTACTACATTCCACCCTATCTTGAAGGCAAAGCCCGAGATCACTACATCGCATCAATGGAGGAGTTGTTTGCTACCTATGAGCGATTGAAGGAGCCGATGCAGGAATTTGCTCAGAAGGTGACGGGTAGTGATAAGTTTGTGGCTCAACGTCGCGCCTTTGATGCTCTTCGATATTTGCTCCCCATTGGAACACAGACCAATTTGGCTATGAGAATGAATGGTCGAGACTTGTCCATTCTCATTACCAAGTTGTTGTCTAGTGAAGTTCATGAATTTCGGGAGCTGGGTAGGACATTGAAAGAAAAGGGAATGGAGCAGCTACCAACATTGGTCAGACATGCTGACTCATCCTACTACATCGGTGCTGCAAGAGCGTTGGGCCGAAAGCACTTGAGTGATTGGTACGATCACAACGTCGCAGATGCACCAGTGAAAGAAAATGGTGTTGAGCTTGCGTACACCATGAATGAACCTGATGCCATACAGACGGTTGCTCGATCAATCGTGTGTCAGCATGGTTTTGGTTCTTTCTATGAGTACGCCATTGGCATGGAACAGGCCACGCATCTTATCAATGAGATGCTCGAGAAACGTGGTGAACACGATCCTGTGCCGGAAGAGTTGGCTGCGGTCCCAACGATTTGGGATATCGTGGTTGATTACGGTGCTTATCGCGATCTTCAACGTCATCGCCGTTGCAAGCAATTTCCTCAACTTCCGACCACGGAGTTGGGATTTTCAATTCCAGACGACATTGTGGAGGCTGGATTCCGTGACCAGTTTGAGGAAGTCATGGAGAATGCGGCCAAAGCTATCTACACCATGAGAGAAATTGCTCCAGAGAAGGACGCTTTCCTCTACATGACTCCGTTGGCATATCGGCATCGCACTGTCTGGTATTCGAATCTCGAACAAGATTTCTATGTGATTGAGTTGAGGTCGAAACCCCAAGGTCACATCAGCTACAGGAATATTGCCTGTGGTATGTATGATTGGCTTAAAAAGGTATATCCGACCTTTGCTCAGCACATCAGGTGTGTTAAAGTAGGATAAGTCATGGGGTTTACGACGTGTCATGCCGTAGGATGTAGTGAGCGTATTCCACGCAATATGCTCATGTGTAAACCTCATTGGTTCAAAGTACCCAAGCCGTTGCGCGACGAAATTTGGAGAACATATAAAGCTGGGGAAACCAGCAATTGGCTCAAAGTCGTCAAAGAAGCGCAGCGCGTAGTTCAGGAGAAAGAACGTGACAGCCACCCAACTTAAATCCAAGATTGATGCTGTGCTCGCCGCGTATTCTGGTGCGGCATACGTCATGGCAAACAGCGGCGTTGTGTACATCTTTACTGATGGGGTGACCAAATCAGCAAGTGAAGCTGATGTCAGGATTGATGTCAACACAGGAAAGATGTGGTTGCTTGAGGGGGTGTCAATATGATGCTTACAAGTCTTCAGGCAGTAGTAGATCAAGTGGCCGCATCTGAAACCTACAAAGACTTGGATTTTGAAGTTCAAGTTGATGTAGACGCTGGGAAAGAGAATTTTCTTTGGTCAGCACAGGAACCACCCAATTTCTATGATTGGGACGTAAAGCTCAATGCTACCGACGCAACGTTGACGCTGAAGGATGGCATTGAGTTGTGATGTACGGGCTAACTCCATCCACGCCACGGAGTGCCCGGCAAGAGCAAAAATGTGGCACTTGCAGATATGTCAGTAAGTGCTATTCTGAAAGAACCACTCCTCGCAACGTAGTCATCAATATCCTCGCCTGTAGGATTCGTCTGGACATTAATCGAGAGGAATCATCTCGATTATTGTTGCAGATGGTACGTCCAAGTTTGGTGAGATTAGCGAACAATGCTGTGGCCAGGGTAGGCAATGGCTACGTTGACATGAACAATTTGATCATGGATCTTGAATCCAGGGTCATCGAGTGTCTCATTGATGAAGAACATGGATATAGAATCGGGGAGTCTGCTTATCTTACCGAGTATTTGTTTGGAACAAATCCCAAGACCGGATGGGCAAGAAAATGGGTGCTGTGGTCGTTTCAAAAACAGCGCCGATTCTATACCAAACATTCACTCTCAGGCAGCAATCCAAAATCAGACTCAGATTCAGACTTTTCCGATAACGATCGACATGCAATTGCTGTGTTTGAAACAGGAAACACGTTCGAAGAGGAGTATAGTGACAGAGATATTATTGAATCTCTTATCAAAATAATCGATGATGGAATTACACTGAATGCGAACGAACATCGAGTCATAGCATTCTGCCTGGCACATGCGAACGAATCGAACAAAACAAGACTTATCGATGGAACGCACACCTATCTATCCAAAGTCATGGGTGTGTCTCGCCCTCGAATAACTAGGCTATATGCTGTTGCAAGGAAGAAGCTGCTGGTAGCTGCCCAGCAACGTGGCATTGGCCTGCGGTGAGGTTAACATGAAAGGCAGCAACGTTAGAAACATAAAGCTGGACCCTGCCAAACAGAAGATCGTGGAGTGCGATGCGTGTGGTGCATCTTTGGTTGTTGGCAAGTTTGCAAAGAACAAGCAGACTTGTGCGTCCGCAAATCAGTTTCCAAGCAATAGCAAGTGCAAGCCTCCTGCGGGGAAGAAGAAATCTGCACGCGAGAAGATTGCTGATACTACCCAAAGTGCTGTTCGTCGTTTGGATAAATCTCCAGATCCGAAAGGGAATGGGCAGGACAAGGAAGCCACGTTTGGACTCAAATTTACCAAAATGATGAAACAGCTGGACTTCGACATTGATAGTAAGCGTAGATATAAGAAGCGCTACGCTATCGATGGTGGTGGAATTGCCACTATCTATCCGAGTATAGTTCCAGGTGTTACTGGTAAGGGACCTACCCTGGAATACTTCAGTGTGATCATTCAAAGAGCTGTTGGGGTGAATGAAGATTTTCGCAATTTTATGCCACCGGATGCGGCATCTGATTGTGAGTTATTGGCGTCAGAGCTGGGAGAGCAGGTGATAGCTCGTCCAGATGTGGGCACTGTCAGGTGTGATTCTTGTGGTGCTCTGACGGATGAATTTGGGGTGGATCCAAAGAATGACAAGGTGTTGTGTGTGAAGCCCAACGGTTGCTTCAGGAAGGCATTTACTAACATTGGCGCAGAGGCAGAAGTATAACCTGGATGAGCTGAGGTTATGGATGACTAGCTGTGGTTGCCCAAAACCAGCCATTCATTGGTCGAGCGATTTCAACGCACGAATGTGTCAAAATTGCGGTGTTATATTAATGGGTGAAGATATGGGGTCCGCAGATGAACATGATGAGCGTTTGCTCGATGCGCCGAGTAACAATTATGTGCTCGAAGAAAGGGAACGCATTCCATCAAACGACACCATCACCGCAGACGCGTTCGGTGAAACATTATCTCATTGTCACAGTCCAGAATCCCAAAGAGAAGCACTTGAGGCATATTCCGATCCCTATCTGAACTCGTTTGTGCATCTACGCGTGCATACTCATCTTAGCCTGCTTAAGGCTACCTGTAAGCCATCCGATCTCATCAAAAAAGCAAAGGAATATGGAATGCCAGCTCTGGCCAAGACAGAGTTTGGCAATATGTGTGGTTCCCCAACTTTTGTGAAAGATTGTCAAAAAGAGGGAATCAAACCCATCCTTGGAGTGGAATTCGATGTAAAAGTGGACGTGATTACCTATCCCATTACGTTCATAGCTATGAATCGAAATGGTTACAAGCAACTGGTTAAAATGACGACCGTTGCATGGTGTGAACGCAAGACCAAAGACGGTGTGTTTATCACCGATGCCGATATTCCTGTGTCGCAAGACCTGATTGCCATGGTTGATTTTGGTGGTGATTTCAACATGGCTGGCTACATGCTGAATGTTGTGAAGCCAAGGATGGAGACTTATATAGAGATCAACACGACACGATCAGAAGTCATCAGTATCGTCAATCAGGTATCACAGCAGACACAGACACCAGTTTTGGTGACAGGTAATGTACTGTATACCAATGAAGATGAAGCATTTGCTTATAGTGTAGGTCGCAAAATTGGAAAGCATGCTTTGGACATTCATGTTCCAGAGGGAATAGACAATTGGTTCAAACCACCGGTATTTTTTAGTTCCTTCTTCGAACACGCTCAGCCTTGGGTTCAAAATACGATGGCCGTAGCTCGAAGGGTAGAAGACTACGGACTAGTCAACAAAGAATTCATCGTTCCAACCTATAAGAGTGGAGGAAAAGAATACACCGATTTCGATGAGACACACAGACAACTGGAGATGGACGCATGGCGTGGAATGTACGAAAAGGGAAAGGCAAGCGACCCAGCGTACATAGAGCGTCTTCAGTATGAACTCGGTGTGATGAAAGACAAGAAATTTTCTAGTTACTTCTTGTTGATTGGTGAAATCGTTAGTTGGATGAAGAAACAAGGAATCATGGTTCCGTTTGGACGTGGTTCTTCTGTTGGTAGTTTGGTGTGCTATGCTCTCGACATTATTACAATGGACCCCATTAGATGGAGAGTCCCATTTGAGCGATTCATTCACTCTGGACGTAAAGACCTTCCCGATATCGATACTGACATCTCCCAAGAAAGACGACCAGAGGTTTTGGCTCATATCGCAGACGTGCATGGAAAGGATCGTGTCGCACACATTGCTACCTACCAGACAATGGCTCTTAGGGCAGCTATTGAGAATGTAGGCCGTGCATTACAAGTCCCACACACAGTGAACAGGGATTTGCGTAAAGCCATTCCAGACGATGTGACAGAATGGGACAGCTTGGACTCGAGCGTTCAAGAAGAAATCAAAAAGATGATGGATTTCAAGCCAGAGTGGCTTCCCATTGCTCTGGCACTGACTGGTACAGCCAAAAATCTCGGCTTTCATGCTGCTGGTGTAGTGGTGTCGAATGAAGCTCTAAATGAGCTGGTGCCGTTGATTCCTCCACCTGAAGAAGACGGATTGTCTGGTACTCAGTACGACATGTACGATTGTGAGATTCTTGGTCTTCTGAAGCTGGATATGCTGGGGTTACGCAATATCGATATTATTCAGTACGCAGTCAACAGAATAAAGGCGAGACATGGAATTGATCTTGATGTCTATAACCTGCCAACCGACGACGCAGCCACATTTGATCTCGTTGCAGGCGCAGATTATGTGTCCGTCTTCCAACTCGATTCAACAGGCTATCGCAGGCTCTGTAAACAACTTAACCCGCGAAATTTCGAGCACCTCATGGCGCTCAACGCACTATTCCGTCCCGGACCGTTGGAGTCGGGAGTTACGGACCAGTACGTGGAACGTAGACACGGAAGGCAAGCCGCTACTAGCTGGCATCCTTGGTTAGATGGGGTTCTGAACGACACGTATCAAACCGTCTTGTTCCAGGAACAAGCGATGGCAATGGCACGCATCATCGCTGGTTTTAGTGACGTAGAGGCAGACAAATTCCGTAAAGGAATTGGTAAAAAGATTCCGGAGGTAGTGGACGCTTGTATTGAAGACTTCAAAGTTGGTGCAATGAAGATGCCAGGTCTGGAGCCACCACCAGATTGGACAGGCACTCTTGAATCTTGGGTGGACGATCTGACCAAGAAGCTTCATGGTTACGCACGTTACATGTGGAACCGTGGTCACTCGTGCGGGTATGGTTGGATTACGTATGTGACTGCTTACCTGGAGGCGCACTATCCGTCCGAGTATTATGCCTCGTTGCTTGACGCATTTCGCGGAAATAATAAGCGGCTTCCTACTCTTTTGCGTTCGATTATTGGTGGTGGCAAGTGTAAGGTATTTCCACCTAACATCAATCAATCCCACATCGATTACGAGGTTGGAACAGATGGCAACATTTATATGGGGCTTGCAGCCGTAAGAAATGTCGGCAAATCAGCACCAGAAATTGTTGTTGAAAGAGGAAGCGGTGGCCCATTTACTTCGTTCATCAACTTCTGTCAGCGCATGCCCAGCGTCAACAAGACAGCCAAAGTCAACCTGGTTAAAGCAGGAGCATTCACATGGGATAAGATGCTCTGTGATCGAGACAAGGTAGACAATATCGATGTGATCAACAAGTGGGCCAAGAAGAAAAATAAGAAGTTCGATGGCTCCAAAGTTTCACCTATCGAGATAGCTATGAAGCTCGAGGGTGTGAATGGGCATGAGTACACAGAACTCGAGATTTCTCAAAATGAGCGAGAATCTTTGAACTCATTTATTACCGGACACCCAGCGGCTATTTATCACAGATTGTCCACTCACTTGGAAAGAGGCAACACTAGAGTTGTGATGCCCGTTCATATTGCTAATATGGAGTGTGAAATCGGTGAGTCAGTTCTGGTCGTTGGGATGATAGATTACATTTATAGGAAGCAGACCAAGGAAAATCCAGAACGTGGATTTCCTAGCAGGCCGTACCTCAACATCAGCTTGAGTGATAGTGAAGGCTTTATTGTTACCAATGTCTGGTGGCCATTGTGTGAAGATTTGCAAAAGATCTTGGTGGCTGGTGAGATTGCCATGTTTGAGTGCGTGGTGAAACCAGACAAGTTCAGAGATGATAAGGTGATGTTGCGTGTCGATAATGCCATTAACCTAGCAAATGGATTGCCAGTACAGGGCGTATTTCGCCTGAATGGCCATGACCCGAGTGAGGTTGTTAATCATATAGGTGGTATCGTAAATAACATCAGTGTTCTTGGACCCAGGAAATATGCATCTATTCGTGGTCGGATTACAGTTCCTCCCCACATCCTGGATGATGCAGTCAAGAACTTTGGTGATGATATTAAGTATTTAATTTCTATGGAAGCATTGGATGACTGACGCTGAATTAATTGTCGCAATACGCGGCATGAGGAAACTTGTGGTAGCTTTGGATTCCATAGGGTTTCCCATACAAGACCTGACTAAAGATAAAGAGTTAGGAAAGCTCGTACCAAAAGACATGTCCAAGAGATTGGCGTCCGTAACATCAGACATTCACTCTGTTCTACAAAAGATAGAACATAGTAAAAGATACAAAGATGCAGTCTATACTCTTTGCAATGTTGCAGAGAGAAAAACTTTCATATTGAATGGAGATCCAGATGGCGGAGAACATAATTGGTGACTTGGTGTCTGAAAAAGGACGACGAGTCAAATTCGAAAAGAAGACCAATATTCCTTGTCCGTCATGCAATGCTGCTGGCAATCACGAAGATCGTGTGCTTCATGTGCGATCACACATTGAGAATTCGGTCACTCTTGAGTGTCCGAATTGTGCGTATACTGAGCACAAACCAGCCGATGAGGTGCCCGGTCTGGTGCCTATGACCGACATCATGGGAAGACCAATAGAAAAATGATTCCTGATTTCCTAAAAGGCAGCGTGCTAGTATTCGATACCGAGACCGCCATTCTTGGTGATCATGTGGTTGAGATTGGCTTCAGTTTATTCAAAAATGCGAAGCCAATACAGGAATGGGGCACGTTTGTCAGACCGCTTGTTCCTATCGACCCAGGTGCATCAGCTGTACACAAAATTACAGACGTCGATGTTGAAGACTCACCGACGTTTGCTGAGATTGCATGGTGGGTATGGAATACGTTGAACATTTATGACATTCATTGCGCCTATAACTACGATTACGATCGTGGTGTGTTGAAAGAAGAATTCAAGCGCGTGGGCATGGAATTTCCATTGAAACCCATGGCAGACCCTATGATTCTTTTCAAAAAGTGGCACAAATACAACAAGGGAAAGCGACTGACAGACGCCGCAGACAAGTACGGCATTCCGTTGGTTGGTGCACACCGTGCCATGAACGATTCTACGGCATGTGGTAATGTGTTGCTTAAAATGGCAGCTACACGTACTACTTTCCCCAAGACGCTGCAGAAGTTCATCCAATCACAAAGACAGTGGGTGGAGGAACAGTTCCTCGATTTTTCAGCATATCGTAAGAGCAAGGGGCAAGAGCCTCCAACACCACCTGTATTTGAACATTACGAGGTGGAAGTATGATTGTAGAAGCCAGAACCAAACGTACGAACATTGACAAAGACAACTCCAGGTTGGATTTGTTTTTACCAAGATTCAAACATCAGCCGTTGATGTCTGTACATATTGGTTTTGAGGGGAGACCAATCAAGTTCTTCAGTGAGCTGAAGGATTTGCCGAAAAAGTGCATTACCATTCACAAGTCCATTGTGAACAAAACCAATCGAAAGAAAACACCATTGATTCGTGGCGCTATTTATCGGTGCGGTTATCGATGTGAGTGCTGTGAGGAGGAGGCTGCAGTATATATCTATATGCCAGAACAAGTAATTAAATGACATGCGAGCACACGCGCCTCCAATTCGGCTGCGACTCATGTAGAGCCAAAGTAAAAATCTTTGAGAACAACATTGATTTTTATCTCTACGAGATTGAACGCATCAAGAAAGATTTGGAGGCTTTTTATGAAGAAGATGATTGCCCAGATTCGATAGTTAGTTGGCTGGATGGGGCAATTGCCAACATAGAACATTTACTTTTGGAGATTAGCCGTGAAGCCGAGCTTAATCAGAGCAAAAGACATTTTTCCAATTTGGTTCGCGCTATTTCTGGGCTTAATAGCCATATCTGCAGCGATCGCAAGCCATCTAAACGCTGACACCTGGGGAGAAAAGGTGCCGGTAGGTGGATGGGTCACATCGATTGCCGTGTTGGTGTCGTGTGTCGTCATTTTCGTGGCATTCTACTATCAGAGATGGAAGTGGATTTCCAAGTGGAAGTTCACGACTAAACATGGTATCCAATGCTTCTTTGATGACAAAACGACACTCTATCTGTTGAAAGATGTGGAAGACACAACAGGTGAGATGTTCATTCGATGGGACATGTATTATGAGAAATTCAAGAGTATTCCAGCTCAACACACCATATTGAATGGCCTTATTTGTTTATTTGTGGCTCCTGGTGTGTTTGAGGTGCTTACGCCTGGTTATCCAATGCGGTTGGTATATGGGGTGGCTTCAGGTAATTTCATCAAAGTCGGTCAGGGAGGTAAACCGATTGAGCAAACCGCCTATATGCATGAATGCAGCCACATCCATCTCAATCGGGTAAAGGGATGCGAAGTTCCAGAGGAAGAGGCACATGAAATCTTCAGGACGGTAGGGGTATGAGCGAAACTTGTGATGAGTGTGGGTATGGATTTAGTCAGCACCATGACAACTGTTCACAGAAAAGCCCCAATGATCCAATTTGGCCATCGGGAAAGCCCATGTCAGAAGTAGTCAAAGACAAACCAGACATGGTGAATCACCCATCTCATTACGGTGGTGAGCATGCCAAATTCGAGCCTATCAAGGTTATTCGAGGATATGGTTGGCTCGAGGGATTTTGTCTTGGTAGTGCGTTGAAATACATCGCACGTGCTGGTAAAAAGGACCCAGGCAAGAAGGTAGAGGATTTAAGGAAGGCAGCTTGGTACATTAATTACTATGCTGACGTTGTGGAGAATGGGCCAGAAGCTTAAACGTCATTTTTACCCTATCGTTGTGATTGGTGGGGTAACTGCCGGTTGTATTTATACCGGTAATTGGCTTCCATTCTTCATTGTATTTGGTGTATTTACCTGGGTTGGTATCATAGTCGGCATCGTTTACATTTTTGCAAATAGGAAGAGGAATGTGGATATTTATATTGTAGAGGACAACAGACACTATGTGCCCGATGAACGATTTGAGCGGGACAAGAACGAGACACTACACTGATGCAATTCATAGCTTATTCAGACATTCACCATGATGACTACAATAATGGCATTGTGGAAGCCGACATTGTTGCTATCGAAGACCAGGTGACTCAGTATGCAATCGAAAACAAAATACGACAAGTCTTCTTCCTTGGAGATTGGTACAGAGCAACAAATCCAAATCGGAGTGTTATTGCCGCTGCCGAAGAATCTTGGAAAAGAAGGTCAGATTCCGGTATTGAAACCATTGTCCTTGTCGGAAATCACGATAGATGGACCAAATCGGCGGCAAGTGGGCACGCTTTTATCAGTGCGGCTATATATAAAACGGATCTTCGAAATATTCGGGTTATAGAGAATGTGCAACAATTCGAGATTGAGGGTGTTCATTTCCTCTGTATTCCATCGGGTTATGAAAGGCATCCTGAAATTGCTACTTTGGATAGGGATCATCCTCGCCCTCTTGTTGTACTATTCCATGGTCTTGTCGCTGGCTCTGCCCTTGCTCGTGGTTCTTCTGCTAGCAGCGGTATTCATCCTAATCTTCTCAGAAGGTTGGAGGCGGATTACATCATCGGAGGAGACAACCACACTCCGCAAGATCTGACTGAGCTTTTGGGCTGTCCATCTAGGTACGTAGGTGCTCCACTTCAACACAATTGGGGTGACAGAGAACAATTGCGTGGCTTCTGGCACATGTGTGTAAACTTCAATGAACAGCCACGTCTCGATATGTATTTTGTTCCATCCAAGTCACCACGTTTTGTACGAAAGAAGCTCGAGGCTGTGAACGACATGGACGCGTTGATGAAAACAACGTCGCTTCTTCAATCACAGCTTGATGGTAATGAAGGTATTGTTGAAATTACTTTTATGGGAAAGCATGCAGGCTCTCTCAATGTTGAGTTGATTGAGAATACAATTCAACAACACGGTGTTAGGAGATGTAGAATCATAATTGATAGAGCCTATGAAAAGGTACAAATAGCACCGGGTATGATGGAGGCCACGCAACCAGAAGATAAGTGGTGTGCTTGGGTGAGTGGTATCAACACAAAGGAATTTGACCCATTGCTTCTTGCAGAGATGGGGAAATGGGCTATCCGGGAAGCGAGAAGGGCTATTTGATGACCATGGCGGCTATTGTACCTTACCCAGGAGCAACAGCGGCAACGAATGGAGTGCTGACATTTCATGATTCGACAGACGCCTACGCAAGTACAACGGGACAGAATGACTGGTCAGATAACCGTAGCCAGCCAAGCGTTGCTCGACACGAAGATGCAGATGATGTCGTTCGAGCGGACGCCCCGTGTCTGCCAGAGTATTGGCCAACTGACGAAGGCGTGGGAAGAAGTCAACAAAGCGCTTCGGTCTATCGGCTACCTGCTAGAAGAGCCAGAGCCAGAGGCTGGTCAGGAAGGAACTTTCACAAATGAGTGACATTTTTGATGAGAGGAAAGACCTCAAAAATCTAAAGAGTTTTGTTGCTCAATTACGTGACAATTATCACACGGACATACATGAACGTGTCCGTGCAGAAGTGTCTGATTTGGGTACGATCGAACGAACTTATGTTGATCCTGAGGAGATTCGACTAAAAAGTAGACTGGTTACTCATTGGCCTGGTGATGAGATCGTTGGTCAGATAGTGAAAGACGCTATCCGATTGATGATAAATAATAACATCGAACCGAGTGATCTGTTATGAGTAGTTTTGGTGTGTCAGAGTTTTCCAATTCCGAAGTGACCTATGTGTATCACTATGGAATCATCAAAGAGACAGCGGACGCCAGACTATTCAATACAGATTTTGGGCATGTGTGGGTTCCCAAGATTGCAAAAATAACGCTGTCTTTTGACAGGAAAATAGTGGCTGTTCCTACCTGGTTCGCCCAAAAGAAGGGCATCCGGCAAAACAACGGGAGATTCAAATGAAGTACATGTGGAAAGTGGTGATTGAGAATCCGAAGGACAAGAATGAGAAAGTGACGATGTACGGTGTGGCAGCCAACATCAACATCGCCATCTCAAAGGCGAAGAAGAAGTTGAAGGAAAATCTCAAGATGAAGTCCGACAGCGAGGATCTCGTGGTGCTGGATGCCGAGATGCTGCACGTTGTGGAGTTCTAGTTCTGAGCTGTCACGCTTGGAACAGTGGTGGTCCTGTGTCACCGGGGTCAATATGAGGTTATGGCCTTTCCTCACCACGTTAAAAGGCCCAGGATCGATGGTATGCTGACTATCTTAGCGGTAAATCCTACTGGCATGTTTTCATTTGGTTGGATGCCAGTTGTTCAGCTCGACAAGAAAGGTCGAGTTTTGATTTCTGGACGCAATGGGAGTGGAAAATCTTCCATTCTCAATTCTATCAAAGAGATTGCATTCAGTAAGAATGATACTACCAAATCCGGATTGAATGTGGTTAATCACCATGTCGATTGGGATAACGGTATGTTTGGCGTCTTGTGGTGTGTAGATCGTGAAGGCAAGACGTGGCGTATCATGAATATTCGCAAATGGAGAGGTACTACTTATCCTCAAGGTGTGGATGGTCCGAGTCAACATTTATCGTTGGGTGGTACATACACAGGTGACGACATCTTTGTTGAGATGTGGGATGGGAGTCAGTGGGTTGATATGAGGCCCACCGCTTCGCGTGATAACAAAAGTATGGATGATGCGAAGCAGTTCATTATAGATAACATCTTCGGTATGACGTATGACCAGTTCTCTGCCTATGTGTGTCTGGGGCAGAGTGCAGAATCGGCATTGGTGTTGGGCACAAGTGGTGCTCGAGAGAAAATCATTCAGGCGATAGCTGATGTCTCTATTTGGACCAGTGCTGCGGAGATAGCCAAGGCAGCATATACCAACAAAGATACAGAGCTTGCTAATTTGAATAGTGAAATCAATGGTAGGAAGAACTCGTTGAATCATATTATCTTACCTACTGAACAGGACATACAGGAGGCAGCTAGGTCTGTTCAAGTGGTAGAAGAGAATTACAAGGGCCTATGCCAGGCTGCAGCCACAACTCAGCAACAAATATCTGAGCTTCAAATGAAGCAATCTACTATAGATGATGTTGAGCAGGAATTACAAATTCTGGTTGCAGAAGAACGGCACAGCAGGGAAAGATATGAAAATTTTGAACCACCACCGGAGCCAGAAAAGATTGGTGCTATTCACAATCAAATTCTGACCCTTCAGGCGGAGAATCGCAATAATCTTACTACAGTAAATCATTACCAGACTGTTGGTGAGGGAGTATGTAGTAACTGTGGACAAGTGGTTGACCAGGAGCATCTCAAGAAAGAAATAGAGCGCCTAACAGACCTCATCTCTGATGGAGGATTGAAGGTCGATGCTCTATATGAAGATCATGGTCGTTTGGTTGCTGCACATGAGAAGGCTGTAGGGGAAGCTAAAGCCGCAGCGAAATTGAAGATGGAAGAAGAGCTGCGCCATTTGGAAGAATCCAAACAAAAACAACTCGCCAAAAAGAAAGAATACCAGGACATATGTTCTGCAATTGAGCATCTGAATGAAAAACTCAGCTATCTGAACAACGAAATCAAGATGGCACCAACCAATATCTCCATTGCCAAGATGCATTTGGCTAGCCTACAAAGCAAGATTAATGAAGTAGAGCAGATCGAAGCTGGGATTCAACATCTTGAAACTCAAGCTGTGTCTATGACCAATGAGATATCGCACCTCAAATGGACAGAACGCAACTTGAAAAAGATTCGGATACAAGAATATGAGGCTGCCATAGATAGGCTGAATCAGCTGTTGGCCGATAGATTGTATGAATTGTGGGGGCCTGGGTTGTTTGCTCGTTTTGTCACAGCTAGAAGCACCACTAGAGGTAAAGGTATAGTGTCTGGTCTCAATTTCATCGTGGACACAGAAAAGAAGACTGGTGTTCCAATTGAGATGTATTCTGGTGGTCAGAAGAAGATTATAGTTGTGGCCACATTCCTTGCTATGATTCAACTGTCTATTGAACGTGGTTTGGGTGTAAACATCACGGCAGTGGACGAATTGGATGAGAATCTGGACGATGTTAATGCTGACAAGTTGGTCGAAGCTTTTGAGTCTATCGTAGAGCTGGTGCCAACATGTTTGATTATCTCTCACAACACCAGGCTATTGAACACGATGGCGTTTGATGAGAGATGGACAGCACACATGGAGAATGAAATTTCCACGCTGGAAATTTATGAAGCCAATCAACTGGCTGCGTAGGAGACATCATGTGCGGTTTCACCGATAGTGTGGACAAAGAATACACGCTCGACGCGGTTTCCATTCCTGATACCGACAACATCGGTCTTGATGTTACCTTCACTGTCGCTCATGAGATGGCAAAGAAGATCAAGACGAATTATATGAAGGCGCAGCGCAAGGTCATTAAAATCAATGGATTCAGGAAGGGGAAAGCTCCTATTGGTCTCATTGAGCAGCGAATGGGTGGAATACAAGCTGTATACGCTGCCTCATTTGTAACCTACGCAAATGCAAAAATTTTGGAGAAATCTCCAAACAAGGTTATTCACACGTACGACATGGATGCCGTCGAGAATGATGATGGGTCATGGGTAGTCACATTCAAGACCGCAGTGGAGCCCAAAGCAGAAATCAAGGAAGAAGATCTGGAGATGGCTTTTGATATACAGAAGCTGAACCCAGACGATTACGTTAACTACAGAATCATGGCTTTTTCTCGCATCAATCCATACCTCCACATAAAAGAAGATGACGAGGGGAATACTCTACCAGCAGCAGAAGACGACATGGTAGAGGTCATGATTGTAGCTTTCCTGGATGATGAAAAATTCGATCATGGAAGTCACGAGGCGACCAATATTCGATTGGTCGAGGGCGGTGTTAATCCTCGCTCTTTGTATGAGAAGCTTCTCGGTTCTGTTCCTGGTAACACGTTCTCCATCACAACCACCAATCCTGAAGAGATTCCAGGCCCGTTCAAGCAAGATTTCGAGGGCAAGTCCAAGTTCGAAATTCGTGTCACAGTTAATCGTGTCTACAGGTGTACAGAGCCAGAAGTTGATGATGATCTTGCAATAACTGCTGGCTATGACTCTCTCGAGGAATGGAAAAAGAGCTTATTTGACTCGGCAGACAGAATCAACAAGTCGCGTGAAGAACAGACCAAGAAGACATTGGTTCTCGATCACATAACCTCAACCATCAAGTATCCGGATTTTCCCGATGCGTGGGCAGAGGCACATGCTAGGGAATTGATAGCCAAGGGCAAGCATCAAGACACTCCGTTCTTGCGGCAAGAGTTGAAGCGTGTAGCAAAGCAGAATACGCTGCTCAAACAAATCGGGGAGTTTCTTGGCATTGAGTGGGACGAGGAAGAGAAGGACAAGCCGCAATACGAGAGGAACGAACAAGGGTATGCTGAGAAGGTTCTGCATCACCTTATTGATGAAAAGGTAAACTTCACGTATGTTGACCCCCAGCCAGCGCAAGATCCTGGAGAAGATAGAGCAAACGGAACCGAAGAATCAGGAGGAGAAGGATCCCCTTCATCCGATAGAGAGGCATTGGGTCAAGAGCTTCAAGACGAAGTTTGATGGTGAGGGGAGCAAAGACCCATGCGAGATGAGCCTCAGGATTCTAGCAGAGACATACCAGAAGGCGACGGATCCGAATTGGAAACCGTCGTGGCTGGTCATGTAACAACATTCATCTTTCATTTGGACCTGGACACAAAGAAGAAATTGAATGACATTATGAATAAACGAAATCACACTGTGTTCAGTGATACCATAAAGGAACTCATACATGCCGAACACAGAAAGTCGATTCGTCCAGAGGATGTGGTGGGAGAAGGGCCAGGAGGGGATGGACTTACACGTGATTTATGCAGACAACGGTGAGCACGTAGTGTTCAAAAACGCTCAGTATGTTGGCTACAAGCAAGAGCTGGATGACAATGTTGTTGAAGCTCAGGAGATGATCTACCATGCCGATGTATGATTTCGAATGTAGCAGTATCAAGTGCCTCGAAGAGAATGATGGGGAGCCGTATCAATTCGAGGCAATTCAAACGCTCAAAGAGACTGCAGACAGCAAGCCTACTTGCCCGAAGTGTGAAAGTAGTCTTGACGTAAAGAAGGTTATTCTGAAGGCTGTTCCGAAGTCTCAGTCGTGGAAGACGTTCTGATTGGATCTCCTGGTTTCCAATCTTTCGGCATGACGTATAGCTCACATCCGTTGGGTAGCGTGCCACCTTTCCATGGCGTGCCTGGCGGGTGACGATGACAATCTTCACATCGTCCATCTGCTTCAATTGGCGTTCCTTGTATTGGCCTTTTTCCACACGACGTGCAGATACAGACGCACTGTTGCTCCTGAGGAGCAACTCCACGTTTGTTTCCACAGCATTTACAAATCACGTACATAGGTCTTGTCATTAGAAGTTGTCCTGTTTTGGTGTTATGCCGAACAGTTCTGTGTAGCTGAATTCGGCCCACTGCGGCTTGTATCCTTTGCTAATTCCGTATGTTTTCAACTTCCAAAATTCCCTGTGTCGTTGTGCCTGATCTAGGTCTCGCAATTTGGTGGTGGCCAGAATATTTGGCATTCTACACGCCGCGCATCTATATTCTATTGCGTTTTCTGATATGTAGCCTCTATTTGCTCGTCGTAGTGATTGTTGGCCACAATTTTTGCATGATGGCACATATTCTTCTCTGATCCTAACCAGTTGGCCAGGTATTTCTTCTGGGACTCTCCCTGCATCGAAATTGAATCCACACACAGGACACGTAACATTATTAGCTGCACAGACACGGTGACAGTCTGGGCAGATTTTGATGTGTCTTTTGCCGAATTTTTTACCTTTGCGTTCTTGTACCCTATCATCGAGTGAGTAATCACGATCGACGATGGGTGAGTTGTGTCTGAAGAAGCAACCAGCATGGTCTAGCACCAAAGCTCTAGTTTTACCTTCTATGGTGCGCATCACACGCCCCACCATTTGTAGGTAGAGCGTCTCTGACATTGTTGGTCTTGCCATAATGAGGCATTCAAGCTGTGGAAGATCCCACCCTTCAGTTAGAATGCCAACGTTGGATACTACCTTTAGACTTCCAACAGCCAATTGTTGTAGAATAGACTCGCGTTCGTCTTTGGGGGTAGCATGGTCTAGATGTGCAGCTGGAATTCCAGCGTCAAGGAAATTCTGTACTATGTGCTTGCTGTGCTTCCGTGATGCTGCAAATGCAACAGTAGCCATACCTTGTGCATATTTTTTCCAGTGAGTGACGATGCTACCAATCAGGTGACTCTTATTCATGACCATGGATAGGTCCGATGCTACGTAGTCACCGAGTTTTATCCTAACACTGGACAGATCGGGACGAAACGGGGCAAAGATCTCCGGGGCAAGAAGGTAGCCTTTTCTGACCAGTTCCTTTACCTGGGACACCATCACCATGTCTTCATAAATCCGGCCAAGCCCCTGGCCGTCCGTGCGCCACGGAGTGGCCGTCAGACCCAGGATTGGTGTGTCCTCATAGTGGCACATTACCTTCTGGTATGATACGGCCAGAGACAGATGGCACTCGTCTATGATGATGAAGTCGGTAGGTGGAAGCTCTCGCCGAATTAGAGTCTGGATGCTGGCCACTTGGACAGGTGCATTAGGGTCTCTTCGACCATCATCACCCATCATGACGCCATGTGGTATACCGATTTCAGCCAGCTTTTTGCTGGTCTGATCGATAATCTCTCGGCGATGAGCTATGAAGAGCACGCGACCACCGTTTTTCATGGTGGCCCGTTCAATGATGTTTGATGCGATAACGGTCTTGCCAGATCCAGTTGGTGAGACTAGAACCACACGCTGGTTGCGGTTACGGTACGAATCTCGTAAGCGTTCTACCGCCTCTTGTTGGTATGGTCTTAGCTGATACTTCATACTACCATAAAAAGATGCATAACCCGTACCATCAAAAGCCACGTAGTTTCCCCTTCAACCACGCCAGGCATTTGTAGCACAGACACATGGATCTCATAGAGTAGTTGGTGTTTTTGGTTCGAATGCGGGTGACTCGTCCTTCTCTGTTGCAAGAGAAACACTGTCCGTCTTCGATTTTTTCAACCTCAAGTTTGTTTTCGAATTGACTCATTTACACTTGCTCGCGTGTTCGTTACACATTTCTACCTGGACCCACTGTGGCGCGTTGTCGAAATACGTGTAGATTTCGCCATCACCGTGGTATTCGCCTTTCCAGGTGGCTTTCTTTCTGCAGCGTTTGCCGTCACTGTCCAGAGCAACACAACGTCTGTTGTATCCTCGTGGCAGCATCTTCCACTTCATGATGTCAGCAGTTTCATTGCGGACCCAGACCGCAACTTGGCCAACTTGGGAACAGCAATTTCGGCTACAGTGTTGCCCTGTTGGTCTTCAAAGAATGGAAGGAAGATGGCTTCGGCAGAAACCATGCCTGCATCTACCGCGTTTAGTGCGGCTTTGATCCACAGGAGCAAGAGTCGATGTTCTTGTTTTCCACGTCCAGACATGAGTTTCTTGAGCTTCCCCTCATGTACACGTTTCAAGCCACCGTGCCAGGCTTCCTCTTCAAGCTCATCTCGACCAGGAAGGCCAATAGAGATGCGTGCAAGGTACTCCGTGTCATCATGCTTCCACATGAACCGGAGCGTACACTTGTCCGCTTCGAATTCGTCGGTCCATTGAATAGCCGTCGCACCCCAATCTTGGAGAAGTTTGGTGATCTCTCCACGGCTACGTGCGATTGGCGTGGCTGTGTTTTGCGCATATCGTCTTGGCATCAGTCTTCGTCCAGTTCGTCGATTTGTTGCTGCATCTCACGCAATGTCTTGCGTGCTTCGTTCCTTGCGAACTCGATGTGATCGAGTTGTTCTTTCAGCTCCACCTTGGTGTCGCTGATGAGGCTACGCAGCACTTGGTTCTCGTGTCGAAGTTGGCGGTTGTCTTCGATCATGTCACCAACAAGGCGCACGATTTCCTTGAGTTGTTCTCTTGGAATTTCGATGCCTTTGTCGATTTCAGCCATGTAGAGCTGGACGAATTGTCCACGTCCACTCTGCAAGGCGACAGCCAACTGTCCTGGCACGCTATAGGTTTCGTTTTTGTCTGCCATATGTCACCTGTTGAGTTGTGGGTTTTGATATTCCTTGTTTCTGCGACGGCGGATAACCTTACCATCATGTGGGCCGTGTTTTCGGTGCATGAGTAGGGTGATAAGCCCACGATCAAGAAGGCCCTGAATTGTGGCTTTGTTGTAATTCACCATCTGTACGTGGCCGTCACCTGAACAATCAATATCGTTCAAAAGACGTTCCATACAGATCGTCAGCTCTCCACCAGACAATTCTATTGCCTTGTTCATGTATACTTCCTTTATGTCTTTATAGTATGGGTCGTGGCCAAAGTAGCCATCGTCAACAGCTATAACAATTTCCCTCAGAAGGACAACAGGGTCAGTTATTGCCTGAATCTTCGCCTTCCACTGATTGTCGTCCATCATCTACCTCTTCAATCTTTGCGTTGGGCCAATTACTGCCCCAATTTTTGATGACCCTTTCTGCTTCTCCACGCGTGTAGCGTCTTGCAAGCTTCTTGCCTTGCTCTCCAAGCAGCATCTGTTTGCGTGGATGGTAGTAACAGTTGTGGCTCCACCTAATCACATACCTTGGTTGCTTTTTTCTTCCCATCCCACCTGACCTCGTGTGAATCGGTTATAAATTCGTCTGTGAGAAAGGCTCCATCACCACACTTCTCGGCGTATTTCTTCAAATCAGCTTCGGTTTGGTAGTTTGCCAGTACGAAGTTAATTGCCTTCTCAGGTGTTTGAAATCCGAAAAGTGGTTGGCCTGGAATTGTGGCGCGTCGATAGTTTGCACCGTTCCAATCCATGATGTGCAGGTCTGGTTGCCCCCATAGGTACGCCTTGTATCCGCGACCTGATGGGAGCATTTGTACGAACGCGCCGATGTATTGCATTATGAGAACATCCCCTTAAACTCGGCCTCACTGATGCACTTGGTGCCAAGCTTCCGTGCCTTCTGTGCCTTGGTTGTGGTGGAGTCTGGATTGGCCATGACCAGATGGGTGAGCCCAGCAGATACGGACTTTTTGACTTCAGCACCAGCGTCGAGTGCCATGTTTTCCAGTTCTTTCCGTGGCCTGCTCATAGCTCCAGTGAAGCAGAATGAGAGGCCAGCCAATGGGCCACTCTTCTCTTCGAAAGATATAATCTTTCCCATCCGTTCGATAACTGGTTTGAGTTTGTCGAGGCTCTTCCGGATCTCAACAGCTTTGGTGTCGCCGATGCCTTCCGCTGTTGTGAGCTGGTCTACAGTAGCAGCCAGGAGCTTCTCGGGAGTATCGATGCCGATGGCTACCAAATTCTTGGACTTTGTGTCCAGGAATCTGATGTTCAAAGCCGAGATGAAGTCTGCGAACGGAATGTCTTGCCCCTTGTCCTCGAGAGATTTCTTGGCACGCTTCGCAACACCTTGACCAGCAAGGTCACCCAAGAAGTTCCAATCCAGGCTATACAAATCCGGAAGGGAGGAAGCCAGCTCATAATCGATGATGAGCTTGATGAGTGCGTCGCCCCAATGGAGGATGCGGAGACGTTGTACCCAAGTTTTGATGGAGTTGTAAAGCTCGGTCTTATCGTCCATTTCGCGAACAACGAGATACTCTCCATCCCAATCGCATGGGAACTTGGGTGGTTGAACCTTTGCTCCCTGAATGACATTCTCCACGTATGGAATTACATCATTCCTGCGTGAGATAACAACCAAGGCACCGGGACCAGCGTTGCTGTCCAGTGCCATCCGTGCGGTGTGAAGCGAGGCGCGTGAAATTGTCACACCACCAATGTCTACTGGCTCCAGTTCAGCCACAGGCGTAACACGTCCTGTGCGTCCTACCTGCCACGTGATGTCTCGTACCTTGGTTGTCTTTTGGATGGGCTTGAACTTGTAAGCTACCGCCCCCTTCGGTCGGTTGTCTGTTTCACCCATCATCTCGAACATGTTGCGGGCGTTGATTTCAATGACCATTCCATCGATTTCGTATGGAATCTCCTCCCTATTCTGCTCCCATGACTCAACAATGCCTGGTATTTCATTTGGGATGACTGGTCCAACATGGTTGGCTGTGCGTAGACCCAGAGCATTTTCGATGAATTCGAGCATCCCATGTTTTGCCATGAGTTTGTCGCTGGTGTACGTACCAGAATCCGTCATGTCGTAGTACAAGACGGTGAGATGTTCACAGCCTTCGCCATCGTGGCGTTTTGCTGTGCCAGCAGCTGCGTTGCGTGGGTTCTTCTTATCGCTCATGTGCTGTTGCCAATCCTCCTTGAATAGAAGGATCTCACCACGTAGCCAACCAGTCCATTTGATTGGGAGATTCGGTGGCACATTTTTCATCTTGGCGACATTGGGTGTGATGTCTTCCCCTTCTTCCCCATCGCCACGTGTGATGGCTTTGGTGTAGACGCCATCCACGTACTGTACAGCGATAGAGCTACCGTCTAGCTTCTCGCTGATGAAAAGGATTCCAACACCGAATTCTCCTACATTGAGTCCTACGCTCTTCAACCAGGAATTGTACTGGTCTTTGTTTTGCACCTTGTTGAGAGATCCCATCGGAATCTCATGTCTGGCCTTGGACCAGCCACTGTCGGTGTCGGCTCCAACCTCTTTGAGTAGTGGATTGTCTGGATCTACGGCACGAAGCTCATCCTCGAGAGCATCATACTCGGCATCCGTCAATGGAGAGGTGCCGTCTTTGTAATACGCTTCTCGAGCCTGTTGCAACTTTTGTTCCAAATCTTTGGTCATGGGGTTCCCCTATACGTCGAACATGATGTTCAGGGCTTCATCGTCGCGTCCACCCCAAACGTGAATCAGCTGATCGGAGAACTTCTTGAGTGTCTCCACATCGCGGCAATCAATGGCCACGCCGATAACCTGGAAGTTGGCTACCTTCTTTCCCATGTTGAAGATCTGTAGGAATTGGTCTGATACGGTAGCTTGTCCATCTGTGATGAATACGATGTCGGCTTTCTTGTATCCGGTTTCCTTTCCCTTGTTGATCATCTGAAGCGCCATGTTCAGTGGCTCTTCAAATTCGGTTCCACCAGCAGTGTAGTGGGAAATTGCGTCAATGATCTCCAGAGGATCGGCAGTTCCAAAAAACTCGTCGGTCCTGGTCACATTGGAGTCATAATGGATCATGAAATAGCGGCGCTTCTGACGCTGTGCGATGTGGAGTAGAGCCATAGCTACGGCTTTGGCCCAGATGTCCCGTTGTCCACTCATGGTGCCGGATTCGTCGATGCAGACGATGAGCGGTCCGCGTCCTTCTTTCTCGCGTCCGCGTAGTTGATACTGGAGCAGGCTCTTTTCCAGGTATCGCTTGAAGAAGTCCTTCTTCAGGACGGGATGTGAGAGTTTGGCAATCTCTGATGGCACGAGACGAGACAATTCGTCGCCCACTGTGATGTTGGCGATTTCATCGGTCCCATACCGAGTCTTGGATTTCTGCTTTTGGATGGCGAGTCTCTTCATACGACCGGCCAGTTCTGCAATCTTGCGAAGGTGCTCGTTGTTAACGAGCTTTTCGGCCAGCTGCTTCTTCAGACCAGGAGCGGTAGTTTGTCGAATGCCTGTTTCATTGCCCTGACCGAAAGCAGACATCATGCTGTTGTGTCGGTCTGCTGCCTCGGTCGCCTTTTTGCATGCATTGCGTGCAGCTTGGCGAATCTTGGACATGTCGAGCCCTGGTGGCTTGGGCTGGTTGCCAGCACCACCGCCTTGCTGCGGCTGTCCTTGTTGCTGTGGTTGTGGTTGCTGCTGCTGATTCTTTTTTGGTGGCTTTGGCACCTGGTCCATGAATTGGAGACAAAACTCAGCCGTGGCTTCGGCCGAGGCACCACCGTTCATGCGCGTGCGCTCGCGTAGCGTCTTCCATTCTTGGAGCTGGGAGATCTCATTGTAGATCTCGTCCATCCACTCCGTGCCAGCGATTTTCTGATCCTCTTCACGCAGCTTGGGCTCGTACTTGTAAAGCCCACCAAAGATATCGATCATGAATTCTGCGAAGTTGGGCTGTCGCTTGCTCCCGTCGATTTCGACATCTTTCAGCTTCTGGTCGTACTGCATGCAATCGAGGAATTCGCGGCGATCCCATGCATCTAGGTTGGTGATAATCATGTATACGCGCCTCCTGTACGATCATAAAATGCAGGGCACGTGCCAGATACTACCTTACCGGTTCACACGCCAATAGCCCGATTGCTACCATAGAGTCACACATCAATTCAATATAGCCGTGCTCGTCATTCCAATTGCAACAGGTTGATCCTTTCTGCCATATTCCGTTTTTGCGAAGACGTGATGACATGTCTTGAATGCAGTATTTTTGGATGTTGTAACCAAGATAACGATAGAGGTTGTCTACGCTGTCTGTTCCTATTTCCAGACCAGCAAACATGAGAATAGCCGCACGCATCAGTCGTTCATCACATCTAAATGCGTCGGTGTTGTGCTTGAGGTCGTGTTGGAGGAGAAGATTACGGAGCCTTCGGTATTCACTGCCATATTTATACTTGGTGATCTTATTTGGCGGTCCCACTCTCTTTCTTTTTGGAGCTAGTTTCATAGGTACCTCAAATATGGTGCTCCCAAGGGGAATCGAACCCACTGTGCCCGGATTGAAAGCCCGGTGAACTAACCATTGTTCTATGGGAGCACTACTGAGCTATATGCTTGAAAAACATTGCGATTAACGTTACCAGCAACATCGATCCTGAAATCCAAATGGCTGTGTCGAATAGCGTGTGAAGTGGCGTTCTCCATTTGGTCCAGTTTGCCAGGGGAGGGGTTGCTTTGTATCGCTTGAATAGATGATCCTCTGGCAAAAACGGATACATCAGGTTGTTGAGCGTCCACGTTGGTAGAGCTACAATCTGATCCCAAACTGGAGGCACTTCGTCGTTCACGCCTATTCCGTTTCTGCTGGCACCCTTTCAATTCGCAACAAGTCACCCAGCACCAACTTCTCTTCGCAGCCTTCAACAGGGCAAGTTTCCCCTACTGCAAGGCCAGGCTCTTCTTCATTGGTGCCATGGATTGGGCAGTCCACATTGTAGACGGCCCAAATTTTGGAGAAATTCTCCTGGCCTTTGTAGGTGCGGACACCAGCGATTCCACTCAAAAGGCCAAGCACACCGATGGTATAACCAACGTCATCGTTTTCCTTCATGACTTGGATTTCCGGGTCATCGGCCAGACGTTGATTGCACGGGACTCGATTTTCGAAAAGAGCCCGCATGGCAGATGGATCGGCTTCGATGGCGAGGTTTACGATTTTCACAATGCGGTCAACTACGTCCATTTTCTTCTCCTCAAAAGGACGGGCGGTTTAGCGTGACCTCACCGCCCAGGGAGTCTCACTAACGACAACTCACGGGCAACCATGCTGCGTCCACGGTTTACCCACGGATGGGTATAGGACTGCAGTAAAGAACCGTGAATCACCGGACACGCCTCCCATCTTCAGTTAACCACAAATCCTAATCAGTTCGCAAATTTCCTTCACCTGGCCGCTCATGAAATCACGGCATTGCTGGCTGATGAGGATGCCTGTGATGAGTCCTGTGATCACCACAGCTTTGAAAATCCAATAAGCCCACTTGGTTACTGTCCAGGACAGGCTTTCTTCTTGTTCGTCGAAGTCGTGCATCACAAATCCATTGACTTGAGGACTTCCTTGTACCACATCGCCATGATGTTGCGGACCTCACGAGTCTTGCCCAGCATTTCTTCCTTGCCGGTCTTGATGGTGTGATCCAGTTTCTCCATGGCAAGCCGGATCTTGGCAGCGGTCTCTTCCGTGGATGCCGAATCTTTCGGGTCCCACTTGGAGTAGACATCGTTCACGGTGTCGTAGATCTCGGTGGCAGCCAGGTCCAGCGGATTGGTGACGGCCAAGACTTCCTGCACGACGATGGGACGTTGGCCTGGGTCGCGCCACATCATGTCGCACAACAGGCTCAGGTCCTGAGTCACTACCTCATCGCGGCCGTGCAGCCAAGCCCATGCCTTGAGCACACGCACCGTCTGCTTCCATCGTCTGTCGCTGGCGATGACACCCTGCCGCTCCAAGCGCATCTTGATTTCGCGCATGGTCTTGACGGTGGCGGGAGACAGTGTGACCTTGCGGACTTCTGCTTGTGCTGCTTGCAATTCCTTCAACGTGATGGTGTTTTCGACTACCAGGTCGTCATCATCCATCAGCATCAAGGCTTCCCAATTGCTGCCGTCTTGGATATACGGCACGTCGAAGCGAAGAAGGAAGCGATCGTACAGAGCCTCCAATTCCTCTTCTTGTGGGAGTTCGTTGCTTGCTCCGAACAGAGAGATGAGCGGCACCTTTGTACGGTCAGTGCCGTTGTCAAATTCGCGCTCGTTGATGATGGTTAGCAGGCTGTTGAGAATTGATGCATTGGCCTTGAAGATTTCGTCGATGAACGCGATCTCCACTTCCGGCAGCATCTTTGTGGTGATACGACGATACTCGTCGTTTTCGAGCCCCTTCATGCTGGTAGGTCCAAACAGCTCCTCTGGAGGGGAGAATTTGGTCAGCAGACGTTCGAAGTAGCGTGAGCCGCTGATGCTTGCACACATTGCTTGTGTCAACATCGATTTGGCTGTGCCAGGGACGCCAAGCTGCAGCATGTGGTTGCGAGAGAGTAGAGCTGCCCATGCCGAGAGGATGATATGGTCCCTCTCAAAGAATCGGCTTTGCAGCTCGTCGATGTTCTGCGAAATCTTTCCGCGATAATCAGTGCTCATGGTTGTCTCCAATACAGGGTAGGTGTGAGTTGCCTACCATACAAGAATGCATATACCGTGCCAGCTATCTTAACGCAGGTTCTTGCATCGCATGAAGATCTTAACCTCCATTGGGTTGTCGATCCTCTTGCCATCACGTCTCTGCGTCTGATTGATGAGTAGCACGTTCTTCTCATCGAATCGTTCCGGGAAGAACTTGATTACGGTGTCCAGCGCATTGATGTCCATGTTGCACAGACCATGGAAGTAGGCTGGGATCCCTTCGAGATCTTCCGTTTCTGACATGAATTCTTCAAATTCTTCATTATTGTAGGTGCCATTCAGGATGACGAGTCGTCCTACGGCCTTTCTTCCTTCGGCCTGTGCAGCCTCCACGTCGTCTGGATGGGGAGGCACAAATCGCAAGACGGTGTTTTTGAGACCGACTTCGATGTTGCAATTGCCGATGAAGTAGCCGCCTTCTTTGTTTTCGAACGGAACGCACTTCATATACACGTTCGTATCGCTCAGGACGTCTCGCGGCTCACGATTCTCGGTGGCCATCTTTCATTCTCCGGTTGACCAAATGAATTGGTGTTTCGTGTAGGATCCAAACATGCAGTGGGAGATCAATCTCCACGTTGATGGTTTTGAATTCAAATAAACGTTCATTGCCTCGTTGAAAGAGGGGAAAGGAAGATCCGCATCTTCAGCAAAATTCTCTGCCTCGATGCGGATTTCTTCCTCAGTGAATGATTCGTAGACTAGCATCACGCAGCGCCGACGAACTCTTCCAGTTCCTTGTTGATGAGGTCCTCAACCTCGCCCAGATTCCCTTCGAGCGTGTCGGCCTTGATTTTGAGAGCATCGGCCAACACTTGACATCGCATCTTCAGCTCATTGAACCTCTTGCGACGGACTTCGATACTGTTGTCCACCGTCTTACCCTTGACGGTACCAGACTCGATGGATTCTTTCAAGTCTGCGATGTCTTCCTTCATCGCATCGATCTTGTCTGCAATCTGGCTTTTTGCAGCATTCTCGATTCCGGCCGAGTTCCCATCGCTGGAGCCCAGCGCAAAAACTCTCATATTGCACTCGCCCACGTCGTTCACCACTCCCTGTAGAGCGAGCAGATCTTTTTCGAAGCCGACAGGCACGAAGTAGATGACGCCAGCATCACGGAGGGAGACAGACGCCATGTGGTCGAGAGACTTTACGATCATGCGGCTGATGTCGCGTGTCGTGTATTCACCACAGAGCTGGTCGAAGATCTTCTTCACATTGCGGGACAGGTCGTGTCCCTTGTCGAATCCGACGCTGAGTGTGTTCTTGTCGAGCCACACCTTATCGCTGAAATCGGGGTCGATGGACTCCGCCTTCTCGTGAACATTCAAATCCACGACACCGTAGATGATCTTGTCCAGACCATCGACGATGAGCTTGGTGATGGAGCGGCGTGTGTCGCTGCTTGTGCTCGTCTCGGCCATCGCCTTGCGGCAAGCCTTCTGGAAAGCATTCTTCGGTTTGATGGTATCCGGGAAATGGGACTCATCGAGACCATGCTTGTCGAAGAGAGCCTTCAGCTTGGTGGGTGTGACGCTCGCATTGCGACAGTCGTACCATGTGAGAAAACCGATCTTTCGCGAACCACTTGCCAGTGCGGATTGGATGTCATTTGTCATGATAGAGCCTCCTGTGTGGTGATAGCTTCCGCACGATCATAAAATGCAGGGCACGTGCCATATGCTATTTACAGGAGGGTAGCTGGCAGCCCAGCGGCTTGATTCCACTAGGCTGCCATCAGCTGGGTCAGCCTGCTTTGCTCTTGCGACGTGCCTTCTTGCCGCTCTTCTTGCGGCGCTCGGCTGCACGCTCGAGTTGCTTGCGCTTCTGCACCTCGGCGGTGAAGAAGGTTTGAAAGGCATCCTGCACGTTGATGGTGCGGAGCTTGCCGGTCTCTTTGCACTTGATCTTGCAGATGCGACCATGTGCGACCTTGCAGCCGTCCACAACAGAGCCAGGCTTTGCCTCCTTGACGGACCCAGGAACGACATGCTTGTACTTCTTGTAGAAGGCTTCCTCGTCGAACTTCTTCTTCGGCGCGGCCTTCTTGTCGTTCTTGCCACCCTTCACAACACGAAGTTTGGACTTTTTCTTACCACCCATGGTACAGCTCCTTTCACTTGGTTATAGCCTTATGGTGGAACGGATTGATAATTTGTTCACTCTGTAGTGCACAAAAGGTCCTATGGTGTAGGTATCCCTACCATCTTCATACCCTATTAGCGATGCACGAGGTGTGCCAGTATGGAGATTGGGTTGAACAGAATGTTACCAATATTCATGCTTAATGGACTATTCGGTAGCAGTAGAACGCAGACTCCGGAGATTGGGAGTATCGAAATGCATCGTATGAATGCCAATAGGGTCAGTCAGCAAGGTACCAGCACGCTTGACGATAATTCCATTCGTCGTATTAAGGACGGCGTAAGCCGTGCCGGAGAAAAGCGTGCATCCAAGCATCAGAAGACCGCCTCAATCAAAAAGATTGCACAAAAAGTAAGCAATGACGATAATACCACCAAGCGCATTGTCGTGGCAAGTCTTACTGATATACCAAGCCAGTTTGAAAGAATTGGCACTGGCTTTTTCCGTGAGGGTCACCATCTGTGGGAGATGGTGCCTGGTGAGGGTGGCTTTGTTCTGACCCGCAAGCATGGTGAAGATCATGTGCTCGGGTATGACCCTGAGCCTATCAAGAAAGAAAGCTCCGTAGCCGTCACAGACCGTTTTGGTGTGGAGTTGAAGGTTGGTTGCAAGGTGCGGCTACCAGTCCACGGCAAGGTGGCGACTGGCACGGTGCTAGTCCTCACACCAGGCTCATTGGATGTGGGACTTGATGGTGGTGGAAAGACTTCAACTCCACCTGGTATGACTGAGTTTCTCGAAGAAGAACATGAGGAACACGAAGAGCACGGGGTTGAAGGTGACAAGGGCGCTGCTGGTCCCACACTAGAGGAATTCATCGAACAAGAAGAAGACGAAGACACCGATCATACACCACAGGGGTTGGAGGGTGTAGAAGAATTCGTAGAACAAGAAATGAGAGAAGGTGGCGGGGACAAAGAGGCTGGTGATGTCTTTGAGCCAGAAATCTCTGATAAGCCGAAATCCGATTACGTCGGCCCAACCGGATCTCAAACTGGTGGTATTGGTGGTGTAGCGTCTGGTTCTGCTGACGATGAGCGGCACATTGCCAAAGCTGCACAGACCGACACGCCAACTCAAACTATAACCACACAACCAACGCCAGCAGCGCCAGCAGAGCCTGGCATGCCGACCTATGAGCCTGGTCTACCAGGTAAACTTGGTCAGGCACTCGAACATTACGGTACTGTATCGGTTTATAGTTCAGACATGAAGCGTACATACTTGGTTACCAAGAGTGGTGACAAGTATGATGTTCGTATGGAGAAACTGGAACGTCTTGGGTTGTGGGATGAGGCTGGCCTGCGTCGATTTGAAGAGTCATTGGGTAACTATGAAGTTCAGCCCATGACTGAGCATGTTGCGGTTATGATTAGACAAGCCATGGTTGTTGTTGACGACATGGCTGAAGGTATGAGGGAGTGGAACGAATACTGGAAGTCTGTCGGTGTTCGTGTTGCTCAAGCTAGCCCTAAATCGAAAAAGGCACCTAAGCCGAAAAAGACGAAGGAAGAGTTGGCTCAGTCCAGAAAGGAAAGACGTAAGCAGAGGGAGCTAGAACGTGCCGGACTACCAAAGGGCACCAAGCTTCCACCCAAGCCAAAGATGGGAGCCAAGGATACAGACGAATTGGCCAAGCTCAAAGAAGTTGTACGTATGTACGAGCAAAATGTGGACGAGCTTGACTATACCATCCAAAACATCGACCCGGAAGCCCCCAATGCTGATGTTCTGGCAGTTGACGCTGTAGAAGTATTCCTGCATAACATCGAAGAAGAAAAGGAAAGAATGGAAGGGGAAGAAGAGGGAGAGCGCGAAGAAGAGCTTTCACTCGAGACTCCTTCTGATCTGGAATTAGGTGTACAGGCCAGCAAGGCAGGGCGCATTGTGGTGTCGATGACTGACCTGTAAAATAAGAGATGGTAGCGTGTTTGTCAGTAGTGGCATCGCTGCCTAACTTGACGTTAGGAGGTCGGTGTTCTCAACTACTATCAGCAACTGCGCATAGAGTTAATGGAAGTGCAATGACGAACTCCGATCTGAAAACCATCATTGAGACACAAAAGAACATCCTGGAGGAGATTGAGAATCTTCGTTACGGTGATGGTCTCGATGCTACTGTTGGTGAGAAGGTGGCTACCAAAGTAGTTGGGTTTATTGGTAGTTGGAGATTTATTATCCTTCAGTCTGTTATCCTGTCGTTCTGGGTAGCAGCTAATGCAGTAATGCTGGTGACCGGATGGGATCCATACCCATTTATCCTGCTTAATCTAGTTTTGTCCTTTCAAGCAGCTTTTGCATCTCCTCTTATCCTGATGGCTCAGAACCTGACGGATAGACGTGATCGTAGGCGAACTATTGACGCTTACAGATCGATTGCTAGTATAAAAAATATGATGGAAGAGATGCGAAGCAAGTTACAAGTTGTTGATGTCGAAGATGATGGGGAAGAAAATGGCTAACCCTAAGTGTGAGTTGGACCAGACTAATTCCATCAAGATGATGCTAGATAAAATCACAACCATGAGTAAGGAATTCATATCAGCAGCTGAGCAACTGTCTGTGGAACTTGAGCAGCGACAGTCATTAACTCCAGGAGTTAATGGTGTGCGTCCAGAGGATGATCCATCCAGTATTGGTAATATTCTAATTCAAATGGGTTTTATTAACTATAACGATTTGGAGAGAATGGTAAAAGAATTCAAGATGTCGAAAGGGGAAATGCTGGGTGAGTACCTAGTAAGACATACTCAGCTTACAGTTGAGCAGCTCGAGATGGCGCTAATTCGTCAACAAAACATGCGTAGGCAGGCTGTTATTGTAAATCTGTCTGCTAGGACCAAGAAATTCGGACCATGACCCCACATCGCACAACTCATGTTCACACTCATGATTCTGACGAAGATTGTGATGAGTGTGAAGAGCCAAAGAAGAAGCCAATCAATTGGGCGGGAGTAGCAGCTCTTATTGCTGCATTAACTGCTGTTCCTGGTGTTTTGGTAAATACCTATCTGGATTATAGAGAAAGAAGCACTGCGGCACTGGTTCAGCGAAGTTCTTATGAGAATCTGGCTTCTACCGTGGAAGAGATGAGCGGTAACATCAAATCTTATTCTGATGAAGTAATTGCTCTGAAGCTGGAGATAGCTGAATTGAAGGGGTATTTGAGAGGAGTGCGTCGAAGTGGTGGGAGAGTACCAGCTGCGCTGGCTGTCCCCGCACCACTCGACGAGTCAGACTCTGGCGAAGAAAAAGAGTTTGACAAGAAACCGAAGAAAGCTGCTAAACCTCCCTCTTTTGACAGCATAATGCAACATGTGCAGTCAACTGGTGAGGTTTACATTCAGCCTAAAGAGTGACCTCATTGTGAGACCGGAAAGACAGCGCTTCACCTCGCTTGTCGTACCAATCCCTGTATTCAGCCATCCACTGCAGCAATAGCTCTGCTGTGCGTGGTGACTGGTCCGTGATGGATGGTGGTGGAGGTGCACTGTTGAGAGCGTCACGCATTTTGTTTGCGCCACTGTGTGCTAGTCCTGCCTCGAAGGATTCCAGCCACTGTAACATTTTCCCGCCAGTTAGGCGTGGTGTGATGTAGCGGGAACACATGCGGTCGCCATTCACTGCCATACAAAGGCGTGGACATCTGCCGCTTCCCCAATCGAAGAAGAAGTCCTTGCCCGTTGCTTCAGTGAGCTTTTGGATCTTCTGTTCCAGGGTGGATCTCGCCACTCTCATCGTTTTGCTCCGGTGAATCTGGCACTAATGTGCGCATTTGTACTTCTATGATTTCGTTGATTTCCTCCATGGCAAAATCCACGGTGAGAGCATGATGCTCAACCTCATCCGGGTCCAACGAAACCAGACCTTTGCTATGCCTATCAAGGATCTGTAGGCTTTCCATCACATCCTTGAAGGTATGGCGCATGTGAATGCGCTGTTGCATGAAGGTTGGTTCACTCATCCCTTGAGCCTGAGATCTGGTGTCGCTTGCACGGATTCGGTGTACTCGTCCAGGACCTTGTTGATCTCGGTGGACACCTGGTTGCGGAGATCAGCACGGGTCTCCATGAATTCGCTGCGATGAGAGATGTGCTTGCTCTCTTTGATGAATTCATCGGCGCGTTTGCCCAGGAGCTTCTTCAGCTCTGCCCAATCGGGCTTGCTTTTGAGCGCCTGCACCGTCACGACTTCGTACAGCTGGTCGAAGATGGCGTCGGTGAGCTTCTCCCGCATTTCCGGTTCTTGCTCTGCATCGACCTTGGAGAAGGCGTTCTTGAACAGAACAATCGCGTCCACGCCATCGGCGCTCTGGATCACAAACGTCTTGTAGAACTTACCTTTCTTTTCCCAATGCTTGCGGCTTTTCCGCACGTTGTCGAGGATCTTCTCCCTCAGCTCGTCGCGTTGCTTCAGAAGCTCAGCGATGTCGGAGTCGATTTTCCGCAGCTGTGGGACGGTCTTTTCGAAACCAGTGACAGGGAATTTCTCGACCTCGTTCTTGGTCTTCCCGTTGGCCTTGGTGAGTGTGTTCTTCTTCGCCATGATTGCTCTCCTCCTGTGAGATAATAGAATGCACGCGCTATGCCACGCGGCTTTTAGCTTCCCCGTATTCTCCGATGAAAGTCATCACCCTGGATTGAAAATCGGCGATATCATCGAAGGTTGGGATGGCGATGTACCACTTGGCTCTGCTATCCACGTAAAAGCACGTGTTATCGCCAAGAGGATAATCGTCTCTGTTGTCTTCCCTTTCCTCCAGGTAATCATCAAACCTGAAGAAGTGCTCGGTCAGCTTGCCCTTGGTCTTGTGGATGAGCCTTACCATGTAGCCGACGTAATGATCGGCGTACCCACGTGTCATCAGCTCGATTTCCACCACGATGTTGTTCTCCAATTCGAAGGTTCCTTTCCTTGCGAACCAGAGAATGTGGACTGGTCCGTCGCCATCGTCACCGTTGTAACCAGTCCAGAATTCCTTATTGAAGTCTTCCCATATTAGGGCTTTTCGATTTGTTTTGGGCATGTACAGTCCTCCTATACACCAAAAGAATGCAGGACACGTGCCATAGATCTAGTCAACCACCCAAGTCTGGTGGTATTCCTGATTGGTGCCCTTCCAAATAAAAGGCTCGCTGACGGGGCTGTTGTGGCCCAGGACCACGCACTCATCACCATAGCTGAGCAGACGACCGTGGTACTTGGGAAAGCCACCGCTGGATGGATCGCGCTCGTTGGATTTCACACAGTTGCCGGGTTTGGTAGCTGCTTCTTCGGCGGTTCTACCACCAGGTGCTTTGAACGGCATGTCCATCATCATCTGATGCCACATCTTGGTGTCGTTGATGAATTCAGCCATTTTCCCTCTCCTCTGGTGGATCGCACCAGTCTACGATGGTCGGCATCATGATATCGTCTGCCACATCCATGCGCCCCTCGTCTTCGAAGGTGCCGGTTCCTCGAAATCCCTTGGGTACATCCCATTCTTTCGGATACGGAAGGTCGAAATACTGTAGCAAAAAGCTCTGGATGGCGTATGCCACAGTCTGTGTCTGCATGCTGTCGTAGCGGAACTCGGCATTCGGCTCGTCGTGCCCTTCGGTTGTGGGCACGTTAGTCGGCACCCACCTATCAACCTTCACACAGAGATTGTCCGTGTTCCAGTGTTCGAAGAGTGTAATGCAAACCAACTTTCGTTCCTTGTCCTGCTTCGGGTAGTCGTACTCGAAAATAGCCGATACCCCGTTGCTCCGTCCACCGTTGGATCGGAATGGATAGAGCGTGACATGGAAGTAGTAGCCGTAGCCTTGCAGGCATTCTTCTACTCCCTCCATCAAGTGTTGTGCTGCTCGCACCCCACTACACCAAGTTGCCATGGTTGCCTCCTTGTGAGATTAAAAACACTCGTCCATGCCAGACGCCTGTATGTCGTCATACAGCTCGCCTTCATGAACTGGCTTTTCGTCATTGCATGAGCACATGACCTTATATGCAAGTCTCGCACCATAGAAAGTGCGTAGGCCACGGCCCTTTCCCTCCGTTCGCTGGTCGCGCTCGGAGCTTTCTTCTTCGATTGTGATTTCGTGTTTGTCGCCCTCGTGCTTGGAGAGGATCTCTTCGTCGAGAATTTCTTCCATCTCGAGGGTGGCCTCGGTCAGCTCGGTTCCGCATTGTTCGCAGTTGTTGGTAATGCGAACCTGAGCTGTGATTTGGTTGTCATCGATCTCGAGCGACTCTACCTCTGGCTCTGCCTCCTCGAGACTGACAAAGAGATTGCAGTCTGGACAACGCGGCATTACATCTCCTCCTGGTTCTTGATTTTCATCAACTTTCTGTATTCCTTGCGGATTGCGGAGTCTGGATCAGCAAAGGATTGCATGACCTCTTGCGTTCTTTCCGCTTGCTCACACAAGGCGTCATAATCGAAGTCTCGCGGCTCCATCGGGTTGCAATGTTCATCATCGATGAATGGGACTTCGACATCTGCGAGTGTCTTACTCTCCAACTCCCGCACGAACTTGATGAATTGGTTGTCGAGCCAGGGTGGGACCCAAGATCCTGATCGGCAAATGTAGATCTGGTCAACTTCACCGGACGGAATATCGTCATCCCATACGCTGGCGTTTACCCTTTTACGCACGTCACCGTAGAAGAAGCCTTTGAATGACGGCTCCGAATACTTCCATTCCTCCAGTCCACGCCACGGTGGATAGATGATTCGAGCTTGCAGGTGTTTCCACTGATGCATAACCCACAACAACCATGACGCACAGTCTATGTTTTGGCTCTCAACTGTATCTCTGGCATTGTGTTGTGAGTAGCCCAAGTCATGATGAGCATCGAAGCTAAGGAGTGTACGATGGTTTTTTGGCACCTTGCCTGGCCACCAGGCTCCAAAGACCACGGCACCCCATGTGTGGGAGTCTGCCACGATTAGCCTTGTGGCTCTGGAGATGTTGAGTCCGCGTTCTTCCAGTGCCTTCCAAAACTGGTCTGGTGTGGGTTTGGCGAATGCTTGTGGGTCCATCTCCTTGCGTAGATCGACTCCATTGTGGAGGAAGCCTTGGACTCGTGGCTGCCACAGGAAATCGCGGAAGAGAGGAGCCTCGCGGTGTCCCCAATCCCAAATCGACTCTTCACGCACGAAGTAGTCGAAGTCTATGCTGAGCCAGTACCTCATTTGCCTAGTCCAAGTGCCTCAATACGTTCGCACCAATTGGTTTCGATGTCGTTTCGTCCCTTCGGATCTCTCACGTGTGAGTAGATGTCTTTGAGGAGAGACTCCATCACCTCATCACGTGGCGGCTGTGGCTCTTCCCTCTCGATGGGCTCGCAGCCGTCCTTCCACTCTTTGATGGCCGCAAGGATCATGTGCTTGAATTCGGTCTTGTTACGAGCCAGGAAGTAGAAGTTGACGCTTCGGAAGTAGAAGTGAAAGATTTTGTTGTCTTTCACATCCATGCCAAAATCGATAGCCGCGTTGATGTAGTCGTTGGTGTCTATTTCCTTACCCAGGCCCTCGTAACAGTACGAGAACATGTGGTCGTCGCTCACACAGTTGCCGATAGCGTCGATGGATGAGCCTTCTCCGCCCCATTCGTCCAGCTCGTTTAGTTGCTTCTCAAACCAGTCGGACAGCTTGCTGTCGTTGTCCCACTTCTTGTTGTGCGCCATGGTACTCCTCCTATAGATCCAAGAGATGCAGAGCACGTGCCACAGCGTCTGGAATCTGCGCTATGCATGGCTTTTTTATGTGCGGCACATCGATGGTGAGGTCATCGCCACTACTCACGATGACTGGCACGTTCATCTGTTTGCACTTATCCACTACGTCTCGTCCACTGCCACCCGGCATTGTCCAGTCGGTTACTACCATGTCAACTTGATCAACAAGATAGATGGCAGTGTCCACGTCACAAGTGAACAGGCATCGGATTTGATCCCTATGGACCTTCATGTTGCGTTTGATGGCATACAGGATTGGAACTTCATCGTCTACGAATAGCACTGTTTTCACGTTACCACCTCGCCCAAGCAGGAAGATCTTTGTAGATCATTTCGCATGCGTGCTCATAGGCGAAAGCGTTGTTGATTTTACCCTCGAGCCTGAGTCCCATTGCACACGATTTGTTGCATGCGTAGTTGCCAAGGTCCTGGGTGACAGATACGTACCGCTTGGGTCGGTCAGGGAACAGAATCCTTGCGCAGATGACAGGATGAAAGTGAATGGCAGCCCACACATCCATGAGCTTGTCACGATCGATGGTGAAGCCATCCAGGTTGAGGCAACCAGCCAGTTCACGAATGACGGCTAGTCTCTCCTCCTTGGTCTTACAGCGCTCTCCGTTACACATTGGTCCACTGCTCCTTCCACATCTTGTAGAGTCTGGCTCGCATCTCTGCTGCAAAGACCTCTACAAATGCACGCAAGTCTTCGATGTTGTCTATCTTCTCCAATTCGAAGAAGAACTCGGTGGGTCCATTGATGCCGAATAGACCGTGGCTGCCAAACTCGTACTTGGCCGCATTCTTGGCCAGGTTCAGTATTTGTTGTTTGCTGAGTTCCCCCATGTCACTTCACCAGCTTGAATGCGATGTTGGCCATGAGCGGTGCCATGCGGCTCGCGAATTTCTGCTTGTTGGTCTCGTTCAGAGCGTCGTACACCTGCACTACGTAGTTGGCGCTAAACAGATCGATCATGCAGCCATCGATCTTGGCGTACGCCTTGTCGTCCACGATTTGCCGGAATGCAGCAATTCGCTCCTCTGGAGTCTTGGGGTGGAAGTCCATCGTTCCACCCACTCTGCGTCTGGTTACTTTCATGACAGTGGGTTCTCGTTCTTTTCCATCCAGCCCTTGAGGAAGGATTCGAGTTCTGCCATCCATTGCTTGTTGAGGTTATAATACTGGCTGTCCAGGTCGTCGTAGTCGGCTCCGTATTCCTCATCCATCGGGTCGTCACAGCAGGATGTACGGACTTGGAATTCGCAGAGCAGCTCGCGTACCTTTTTGCCCAGCTCGGTCTTGGCGATGCCGTGCTTGTCCATGAGGGTGATGAGGCGGCTGACCATCATGCAGTCCTTGTCGGCGTACGGGTCTTTGCCCTCGCTGGCGTAGCCGTTGTCGAAATACTGCATGTGACCGCCATTTTCGACTTGGTAGTTGTAGTTGCCCAACATGACGGCCATTTCTACGATCTCTCCGTAGACGTAGCGTGCGTTGTTCAGCATGTCCTGATAGGACCAGTGCTCTGCCCCACCTTGGTTCCATCCGTCATACGCCAGATCCATGAAAGCCTGATGCAGGCTCATGTCCGGATTGAAGGTCAGGTCTTGCCTGATCCTTTCTCGATTGAAGTTTGTCATGATTGCTCTCCCTTGTGAGTTTGTTCAAACCAATAGCCCGCTGTGTAGGATGCGTGGTTGCCGAGTTTGATGAAATAGCTGTTGTCTTTTGATCGGTAGATTCTCACGGTAGCTACCAGCTCCACATCGTCGGGCGGATACGCTATGCCGATCCATTCACGGATCGTGCCGAATATGCGTGTGACGGTGGAGATTATCCACCGGCAGTGGTCCTTATTTACAGCCAGGACCTTGGCGTATTGTTTCTCGCTGAGCCTCATTTCCATCCGGCCAATTCGATTTGTTCTTTGATCTCCGGCTGCGAATCGAAGTCTTCACACCTGGTCTTTGTGTCCGTCCAGACGACATTGACCATGGTATCGAAGTCAATGTCAACATCGCAGCCTGGATCGTCGCTGATGCCTGGTCGGTATACCTTGAACTTTACATCCTCGGGCAGCTTATATCCAGCTTCCACCAACAGTTGTCTCAAGGCTACATGATTCAATTCCAAGGTGATTTCAGTCTTGATTGTTTGTTCGCACGTGAGTCGTTCGTGGATCATCGGTTCCTCCTGTGATGAAGACCAACAGATGTTGAGGCTTGGCATCGTACTATGTGTGGCAAGCACCAGCATCTCTTACCTCCATCAGAAAGACAGTCGCCTCCAACCCCGGAGAGCGGGTAGGGTTGGAGGCGAGCTGTCCTCTGGTTTGCTAGCTCTGGCTGCTAGCTGTGATTGGCTTTCTTGGCTGCCTTGGCATCCTTGCGGGCCTGACGGCGCTCGGCACGTCGGCGACGCATGTACGCCTTTTGCGCGTCCGGGCAGCGTTTGGACTGAAAAGCGTCCTGCGTGTTGACCACGCGCTCCACTCCGCTGTCCACGCATCGGACGGTGCACACCTTGCCGTGACATCGCGAGCCCAGAGCCTTGCGGTCGGCTGAGGTCGGCTCGCGCACGCTGCCCTTCACGACCCACGGGTACTTCTTGTACCAATCGTCGCTGTCGGACTTCGGCTTTTTCGGCGTCTTTTCCTTCTTCGGTTTCGATGCCTTCTTTTCGCGTGCCTGGTCCAGGCTCACCACCTCCGCTCCCTGCTCGGCCGGAGCTGAAGCGGGTGCCGTTCCGAGAGCCGCGAGAGCGGCGGTCTCATCGACTGAGCTGTCGCGTCGTTTCGCCTGGATGCCAGCTTCTGCCAGCTTGGCGATGACGGCCTTCGGGTCCATGCTGAGCCTGTCTGCCAGCGCACTGATCTTGATCTTTGCCATGGTTGTCATCTCCTCGTGAGATTGGGTTACGAATTAACGGGCACGACGCCCACACACCCCCAAAGAATGCAGACGCCGTGCCAGCCTTAGTTACGCACGCGGCTGCGCGTGGTTCTTCCTTCCGTTTTGAGCCGACTTGGACTGTTGATCCTCATGCTTGTCAGCATCAATCCACCGTTGAGCCTCAATAGCCAGCTCACCGATGTCGGCCATGTCTTCGCGACGGAAGAATCCGGTCGTCTTCTCTTTCCCTTCGAAGTCGATGACCGGTTCACCGTCACGGTCGAAAATCTTCTTGCGAATCGACACGGAGTGCATCTTGGTGCCATTCTGGTTGCGAGAAGTGGTGATTTCTACTCTGATCCGTCCTTTCTCGAGCGTTTCCGCCAGCGTCCATTCGCGAGGCTGGTAAGTGCGCTCTTGGTTGTCGTTGCGGTCTCTGCCCTTGCCCTTGCCTTTTCCGTGTCGCATTATTCCCTTGCTCCAATGTTAAGGATGACCTGGTGAGGATGTATAGCTTAACCAGTTGTCTGGTTTACTATGCGTACATCAGTCGGAATAGATCGGCTGGTTGTTTGAGGAGGGCGTGTTGTCCTGGATCCCTGTTCAATACGAAGTTACAGTTGAACGGGACTTCTGCGCTGGTGACGGAGAGCGTGGCCATGCACGTCGGATCATCTGTTTCCGGGTCGCATTCTGAGTCGTACATTGCGACCACCACATAGTTATCCTCTTTGTACTCTTGGAGGATGGTGACAGTGCATTTGTACTCAACAGCAGCGTAGTTGTGAGCCGCGTTGACGAAGTGTCGCAGCCTCTCCATTTTGGTGAGTTCAGCCATCGGCTACCTCGGCCTGTATGACTGCTTCTTTCTCGATGTGATCGATGGCGTCTTTCAGCTTCTTACGCAGAGTGGTGTACTCACCCTGATCACCAAAGCTCTCAGGATCGTCTCCTGCCATCTCTTCGTGGGTGCACACCGTGTCGTGCATGATTTTGAGTTCATTGAGACTGAATGCAAGCTTCATGTTGCCCTCCAATTTCCGGATGTATGCAACTGCCCTGCCAAGACAGCGCCATCCGTGGTTTTTCGCCCAGCGTTCCCACTTGGCGAGTTCTTGTGGATCAGGTTTTCTCACAGTGCCTTATTTCCTCTCGCACGCGCATCAACAACACGCCAAGCTGGTTTTGTCCGATTCCGTTGCAAACACCCCAGAAGTAATCCTTCCAGGTGTTGCCTTCTTCCAGCTTTTCATCTCCTGTGGCCAGTAGTCGTTTGCGCAGCGTTTCGTGGCTGAATTTTTGGCGCAATAAGTCGTGCATGACGCTGATTTTTATCAGCTCCCAATCTTCACGTAGCATGAGGTGACGACCAGCACGTTTGGCTCTGCCGGGTGTTTTCATATCTTTGATGAATTGACGTTCGTATGGGTTGGTGGTTTTTGCTGCCTGATATGCGTGCTCAACCGATGGGTAGCACTCGCCATCCAGGAATACAGTTACTGGAAAGAAGTTGCTGAGGAATTGGTATTCCCCATCGAACGAGCTAATCGTCATCGTTATCTACTTCACCTTCTCTGCGCAGTCATCGCAGATCCTCGGGAGAGTGTAGCGGTTCCCAGCCTCGAAACGAAAGCGTCTGATGTCGTCGTCCGGGATGAGCTTTTTGCATTCCTCGCAGATGCAGTAGTCCGCTTCTTCGATGGGGAGGAAGAAATGGCGTGACCATGAGATCTGCATCTGAATCGGACTAGCGTTGCACTCATCCACCAGATGAATATAACAGCTTGGGTCGTCATCTGGATCTTGGATGATTCTGACGACCTCTGGTCTGACATACGGGAAATCCGGACGTTCTTTGACGATGTGGCTCTGGTTGAAGGCCACAAAGCCAGTGTCGTCAATGCCCATGCCCAGCATGTCATTGCCCTTCAGATGATTCTCTTTGAGCCACGCCTTGAACTGTAGCCAGTCGCCTGCGCAGCCATCGAAGCTATCTGGTGCCGTCATTGTTGGTCTCCGTGTCGTACTCCTCGAGGTCTGCGAGGAAGTCGCGTTCGTGTTTGTACTGCAAGCCGTGTGGTCCGACCGTGGCCGATTCTACGGCTTCCTTCACCGTACCCATCAGGAGGTTGGGAAGCCTGTAGTTGTGGAAGTTGCTTGGTGCCATCGGCCGCTTCTCCCGGATGATGCCGGTCTGAGCTTCGAAATAGAAGAAGCCCACATCGTTGCGCTTGAGCTTGGCCCACTCGTCGTGCACGCACGGGTGCCAGCACGGATCGGCGTCCTTTTGTGGATCGAAGTTCTCCCTCGCCCACTCCCGGAATTCCTGCTCTTCACTCGGTGAGAGCTTCCTGAAGAATGCGTCGTCCATTATTCTTCCTCTGGATTCGCATCGAGCATGCCGACGTACTCGATTTCTTTGCCGAGATCCGCATTCTCGGTCGCCCACTTCAGAACTGCCTGCGTCCACTTGACGCTGCCTCGATAATACTTGTCGGGCACAACGCCATCTGGCACTTCGACGAGCTTGTCGGTCCAGGTGTTATCGGTGTACGCGACGATGAGCTTGGCTTTCATTCCTGGTTCCTTTCGTGTTTGTCTTCCTCGTGAGAGGGATCCACCACCACAAAAGAATGCACGGCCCGTGCCGCGTGTGGTTCAGCAAGGGCTGGTTGTGAAAAAGTAGTAGGCAAAGTAGGCGTAAGATCCTAAGAAAGCGATGGCTAGACCCACTGTTATAAGTCCCAGAAGGATAGGCTTGTAGGCAATCTGCCAACAAAAGTCCATAGCCATTCTGTCTTCCGGTGGGATGATCCTGTCCAGCAATCTCTTCATGGTCTTAGCATCCGTGTGACTTTGCGAAACGTGGAGATCGATACCCACTTGCAGAGCGTGGCCAGCATGTCGTCACAGCTAGCGAACTCGTATGAGGTACCAGCCTTCGCCTTCATCATGCGGTCTGTACCTTTGAACACGACTTTCTTTCGCCGTTGGTTGTAGATTTCGAATTTACCTGTTTTTTCCGCTGTGACGACGTACATCTACCTCTCCGCTCTGGCAGCTAGCTCGTTTGCGATCTGTTGAAGCAGTGGCTTGGGCAGTCTGTCCAGGTAGCCCTTGTGACCGAGGATTGCCTGAACCAGGTGTTCCTTGGTGTTCTTCCTCGGCTCCAGCTCCTCAATCCAAACATTTTCGTACTTGTCTGTGCTGGACGAGCTTGTTCCAAAGCCCACACCCATGCAGACATCGCCAGCATGATCGATTGTCTTCCAGATGACGATCTGGGTGGCGTACTCCTCGTCACCCACAAGTTCTTCTTCATCGTAGACATCGATAGCAAGCTCGTTCTGGGTGAGGATGGCACTGATGTCCGGAATCGATGCCTGGTCGTGGGTCAGAGACCTGATGAGTTCTCTGTATGCTTCCAACAGAGCCTCATCCTTGGATTCGGCCTGGATATTGTGATACCAGGACGGTGACGGGTTGTTGTGGTGATACCCGGCTTTCAGAATGTACCAGCTCATCAGAGTCCCTTCGCTCGTAGTCTGAGTTTTCGCAGGATTTGATCCATCGTGCCCTCCCAATTGTCGCAGACGTGAAAGTCTCCCACGTCAAACAGGCGCTGTGCCTGTTTTGGTGTTACAGGTGGGCTGGCGCAGATGGTGACGTACTGGTCAGAGCCAGTGTTCTCTACGTCGGTGAATCGCGCTCCGTTTCCGACGAACTGCAGGCACTGATTGAGGTGCTTGGGTTCGTAGCGATCCTTCCAATCGCAGCTGACTGCTGTGATTTTGTACGTTCTCACTTGGGTTTCTCCTGCAGAGGCTCGCCACATTCGATGCAAACCCAATGCTCGCCGTCGAATTCCTTGAATCCGTCCGGGTGGTCTGGGCAGTACCAGTCAGCCATATCCAGCTCAGATGCAGGACACTCGTGCTCCCTGGCGATACCTGGGTTGTCCGTCCCGAAGCCGCAGCCTGGGCAGTACCACGTGTCACCCACTGTACGGTCCCTTGTCCTCGTACTCGTACTGGTCGCGCACGCTGGTGTTGAACTGCCTGCCCACGGACGGTGCTTCCACCAGCTCGTCGTGCACTTCTTTTGGCACGTCAAAGAAGTGGTAGAGGTTGCCACTGTGAAACACGACACCCATCGTCTTGTTGGCCTCGTCGTAGCCAATCAGCCTGATGTTCGATGACGATACTTCTTGCATCTCCATGATTGCTCTCCTCTCAGCTTGAAAACGGCCATTGGTGGCCCACACAAAAGATATGCAGGACACGTGCCGAATTAACTACCTTCAGACCTCCAGCCAGCGCTTACCCTCGCTGTCAGCCCACGCTTCCTCTTCATCCTCGCGGGTGAACAACTCACGCTCGCCCTTACGTTTTACCACCATTTCGAGCTTGGAGGTATACATCAGCTCGAGCTTCACCTTTCTCCCGCCGAAGTAAGGCTTGATGGCGACGAACTCTTTCTTCTCTTCGACTTCGCATTCTTCATCGCAGATGTTGCAGTATTGAACGCAGATGTTCTTCGGTGCCTGGTTGTAGTCGAAGAGCGGTTCGCCATCAACCATCAACTCGTTGGTGTTGGGGTTGGCCCACATCGCCACGTTGATGTCCGGACTCCCACACTTCTTGCAGACTAACATCAGTACCACTTCTTTCTGTCGTGCATCTTGGGCTTCTTGCCGAGATAGGCGACGCACGCTTTTTCGGCCATGCACTTGGCGGTGTAGTTGCACGTGTAGACCGCACTGTCGCAGCCGGGGTCGGATTCCCAGACCAGCTCGATCATCTCAAACTGTTTCTCGGTCACGACCCAGGCACCAGCTATCTTGTCATAGCCGAATTCTTCGATGAACTCGGCCACGTCGTCATAGCCCTCATCTTTCATCCTCTGTTTGAGGAAGGCTTCTTTGATTTCGTTCCAGGTCTGTCCGTCTTTGTACGGAATCTTTTCTCCTGGACATTGGTAGTTGCTGTCGCCTTCGAACGTGCCGTCGTGCACGATGGCGAACAACTTCTCTTTCTTACTTCTGCTTCTTGGTCGATTCTTTCGGCGTCTTTTTCCTCTGTCAGCCATCACACTCCTCCAGTGTTTCGTTTACGTGAGTCATGAACTCGTCAAACGTCTTGGGTGCTGGTACCTCCTCGTAGGTCCAGTAGCACCGGAATTCCCAACCCTCGTTACATGCAAAGGCCATGTCACGTCGGTTGTCGTGCCGCAGCTTTTCCAGCACCTCTACCGCCTTTTTTGCGTCATCCTCATCTTCGAAGATGGCGATGTACGGGCTGTCGTTACAGGCTCCGTCCTTGTAGAACTTGTAGACACCGTAGGTCTTGTGCGGTTTCTCCTTGGTGAAGACGTGGCTACCGCATTTCTCACACGGACCGCTCATGTAGTCGTGTTCTGCGCCACACTTGGCGCAGTAGTCCGTATTCATGCTGATGATATCTTCACTCATGGCGTGGGATCCCAACCAGCTCGGATTTCCGCGTCCCGCACGGTCTCGTATGCTTCCGATCGGCACGTGGCGCAATACTCTTTGTTGGGCTTGAACGGATCTTCCGCGCCGCACTCCGGGCAGACGCTATCGTTCTCCCACACGTACACCGTGAGTTTGGCGTCCTTGAGCTTGAAGTGCCAGCACGGCTGATACGGGTCTTCGGTGATCCGATGCAGATACCAGTCCGGACTGGAGAACGTCTTTTTGATCGCCTCTCCTGGATTGTCGGCCAGCTGGTCATCCAGGTCCACGATCTTTCCGTGGTCGTACTCGCAGCGCATGTGCCACATCGTCATGTCAGACTCCCAGGTTGCAAAGACCGCAGGCGTCTTCGCCCACGTCCCATTCGGTGAAGCGGTACTGCTGTCTGAGGACTCCGCCATCCCAGCTCACGAAGTCCACATCCTTGAGGACTTCCGCCATCAGCAGCTTGCCATTCTCTTCGTCGCCGTCCTCGTTGTAGAAGTCGTCGAGCTTCTTTTGCTGCTCTTCGGTGAGCTTCACGAGCACGGCCCATGGCTGTTCCTGCCAGTCGGTCCAGTCCGGGTTGCCGTCTTCCTGCAGCTTGTTGTCGTAGCGGGTCTCCACCCTGAAGAGGACGAAGCCTCCCTCGTCGCTGTAGTTGTGGAGCAGCTCGCCCTCTGTCAGCTCGCCTCCGACCACCGCGATCTCGATGTGGCCCTGCGAACAATTCTGCAGGTCTTCGAACGCGCAGTTGTCGTCTGGCTCCCAGCCGCACGCCTCGTTATAGCGACGCATTCCGTTGATGATGTTGGGATCGGCCAGCAAGCAGGCTCCTCCTCGGCTGTCGTAGTGGCCGAAAATCAAGCCGAACTTGATGAACTGGCGCTCGCCCATCATCTCTGGCATCCAGCGTCGTTCCTGGGCCTGTGCCATCATGTCGTTGACGGCAGCTGTGCAGGCTCGACCGTCATTCAGCATTTTGGTCATGGTTGCTCTCCTTTTGGTGAGTTTTGGCTGATTCGATTGCTTCGCCCACGGTTCGATACTCTCCGTAGGTCTTCCGGCCATTTGGCCATATGAATGTCGCTCCCCACTGATAGGTGGCGTGGTGGGTAGCGTGAAAGTCGATACGTACGCCTTTGACTTGGATTGTCAAGCTTACCTCCTGATGATCACACCCGGTACACAGACAAGAGATGCAAGGGCCATGTCAAAGCATGCCATGTGGCGAGCCTCACGATCAAGGCTCGCCAGATGGTACGCCTTAATAGTTGGTGTGCATGCCGATGTGTTCGTGAACCAGCCCTTTCATCTTCGTGAGGCTAACCTCTTCGGTTGTGATGTCACCACCCACGAATTTTTCGTAGCGATCGTCCCACTCGTCGTCAGTCTTGGGCTCCTTGCCATCTGGCCACCAGGTGTTCGAGCACTCTCGCTTGTAGCCATCCTCGAGCATGGCGTCGCCATCCTCTCCAACCGACAGGATGACCCATTCCTCAGTCTTGATGTTGGTGTAGTATTGAGTTACCTTCATGGCATCCACCTATCGCTTGACTCGACAGCCCAGACATTCTCTTCCCAACCAGGCTCTTCTGCGTTATCGAGCACTTTCTTGGTCATACTTATGAACTTGGCTTTGGCTTCTTCTTCGGTGTCGGCCAGACAGAATCGGGTGAACGAGTCGTACCCAAATCCGACCTCCCAGAAGCTGTTACCCAGAGGAAGCTCTTCGACTTCGAAATCGCCGTCTTCCTCGTATTCTTCGGCCGTGAACGTTTCGCTTGGATCTGAGTTGAGCTTTGCCAGGAGGTTAGCCTTGGCCTCCTCTTCGGTGTTGCCGATTGCGCTCACCGACCAGCAGTCATCCACGGTGTGCGTGTACGTCGCAAGCCATGTCTTCATGTTCTGAGAATCTCCATGATTGCCTCTTCCAGCTTCTCTTCGGTGCCGACGAAGGTCAGTCTGTTGATACTCACGAAGTCACAGGCGTTGGGGTCGTTGTCGTAGAGGCAGATGAGTTCCTCGACCGGAATCACCCAGGCTCCCTTCATCTGGCTGAAGGTGTCCCACTGCCAGCTCTCGTGGGGTTGGCTTCTGGCGTGGTTCTCGTGGTGGGTGAATCCGTTGAGGTCGTGGATTTCGGGCTCGTCGAAGATGGTGTAGTTCTCGCCCAGCCAATCGCCCAGACGCATCCACCACCTCTCCGGCACGATTTTGACTCCGGCCATCACGAGTTCGGCCGCGAGTTGGGCGAAGAAGTCCACCTCCGGCACCTTGGTGGCGTTTACGAGTTGCTCATGCATGCTCTTCATCGGATCTTCCTTTCTTTGAGGTACGCTTTGACCAGGGGTCTGGTCTGGCTGGGTGACATCTCATTAGTTGACGCCACGTAGAATCCTCTTTTGACCGATGCGACGTGGTAGTAAAAGAGGCGATCTCCGTGAAGGATGAAGCCGTGGTCGCCCGGTCCACCGCCCAGATCCTCTTCGAGGCTGGGTTGATTCAGCTGCTTCTGGGCCTTAGCGCGGATTTGAGCCTCGCTGAGCTTTCGGCCGTCAATAACGATAGCTGGCATCGTCTTTCCTCCTGCAGTCGTCACAGATGAAGATTTCCTGATTCTTGCCGCATCGACGCCACTTGCCCTGGCTCTGTCCCATGACCCTCTTGCATGTGCTACACATCACCTTCAAGCAAAAGCTCGGCGTCTTAAACGGAATCTCCGTGCTGCTGGGTGGGTGTTTGCTCATCAGTAATCAATCCCTTTCTTGGGCGTGAATCCGTCCATGTCCGGATTCTGGCGCTTCCATTCGAGATACCGCTTGGCTGCTGCGGTTCCGTAGGGGAACGGTGCCTTCAGACAGCGAATGACCTTCTTCGCCAGTTCGTCCATCGGCCGATTGGGGTCGAGAGAACACAGTCTGTAGGCGTCCTTGGTCGATTCGGTCCAGACGTGGAGATTGTCGTCATCCTCGCCCAGCTTCACGGCCACGTCTCCGACGTAGAGCACAGGGTTGTGCTCCCATGGACTGTTTTCGTCCACGAGCATGACTCCCTGCTCATCTTCGGCCATCTCGCGTTTCTGCTTCTCCGTGAGCAGCGCGTTGATGGCCTTCTCGAGCTTCCTCAATGAAGATTTCATAGCTCCTCCCAATTGTAGGGTCGATCAGTCGGGTTCTGGATCAGCTCTTCGTCCTTGATGTCGCTCTTCCAGCTCGGCACCACCCAGGTATAGCCCCAGCGGTAGACGAATTTGACCTTTCCGTCTTCGTGGAGCCGTTTCACGGCGGTCAGGACCTCCTCGGTGTCGTGTCGGCCCACGCCCAGCCGCTTGGCGCAGTCGGTTGCCTCGCCGCTGTAGCATATGTCGAGCACGGACGGGAACCTGGCGTTGCCGCGCAGGTTCTCGATCTCTACCAGCACTTTGTCCTTCAAACTCATGGTTGCTCTCCTTGGTTACGTGTACAGAATCGCGAACAGGACGCGGGGGTATCGGGTGGTGGCCAGCAGTTTGCCTTCCGTGTTTTCGATACGGTAGTTCTCGCCATCGTACGACAATAGCACTTCGTCCTGCTCCGTGTCCGGGTCGTCCTGGTCCACGATGGTGACGATGGCCTTCTGCCCCTGCCAGCCCTTGACTCGGGTGTTGAACCCGTACTCAATCCCGCTGTAGTCGTTGGCTACCAGCACGAAGTCCTTGAGCTTCTGTTTCAACGTCATGTGTCAGCCCTGCGGGAAGAGTTTGACGACCTGCCCCAGCTTCGCGGGCAGAATCCGGGTCTTCATCTCGTCGCAGTAGGTGCCCTCCTCCTTCAGGAAGCGCTCGAAATCCCACTCGACGCCTTCCCAATCGGCGATTTTGGTGTCGTCGGCGGTCATCTCGTCCCAGAGGAGCTTCGCCACCTCTTCGAACGTACTTCCCGTGACGACCCACGTATGCCCTCCCTCGTAGCCTCCGGGGCACTCGAGGATTCCAACCCAGATGTCCTGACTCATGATGCTCTCCTTGTTCAAGTGTACAATACCTCTCTCTACCAGCAGGTGTCCTTCCCCCTGTTGGTCCTAATCACCCAGGGAATCCAGAAGCTCCTCTGCCTCTGCCCATCGCCCCTGCTCCATCAGCCACTCCACCAGAGCTTCTCCCACGTACTCTACGACCCTGCCTCTTCTGTGGCCTTTGGGCTCGTAGAATCCTTTGAGTCCACGGCTGTCCTTCCGGCATCCGTAGGCTCCTTTGGCGGGTTGTCCCCTGGCTCCGGCCGGGAGCACGGTGTTGACGAGTCGGTCGCTTGCCCTGATGCTCATTTGCCCTTCCCCATGGTTCTCTCGATTTTGCCCATGAGCAGATAGCACTCGTCGTGGATTTCCTCGTTGTAGATCTCGTGGGCGTCGGCGAAATGGGCCACCATGAAGACGAAGAGTTCGTATTCGCGTTTGGTCAGCTTCTCACCCTCGATGACCTCTCTGACGGTGGATTCGAACTCCCGCACCTTCTGGTGGAGGTCGGTCATGTCCAGGTCGATGGTGGCTGTTGTTGCTGTTGACCTGGCAAATGGCTCATAGTCCCCGCCTCTACCTCCTTGGACGATTCGGAATTGCCTCATCTGACAGCCTCCTTGTTGGTGTCTCGTGGGAACGACATCTCTCGATTCCGAGTGTCTTGAATTCCAGACATACCCTGTCTTGACGACGGAACATGTCTGCAGCTCAAGACCCTCGATACCTTACCTGTCTTGACCTCCGGACACCGTGTCTGAGGCTCGAGACAATACAACCCTGAATGTCCGTACCTCAAGACACCACAATACTCGTTGAACAAATATGCAGTCAGTGGGAACGTTCCCACGATCCGGCTGAGGAGGGGGATACGTTCCCACTGACCACCTTACAGTTTAGAGACCGAGACGCTGCTTGTTCGCCTCACGCCACGCAAGCACGTTTCGAGCCACGGCCACCCTCGGCGCTCCCGGAGCGATCTTCTTGGCCTCCATGTTGAGCTGACGACGGCGCTTCTGAGCTGCCTTCTTGTACACTTCGGGCAGCTCCAGGTCGAGATTTCGAAACGGACGGTTCATGGTTGCTTTCTCCTGTTTGTGAGTGGACTACTCGGCTACGGCCAGGGCCTTCTTGGCTCCGGACTTGATTTCCTCGAGCAGACGACGGGCACCTGCCTTGTCGCCTTCGGCCAGGCGCATCCTCACGATGTCCAGGTTCGTGAAGAGGCGGGTCTTGCCGTTGTGTGCTCGCGGCTTCGCGAACACGCCTCTGGACCGGTGGTGCGGTCCGCTTCCTTTCGGCATCTGGCTTCGAGCCAGCTGCGCGTGCTGTGTGATGGGGTTCACCGTGCTCTCCTTTCAGGCGCGACACACGCCGCACACCCAAGAAGGATGCACGACGCATGCCGCGTTGACCTTAGTGGGGCAGGTTGGCCAGCAGGGGTGCGGCGGC